CCCCCCTCCCGTATCCCCCCTTATATAAGGGTATTTTGGGTGTTCTAATAGGGGGGACAATGCCGTCGATGAAATTTTTCCAGAATTTTTTTCCTAAAATCCGACTTCGGGGGATATTATTCGGGGGAAAAACTTCGTGGGGACAAATAACCCTCCCAACAGAGAAAAAAAATTTTTGGGATTTTTTCTGAAAATTCGGACTTTAATGTGTTATAGTAATTTATTATATTTATTAATATGAAATTAATAGATGTTGTAATAGAAGCGGTGTCAGATTTGTTTACGGAAAAAGAACGTAAGGGAATTATGACCAAGGGTGAGTGGAACGAAACAGACAACCACAATAGTTCCGAGAATATTAAGAAGAAAATAAAACACGTACGTGGGTTATCCGATGAGTGTCGTCAGTACGCTATGGAGAACCACTCTGATTGGATTTCAAGTGTGGGTAGTGGTAAAGTTAATGAATTACAATTACATCCTGATTTAAAGAAGAAAATAGAATCTGAGGGACTTCCTTCAGGGTTTAGTATGGGAGTGGATAAAAACGGTTATTATATTCACACACATAGAGCAAGGAGTAAATCACATGATACACCCAACGGGTTTACCAAAAAAGAAATCGAATTTATCGATAGTACAGGATAGTGGACTATTTATCAATATGAAAAGACGTAACGATAAAGCCGAGGCCATGAAAACGGCAGGACAAGCACTGAACGACCAGTGGGCCAAAGAAAAAATCACTCCTGAGAAGAATGAGGATTTAATGAGAGAGAAGATTGGACAAATCATTCAAACTAACCGTAAGAAAGGTTTTTCACTTTTTAGATAAAACAACATTATACACTATGAGTAAATCAGTTAAAAAACAACCAAGAAAGAAGAGTGCACGTTCTCAGAAGAAAACAAAAGCACTTATAGCGAAGAACGTAGAAATCCTACGTAGACTTTCTTAAGACACCTCCGGTTTGAAGACCGGACTTAGGGCCGGGACTAGTTACATAATCCCGTGGGGATGAGGATTCGCTACTTCATCCCCTTTTTTATTCCCCATAAATGAACCTCGTACGCCGGTATACGGTCCGACGCCGGGTTGTCCTTTTAATTTATTTGGGGTATTTATTAAACAAACCATATATTATGTCTAAAATAAAAATAACCGAAGAACAATTGAAACGTTTAACTGAACGTCGTCATTCATACATCTCTAAAGAAGAGGAAGTAGAAGAAAGTGAATTAACTATGAACCCTGATGCTGAGATATCTGAAGAAGATGATAAAGTTGAGGAAGTATCCGAAGAAGAGGTTGAACCTACTGAAGAGGAAAAAACAATGAATGAATCTATTTTAAAAATTAAAACACAATTTAATAGATTCCTATAATATCACTTTGAGGAAACTCATAAAGACCCCCACCCCAAAAAGGTGGGGTTTCTTTTTGTTTTTTTAAAATATTATTCGTATATTTTACTTATAAACATATAACATTATGAGTAAAGTTAAAATTTCGACGGCAAAAGGGGATATGATTGCCGAGTTGTACGATAACGAAACCCCGGGTACTGTAAATAACTTCCTTGAGTTGGTTGGTAAGAAATTCTATGATGGATTAAACTTCCATAGAGTTCTACCTAATTTCGTTATCCAAGGGGGTTGTCCTAATGGTACAGGTGCCGGTGGACCAGGTTACACAATTCCTTGTGAGGTTAATGCCGATAAACAATTCCATGACCGTGGGGTTTTAAGTATGGCACATGCTGGTAGAAACACCGGTGGTTCACAGTTCTTTATCTGTCATAGTCGTGACAATACGTCACACCTTGATAGAAACCATACATGTTTCGGTAAAGTGATTGAAGGGTTGGATATTATCGATGCAATTGGTGTGGGTGATAAAATTCATTCTATCTCCGTAATCTAATGGATAACAAATCTCTTTATAGAACCATAAAAGATAAAATGGGTGCGTCATATTACGTACCCGTTTCTTTTAAGGACGGTTCCAACTATACCATTCGTGATATTCAAGATAAAGAGTACGTTGACCTCTCCTCAGGTTATGCCGTTACCAATATCGGTTATAACCACCCCGAGATGTTGGTATCACAAATGAAATACCTTATTAACTCGAACTATGCCCCGACGTGGATGCCCACGGTTGAAGCTTTGGGTCTCGCCGAGAAACTAACCTCCTACTTCCCCGGATATAAATGTCTTCGTACAACCGGTGGTGCCAATGGTAACGAGGTGGCAATATCCGTATTCCATAACCTATGTGGTGGGGAAATCGGAACATTCGAAAGGTCATACCACGGATGGTCACAAACAACCCTCGGAATGGGTGAAATCGATAAATTCAAACTTCCAAACGTTCGAAAAGAATATATTACCAAGAAACTTTCACCACCCAATGAACATACCATCGAGGATGTGGACAAATTCTTCACAGAGAACCCCCTGGTTAAGTTATTTATCGCCGAACCAATACTTGGTAGCGGTGGAGTTATTATTCCAAATAAGGGGTACTGGAGCTCGTTCTACGAGGTGTGTAAGAAACATGGCGTTTACCTTGTCTTGGATGAGACTATTACCGCCTTTGGAAGGATGGGTGAAATGTTCGCATCACAATACTACGAGATTGAACCTGACGGATTAATATTCGCCAAAGGTATGTCATCAGGGTATGCTGCAATTGGTGCCGTCTTAATCAAAGAGGAACACCTTAAATCGTTTAAGTTTGGGGACGTGTCGGCAACATTTGCTTGGACACCGTTCTCATGTGCCGTTACAACCAAGAACATTGAAATCATTGAGAATGATAATCTATGTGAGAATTCCCGTGTGGTTGGTGAGTACTTGAAAAATGAATTAACCCGTGTCTTCACTAAACACTGTAAGAAGACCAAATTTGAAGTTCGTGGTATTGGTATGATGGTTGCCATTAAATTCCTTACAGATAATGAAAAACATAACGTGTTTCTGGTGGGTCGTCTTGTTTATGAGATGATTGAAGAAGGGGTAATGTTCTGTTACTCAGGGGATAACGATTCTATTCTTGGGTTTCCTCCCCTCACTTTAGATAAAGAGGGTGTCGACAAATCAATAGAAATTATTGATAAAGTGTTGTCCCGTAAAGATTTATAAAATTTCGGATATTTATTTTTATGAAATTAATTGAAATGTTAAACGAGGGTAAAGAAGGTGAATTTGAAAAATTCGCTGAAACCCGTTTAGGTGGTGCAACTAAAATAGTTGATAATGCAAAAGAGAAAGGTGGACCTTCTATGTTAACCTATCACCACTTCGTGGTTAAATTACCATATTACAAGAAAGCTTCTGAAGGAAAATTCAACATGGAGGAATCTAAAAAAGAATTTAAACAACACTTAGATAAACTATGTGACGTTGGAAATGACATGGAACAAGTTGAATTCCAGAAATTGGTTGGTTTAATTGAAGTTTTAGGGGAATTAATCATTAAACACAAATAATAACAAAATATTTAATATTTATAGAAATAAAATAAAAAAATGGGAAAAAGTATAAAATTAACTGAGAGTGAGTTACAGAAAATTATTGAAAAGATAATTGAAGAACAAAACTTAAACATGGGTCAAGAGTTTCAACAAAAGAGACAAAGTTCCGACCAAGCAGCGTACGCAGCTAAACAAGCCGCCAAACAAGCAATTGGTAAAGCAGTAAACACAGGTGTAAAAGCCGTGGGGGATGCATCTATCGAAGTTGCCAAATTTGGTAAACAAGTTGTGGTAACAATCGGTAAGGTTGTGTTTAACGTTGTTATATATGGTACAGCAATTGTGTTTTTAATTGGTAAAGGTGTTTATAAAGTAACGGCAGCAATTGGAAACGCATTACTTAAGTTCTTATCATCAACAGGTAAAGCTACCGTATCAGGGGCAACAGCCATCACTAAAGCGGGTCTTATAACATTAACTGCTGCCGGTATCATGGTTTCTAAAGGTGCAAAATACGTTAGCGCACAATTAAACTCTTTAAAAGATAGTGGTATCTCAATTGTGAAATGGATTATCAACCAATTCAAACAATTTGGAACAATGATGTGGGGTAAAATTCTAATTGCCGCAACTTCAGTTAAAGAATGGGCAGGTGCACTTGGTGGGTGGATTAAACAACAATACGATACAATTGCACAACAAGTGGGTGTAGCATTTAATGACGCCGTTAGTGGTGTTAAGAAAATTGGGCAGAAAGTTGCCGGTGCGGTTAGTAAAGGTGTAGATGCCGTTCAAGGTGCTGCAACTAACATCGCAAACAGAGCTGCGGGTATGGCCGGTTCGGCAGTCGGAGCAATTCAAGGATTCCTACGTGAATTTTTTGAAAGATACAACAGTTTCACAGGTACAGATTCATTAACAATTTTATCTGAATCAGTGAAATACAACGGTTTATCTATTTTATAATAAAAAAAAATAAGCGATTGATATAATCTAACCTCTTCACTTAACGGTAAGAGGTTATTTTTTTGCTCTTATATCAAAAAACAGGTATTTATATACAGTATGAAGTTTTCAAGAATAGTAGAAGAATTATTAACGGAGTTATCGGGAAGTGAAATATATCAAAAGTATTATAGTAAAATACCTTATGAAGAATTTCTTTTAATTGTTAGTGCCGACCCACAAACAAAAATAGACGATGGAACCGTAATTGCAAGAATGGGTAAGTTTTCAAAACTTCTTATTAGTATGTACCAAAAGGGTGGTTTGAAAACTGAGGATTTGGACAAAGCGAAAGAATACTTAGAATATGTTTACAAACATAACACTCCTATAGAGATTTCCAAAATTAAAGAATTGGGTGATTTGTATAATATTGTTAAACAATACATTGTACAAGACACGAAGAACTTTGTTGAAATATTGAAACATCTTTCACCTAGTGAAGATTATAAACTCCTTCATAATGGTGAGGATTGGGTGATTTACCAACCTTTAACTGAGAAGGGTGCATGTTATCTTGGAGTTTCGACTGAATGGTGCACAACATGGGGTCCATACGCATTGAACAAGAAACACAAGGAAAGAGGTAACATGTTTAATCACTACAGTAAACGTGGACCATTATACATCATGATTAATAAAACCAATCACGATGACAAATACCAATTCCATTTTGAAACCAAACAGTTCATGGATATTAACGATAAACAAATCGATAAGTCCGAATTCTTTATAAATAAGGATGAACTAAAACATTACTTCTTCCCGTCTTTAACTAAAGAAGTGAGTAAAGAACAATCGGCACTTGAAATTAGTAGAATTTATTTATTATCCGACGAAGAGGGTGTTGAGTTATTAAAGAAATCAATTGGTAATGTTGACAACCCTCTGGCGTTGGCGATAATGAATGATGACGAGGAAAGTGTTTCCAACTTAATCATCGATGATGAAATTGACGGACCTATTGAGATTAATAAAGGTAGATTAGTAATTCCTGTTAGAGAAATAAACGGGGAAGCTAGTTATACCATGCGTTCAATCAATCATTATAGATATGAGGAAGACAATGGTTATGAGTTTGTCTATAATGATGTACAAGATAGATACTATAGTGATGAGGACTATAAGGTAGAATTACTACCATATTTTAAGGCTTATTATGAGGAGAATAGTTACGATTTATCATCCAAATTAGGTATACAAGATTACCAAACATTTGAGAATAATTATTTTGAGAATTTCCTACACAATAACGACATTAAAGATGATTTCATTGACACGATTGCGGATTTATCTCGAGAAGGTTACGAAACTGAAAATGGGGTTGCCGCGGATGACGTTGAAAAATACATTGACTTCGGATATAGAGATGAGGAATATAGTGTTAATGTTGTATATTTTGTTCAGTTTCTTATATTGAAGGGTATTGTTAAAATTGATGAGGATTCGTATTCAGTACAGGATGTAATGGATATGTATATTGACCATTATAATATTATAACGGAAGAGTATGAACCGATTTATAATTTTGATATGGTTTACCCAAAATACGGTGATAATTCGACGTTCGTTAGAACAATGGATTCGTATTTCGATAAGTTAATGGAGGATAGTGAGGGTTCTGAAGGTTGTGTGGAAATGAGAAAGAAATTGAACACTATTATTCGTGACGTGTTTAAGGGGTCAACTTCATTTGAGAATGAACATATATCACTTAAATTAAAATCCATGGATATTGATTGTGGTAAAGGTTCTGTTGATGTTGATTATTATAACAAGGACACGAACAAAAGTTATTCGGGAGGAATTCAAATTGATAATTTAGCAACTTACGTTACAAACTACAAATTATTTGAAACTTTTGTTACATTTAAGAAAAACATATAATGAAAATACTAATAAACGAAAACCAATTGCAGTACCTCATAAAAGAGGAGATTGAAATAGATGAACTGAGACGTTCACACTATCAATATGTGAAGGACAAAACGAAACAAATGACAGGACAGGAATGGCCTGAATACGTATTGATGGATTGGTTATATAAAAACACAAAAGACTATAGTGAAAGGGATACACCAAACTCGTATCGAAAGCTTACTGAAACACTTGTTAGACGTTTTATTAATGAATACGGTCCAGGTGAATGGAGATTTAGCGTATTGGACATTAATATCGATAAATTTGAACCTAAGACTAAGGAAAAAATATTATCAAGAAAAGGTGGGGATGAAAATCCATTCGAGGTACCGAACGATTCTGAGAGGCACCAAACACAATTATCACTCATTAAAAAACAAGGTAGTCCATCCAATGAACCGATAATAGCAATTTATAGACCAAATGGTTTAGAACTATTAGAAGGTTGGCACAGGACAATCCAATCATTAAAAGAATTTGGTACATATAGACAACCGTCATATGTATATTTTCCAAAAATTTAACCTCGTATTATCGGGGTTTTTTTATGCTTATGACAAACGTATGTAATTGTAGAGGTTGTCAAAACCCTACGAGAATTAGAGAAAATTACAAGGTACTTGACAACGAATTTAAGTTGTACACGTTTAAGGTTGATTTGTGTCTTGATTGTTTTGAATTTATCTATGAGATAAAGGAAAAGGTAACTGGAGATTTTTCCGTGTTCTTCAAGAAACCAATCAAAAAACTATATTATTAAAAAAGGAGAACACTACGTTCTCCTTTTTTATGACCTTGTGATTAGTTTATTTAGAATTTTGTTCCACAACTAGGGCAGAACTTATGTGTGTCTTTTTTTCTTTTTGACCCACACTCAGTACAATAGATTACTAAATCTTCTCTCGTTAATAACTTCTGAGAATTCGGTAATATTTTCCAAGTATCTGTTGACATTGGATAATAATTAAAATTACTATAGTCCGTTGAGAATGACTGATTTGAGTTGGAACCTTTTTCCACTCTACCGGTTTCCATTGTTTTTATCGCATCTAATGTTACATCATTTAATTTTTTAGTTATTCTACGTTCACCACCTATAGTGTTAGATACGTTTGATGAATTGTAAAATGCTGTGTTACCCGATGTAAATGTTGAGTTAATATTTGATATGTTTGTGGTTGTTGAGTTAAAAGAACCACCTGTCGTTGTAAATGTTGCAACTCCAGTCGAAGAACCTGATAGTGTATTACTTAGACTCGTTCCGTACCAAGGTTGGTAGGATACGTTAGTAAATGACGTTATTTTTTGTTCCTCGTAGAACTTTACAACCACACTACCGTTATTCATTATTGCTTTTTGTACCTCACTGTTTTTACCGTTAACCTCATAGGTTTCAAATAAAAACTTCTTAGCCTCATCCAAGTATCTCTCGAGGAATACTCTTTCACCAGGACGAAGTATAATACCCGAACCGATGGAGTTACCATTCATTTCGATTTTAGCTAAGACTTTAGTTGGGGTTGGATTATAGAGTTCTACTTCGAACTCATCACCGTTGTTAAGATATACGGTGTCAATGTGTTGCTTTAATCTATGTTTACCCTTGGTAATAAAAGATTGAGGTGCAGACGAACCTGTCCATACTGATAATTTTGCCATTTCCTTATATTTTTTTGTATTTGAACCCGAATTCGTTGGTATCAATTCCAACTCAAATGCCACTGAGACACTTCGACTTCAACCACAAGGTCAATTATAAGTATACGGTTAAAAATAAAAAAAGTAAATGGTAAAAAAAAAAGACCCCATTCGAGGTCTTCTTATATTAACATGTACCAACTATTTCGTATCCTGTTTGTCCGAGAGGCGACATAACCATTACTGAATTGTCACCAAGTCCTTTATCAAAATTCAATGACGATGAACCTGAAACGATATCATAAAGAGCAAAGGTTCTTACACCTTTATTGAATTGTTGTTTTAAAAAATTAACACCGTCCGATACTTCTCTACCGTCTTTAATTAATTCCATTTGACTTGGTATTGTCTCAGGGTTAACCAATATCTTTTTCATTAAGTCTTCAAAAGTGTTAACTTTCAATGATATTAATTTTGTTCCCGAAACTGCTGGGGTACCTATCAAAGCGGTTAGACCCGCAACATATATTGGTACGTATTTAAATCTTGTGTATCTATGTGGTTGGGTTGCCACATAACCCATATCCTTAACTATTTGGTTCTTACTATCGGTAATAACCATCCTATCGGGTATCGAACCGGTGGTAATTGATAACGAACCTTTACCTTTTAATTGTTTGTTAACTGTTACATAGTTTTTCTCCTTCACCCCTTGTTTTCCTTTACCGTTAAATTTAAAGGTACAAACATCTTCTGGTCCCGTTGATTCTCCCCCACTTAAAACTAAACTAATCGTAACATATTGAAATTTTGTATATTGTGGATTGTCACTACCATTTTGAGGATTCCATTCAGGTCCTTGGATACCTAAGTTTTTTACTTGGAAGTTAACTTTATCACCTAATTTACTTTTAATATAATTCTCGGCAGATTGTCCACGTCTAATTGATAATTCACCCGGTTTTAATCCAACACCTCTATTAGGTACCTTCGATTCCGATGATGTAACAACAACGTCATATTTAACATCCGGTGTTTTACTAACAATAGCGTTAATCTCATTTATTGCGACATCAATTTCTTCAGTTGTTGTTAACTGATATTGACCACTACTAAATGAGTTGGTAATATTGAATTGTTTTAATGGTTTAGTTGTAGGTGTAGGACCGTCTTCGTTTAAAAGATTGTGAATTACATTTTTGGCCTGTTCCTCTGTTAAAATTATTGTTTTCATCAAATATGTTTAATGATAAATATCCAATTAAAATATAACGAATATTTATAGATAAATAAATAAGAAAATCAAATACAAAATATGTTACTAAAATTAGGTTCAACAGGAGATGATGTAATTAAATTACAAAAAAAATTAGGGGTGGACCCTATAGGTAAATTCGGACCAAAAACCGAAGCTGCAGTTAAAGCTTGGCAAAGTTCTCACGGATTAGGTGCCGATGGTATTGTTGGTGATGGTACTTGGAGTAAGATGTTTGCTGAAGGTAACGTGACAACTCAAACTTTAATAACTGAACCTGCACCTGTATCTACCGGTGGATTAAAATTAGAAAAATTAAAAGGACACATTCCTGATGCGGTTATTGCTCAAATACCCGATACGGCAGCTAAGTTCCAAATCAACACACCATTAAGATTGGCACATTTCTTAGCACAATGTGGTCACGAATCTGGAGGTTTCAGAGCAACAAAAGAAAACCTAAACTATTCAGCTAAAGGTTTAACAGGAACATTTAAAAAGTACTTCCCAACTGAGGCGGCTGCTAAACCTTACGAAAGACAACCTGCCAAAATTGCAAATAAAGTTTACGGTAACAGAATGGGTAATGGTCCTGAATCATCAGGGGAAGGTTCAAAATTTTGTGGACGAGGTTATATCCAACTTACAGGTAAAGAAAATTACACTGCATTTGGTAAGTCAATTAATGAAGATATATTATCTAATCCCGATAAAGTTGCATCACAATATGCTTTATTATCCGCCGCTTGGTTTTTTAATAAAAATGGTTTACACAGAATGGCCGATGAAGGAGCTTCTGATGTTGTAGTTACTAAAATTACAAAAAGAGTAAATGGTGGTACAATTGGATTGGCCGACCGAATCAAACACTTTAAAGAATATTATCATTTATTAGCATAAAAAAAGGGACTTAATGTCCCTTTTTTTATTCACCTAACTTTCTAAAGTTACTTGGTATATTATCACCTTCTTCTTTATTAAGGAATTTACCTTTTAAGTGTGTAGCACTTGATTTATCTTTTGATGTTAGATTTTCTCTTGGGAATAACCAATAGAAGTAATCTGAACCATCTTCACTTGTATATCTCTGTAGGATGTACATTTTTCTATCCTCAGGTGTAAAAAACGTTTCTGCCTTAGTTCTGATATATGTTAATGGTTTTATCCATTCTATGGTGTTTAAATCCATTACACCGTACTTTTGTGAACCCTTACTGATAAACATTTTAATGTTATCATTTTCAGAATCACTAAATGACATTTTATAGTTTAGTTTCAATATACTTGCTTTAACTGCCAATACACCATCTCTAATACCTAATTGTGTCTTTAAAACGGCATCTAAGAATTTTAAATTTCTACCCCCTAATGCTTCTAACATACCAAATGGTTTAGACTCATCAAGATTTTTATATTTTTGTTTATAATTGTCCAATGTAGTCATTGCAACATATTTCTTTTGTAAATCTTCAGCCATTGTCATAAAAGACCTTGGGTCATTAATAACACGGTTTGGTGAATCTACATACATTTCTTGTATTGCTCTTGATTGAATTGCAAAGTCATTACTTGCGGGTGGGTTCTGTGGTATTGGATAAAATCTAATTCTATCTAACATACCGTCAAATTGTTCTTTTTTGGAAAGTGGAATAATTCTGAACATATTCTCTTTACCTTGTAATCCCGGCCATATATTAACGATGTCTTCCCAACTTCTTTGTGTTTGGTCACCGTTAGGTCTTGGGGTAATAACAAATGGTCCTTCATATGAATTTTTTGACATATCCACAACTTGGATTGCTGAGATGTAATTTGGGTCACTTTCATCTTTATTTTTATCCATAATAAAATAAAATGACCTTCTATCACGATAACCAGAATAAAGGTTACTACCCATACCCGGTGGAATTGTAACACACCATCTCATACCACCATATTTCTCAACTAAAATGTGTTGTAAACGACCTAACGCAATTGCTTCGTCCTTACCCTCAATTTTATGTACGATGATATTATTTTCGTCAATTAGTTTGTTATACTCTTTGTTCCATTTATCTAACGCACTTTTCTTTCTATCTTCAGGTGTGTCCCCCTCGATTGAGAAATCAACTTCAGCAGCCGCATCCGTTGTGTTAAATCTATCCATTAAGAATTCGATTTGTTCCCAACTATATGACTGTATGTCTTTAAGTTTTTGTACATCTTCAGCAGGGAAATCAGGGAATCTTTGTTTTAACGCGAAGATTTCCGGCATATTTCTAGCCGCTCCTGGTGATTGTGGGTCAATAAATGGTCTAAGATTATTTTTACGTCCGTTGAAAAATTCTATTGCCTCATCCATTAATAAATTATTAAGGTGAGGGTTTTCTTCTAACCATTTTATTTTGGTTTTTTCTATTGGACTTTGAGGCTTTTCTTTTTTAGGTTTAACAGGTGCTTGAGGTTGTTCATCTGAAGGTTCATCCGTTACTTCCGGTTCCTGTTGACCGTCATTAGGTTGTTCTTGACCGTCCTCTGGATTTGCTATTTGGTTACCATCGATTGGTTCTTCCGGTTGCTCATTTAAAATGTGCAATACAATATCATGTAATTTCATATCTATAAATATACAATAAATATGTTTAATAGACAAGAAATACCGATAACAATACGTCAATCACACATAAACTAACGTTATTAAACTTTGGTTTACAAATGTAAAAATAAATGGTAAATTATTTAAATTAAAGAAACCATTCAACTATGTCACAGGAACAACTAATGAAAATTGGATATTACACAATTTACGTTGAGAAAACATTTAAAGGTACCAAATACATTGTGGATAGTGGTAAAACACTGTATGTTGCAAGATTTAAAAAATATATCGTCAATCCATATCGAGACCTAAAAGAATTTAAATCCTTAGACAAAGCGAAGGAATATGTTAATCTTAAGTTAGTTAAAAAAACTCAAGATAAAAAAAAGAAATTGGATTCATTACCTAAGTCATTATATTTGGTATTGATAAAGGAGGATAGTACAGGAAAAACATTTGTTAAAGTTGGGTTTACATCTAAAAAATTCATAATGAGAAGATTTAGTAAGGTTCATGGTTATGAGGGTTATATTGTAGAAACCATCTTAAGAAGGGTTGACACTCCCCATGCTGAAAAATTGGAGGAGGAAATAAAAAACAAACTTGATAAAAAAAGGTCTGTAAAAAAATACAGACCAGTTTTAAAATCGTTTTCGGGTTATTCCGAATGTTTTGATTATGTTTGTTTAGATGATATCGTTAAAATATTTGATGATACCGTTAAAACATATTAGATATTTTCTTACCAACTTGTTTTAGACCATGAATACCTTTATCGATGATATCTCCATATTCAGAAATACAATCATCAAATAACTCACGTTCCTTTGGGTTTAATTTACTAACAGTGTCAGGTCCCCAAACACCGTCGACAGGATATACCTTTTTACTTGATTGTAATTTTGAAATTAAGTTTTCAGTTGCATCTCCATGATATCCGTCAACTTTAATATTAGTACCGTATAATTTATTTAAAAAACATTGAACTGCCTTTTTAAGGTTCATTTCGTTAGTTTGTTCACTAATCGTTGTGTTGATTACCGATTTTATTTGACTTTCTGTGAAAATATATTTTTTCATATTATTTAATTGTTCTTTTTGTTGTTGTTTTTTTATGTAATGTTTCGTTTTCTCTATTAAGAAACTCAACTTTAACGGATAATGCCGCAACCTCTTTGGTTAAGGTTAATACCATAGACCTCAAATCGTCTTTTTCTTTTGATGATGCTTCCAAAAGTGCTTCTAACTTAGTTATTCTATCTTTACAATCGTGTCGAATAAAATCCTCGTCTCTTTCTTTATGTAGAGCTCTTTTCTCGTAATATCTCCAAGCTCCCGTACCACCTAGTACCGTAACTGCGGTTATCAAAACTGAATAAATGTTTTCCATATTGAATAAATACCTCGATAAAAATAAAAATTTTAATTTTTCCTCCCTCAGTTACCTCCAATCTTAAATTAATTTTAACCTAACAAATAATCATTAAAATTGGAAAGATTCTACAAAGAAAAAACTTATTTATTAATGATAATTTTAAGTTATTCAGACAAAACCTTTTTTTATATGGATATTTTTCCTTATACTTTACTAAACAATAAAAATTAAAAAAAAAACGAATGAAAAAAACAATTCTCAGTTTACTACTTTTATTAGTGGTTGGATTTTCGGGGTTTGCACAAGTCACAACCTCAACGATATCGGGTATCGTAAAAACCGAAAAAGGTGAGTCATTACCAGGAGCCACCGTCCAAGTGGTACACATACCAACAGGGACAAAGTATGGTACAAGTACAAATCAATCAGGACGTTACGTAGTACCGGCCGTTAGGGTTGGTGGTCCCTATAAAGTTATTGTAACATTTCTTGGTTACAAAACAGATGAACAAACGGATGTTAACACTTCATTAGGTGTAACCACAAATTTAGATGTGGTCTTAATTGAAGCTAACACATCATTAAAGGAAGTAATCGTAACTTCAAGTAGAAATAACATTATTTCACGTGAAAGAACGGGTGCATCTCAACAGTTTGGTAAAAGGGAATTAACTACAATTCCAATTACCGGTGCTAGAACTATCGATGGTATTACAAAATACAATCCATTTGGTAATGGTAACTCATTTGGTGCACAAGATTCTCGTTTGAATAACTTCACAATTGACGGTTCCCAATTTAATAACAATTTCGGTTTAGGTTCATCGGCACAAGCGGGTGGTAGAACAGGGGCAAGTGCAATTTCATTGGATGCAATTGAACAATTACAAGTTAACGTTGCACCATTTGATATTCGTCAGAGTGGATTTACAGGTGCCGGTATCAATGCAGTAACACGTAGTGGGACAAATGAAATTGAAGGTTCAGTATATCAAACACAGAGAGATAATAGTTCTACTTATGTTGGTAACAATGCTAATGGAACCACAATTACTCCGTCTAAATTTGACGAGAAGGTTCAAGGTTTTCGTTTGGGAGCACCAATCGTTAAGAATAAATTATTCATCTTTGGTAACTACGAGGGAATTGAAAGGACTGAGCCAGGAACAACTTGGACATCGACAGGTTCCCCATTAGCGGGTTCACAAGTAAGTAGACCAACTTTTCAACAATTGACCGACCTTTCTAAGTTTATGAAAGATAAGTTCAATTATGAAACAGGTCCATTTGAAGGTTATTCTAATACAAACAAATCGGATAAATTCTTAGTTCGTGTAGATTGGAATATCAACGATAAACACAAATTAACTGGTCGTTACGTTTATCACGATTCAGAAGCTCAAATTAACATTTCAAATTCACAATCGGCAGGTTTTGGTAATAGAACTCAAAACATCAACGCAATGAGTTTTCAAAATAGTGGTTACACTATTATGGATAACACTCGTTCAGCCGTGTTGGAATTAAACTCGAAGTTTTCAAATACATTACATAATAACTTAATTGTTTCTTATGATAAACAAATTGAAAATAGAGGTTACCTATCTCAAATGTTTCCAACAATTGACATCAAGGAAGGTGCCACAACTCTTACATCGGTAGGATTTGACCCATTCACACCAGGAAACAAATTAGATTATAGTACATTTAATATTACGAATAACGTAACTAAATATTTAGATAAACATACATTGGTTGGTGGATTTAACTATCAAAAGTATCAATCTAATAACTTATTCTTTCCTGCATCGAACGGTGTTTATATCTTTAATAGTTTGAATGATTTTTACACCGCAGCTAACCAATCGTTGGCAAACGGTGGGGCACCATCAACATTTGTACCTGCCCGTTTCCAATTCCGATATTCGGCGTTACCTGGAGCAATTGAACCGATGCAAACTTTGAAATCAGATAGATTAGATTTATACTTACAAGATGAGTATGATGCCACCGAAGATTTAAAATTAACATTTGGTGTGAGAGCTAATATCATTGGATTCGAGAATACGGCATTAGAAAACCCTGCAGTATCATCAATGACATTTGCCAACGGTGAGAGATTTAATACTGGTGTGATGCCAAAGACACAAGTTCTTTTCGAACCTCGTGTTGGTTTCAACTATAATTTAAAAGGTGAAAGTAAAACACAATTTAGAGGTGGTACTGGTGTATTCACAGGTAGACCTCCTTATGTGTTCTTATCTAACCAAATTGGGAATAATGGTGTGTTAACAGGATTTATCGATGTAAGTGGTTCAGCAGCCTCTCAATATGGATTTACTGCGAACCCAAATCAATATTTTATTCCGTCAACACCAACATTACCATCCACATTTGATTTGGCGTTAACGAATGAGAACTATAAATTCCCACAAGTTTGGAAAACGAATTTGGCGGTGGACCAAAAATTACCATTCTTAGGATTAATCGCAAGTGCGGAATATCTTTATAACAAAACACTTAATGCAGTTCATTACTATAACGCAAACTTAGACGCACCGATTGGAACATTAGGTGGTGTTGATAATAGACCTCGTTACGCAGGAAATGATAATGGTGTAAGAGTTAATGATAATGTTTCTATGGGAGCCGTTCTTACAAATAGAGACGGCGCATTCCACCAATCATTAACATTGAAATTAGAGAAACCAGTTCAAAAAGGATTATGGGGCTCAATCGCTTGGACAACTGCAAATTCAAAAGATTATATGAGTGCTGGTTCAATCGCCAGTGGTTCTTGGCAATCGGCATTATCGGTTAATGGTAATAATGATTTAGGATTATCATTGGCAGATGGATTTGTAAAAAACAGATTCGTAGGTTTATTAGGATATAGAATTGAATACGGAAAAGGTTTAGGTGGTGCAACTACAATTACATTAGGATATGTAGGTCAACAATCTAACCCATACTCTTACATCGTAGCAGGTGACTTGAATGGTGATAGAGTAAACAACAACGATTTAATTTTCGTTCCATTAAAAGGTTCGGATATTAAATTTACAAGTTTAACTACAGGTGGTAGAACTTATACTGAAGGTGAACAACAAGCGGCTTTTGACAAATTCATTGACCAAGACCCATACTTATCAACTCGTAGAGGTCAATATGCAGAAAGAAATGGTGGATTGTTACCTTACTTACATAGATTTGATTTATCAGTAGCTCAAGATGTCTTCATTAAGATTGGTGGAAAGAAAAATTCATTCCAAATCAGAGCAGATATTCTTAACTTTGGTAATATGGTTGACAATACATTCGGTGTTTCTCAAAGAGCGACGGCACCGCAATTATTGAACTTCGTAAGTAGAGATGTAAATAACGTCCCAACATATAGATTGGCAACTCAAAGATTAACAGATGGTTCTACGGTTTTAGCTAGAGATACTCATCAGTATAATTCATCGGTATTTGATGTGTGGAGTGCTCAATTAGGTATTCGTTATACATTTGGTAGATAATCTACACAACATATAAAAATTAAGGGGAGATGTTTTTACATTCTCCCTTTTTTTTTGTATATTTTAGTATGAGTTTAATTATTAATTTCTTTGGTGGTCCGGGTATCGGTAAATCCACACAATCGGCTGGGTTATTCACTAAAATGAAAAAGGCACATATGGATGTTGAACTAACATATGAATTCCCAAAAATAGTTGCGTGGGAGGAAAACCATTCAGCAATAAAAGACCAATTTTACATTACAGCCAATCAACATAGGAACATTAGTAGGTTATACAATAAAGTAAAATATATAATTGTGGATTCGCCGATAATACTTGGGATGGTTTATAAGGACCGTTATAGTGTTGAACCGGAGTACCCGGCAATGTTTTACGATGAATCATTTGACACTTTCGTTGTTACTCTATTTAAGAAGTATAATAGTCTTAATATTCTATTAACCAGAAATGATGCAACATATGACGAAAATGGTAGGTTTCAAAATCTACAAGAATCTAAACAAATTGATGAGGATATTAAACAGAAACTTATCACTCATGACATACCTTTTGTTGAATTTAACGTTAATAGTAATACTGCTTCGGATATATTTAGTTATATAAAGCAATATTATATATGAAAAAACTATTATTATTAATCTCAATTATTACATTTGGGGTAACAGTAAATGCACAAGACGTTGTGGTCTTAAAACACACAAATTACACATCACATTACAGTAAATCAAAAAAGTATCCCGTAATGGTGGAATGGTGGATAACTAAAGCTAAAGTTGCTTGTGAAAAACCGTTAGCAAGAAAAGACAATTTTAAACCTGACCCATTGTTGATTTCGGAAACAAATTTATCATCTGACTATGTTGGTAGTGGAACCGATAGAGGACATATGATGCCGGCAGCGGAGAATCTGTGTCAAACACCTGCAATTCAGGATGAGTGTTTTTACTTCTCAAATATGGCAGCTCAATATCATTCATTAAATGCTGGAGATTGGAAATCAGTTGAAACGTTAGAGAGAAAGATTGCTTCTGAACAAGACAGTGTTAAAGTTTGGTGTGGGAATATTGGTGAATTAAAAAGAATTGGTAAAGTTGCCGTCCCTTCTAAATGTTGGAAAGTTATCTATATTGTAAAATCAAAAGAGTGGATGGGATTTTTATTTGATAACGACACATCGAAACCTGACGGAATTAACAATAACAAAGTGGATGTAATTGATATCGAAAAGTTAACAGGATTTAAATTTAAAAAATAATGACAAAAGAACTCGTAAATTACCAAAATAAACTATATTGGGTTTATAGAAAAGTTAGACAAAGTCACGTAAAAGAAGGTTCAGTAAGTGACCTTAAAGAGTTTTGGATGTGTGACATGGTCGTTAAAAGTCGTAATAATGACGACGACGTGTTACTTTTTATGAGGGAGATTGAAGAAGCAATTATAGTCACTGAAGAGGAAACTACAGAAGTTTCTTAATTTCTTTTAAACAGATGTTGGTATACTTGTCTTCGTTTCTTTTTGCTTGTCTTTCCATAGGATTTTGAGAATAATATCTAGTTTTTTCAAACTCTCTATATTTTCTTCTTACCTGTAAATAATGTGTATATTCGTGAATTACGGTAGAAACTACATCGTAGATAGTGTGGTTATTTGGTAGGTAGATAATAATTTCATTTCGATAAAAACAGTAATTCCCAAAAACATCACAGTTTTCAATTTTTCTTTTTCTTTCACTAAACTTAAAAAGTAATTTTCTCTTTTTTCTTAGACATAAACCGAAATACGTTTCGCACCATTTTAATGTTAACAGTGCGTAACGTTTTTTGGTTTCAATATCAATTTTTCGAGACATTACTTAGTTGTGTCTGTTTTTTTTGTTGTTCTACTTGTTTTCTTTATTGGGGGTGTTTTTGACATTTCACAAATCATATCAAAACTTTTTGATATATCACTTAGAAGTGCCGCAAATTCATAATTTTCAATCTCCTCATTTTTCTTACATAAGACAATGATAAAACTCCTTAATTCTAAATCCGTTAGGTCAGATTTAATTTTGGCCATACTTTTAATCATACTAAAAACCCCATATAGTAACGGTAGTTTCTTTTTGTCAGTTAAAGTAAAGTAGTTGTCTAAGTTAATAGATGTTAAAATACTATTTGATACTCCCTCCAAGAAGGACACAAATGATGGGTGATTAATGTTAACTCTCATGTCTTTTCCGTTTATTAATAAATACCATTACGTTACATTAAAAAGGGGTATAATCCATTAAAAATAGACAATACCCCCTATTAATAAGATTACCAATTACTTAGCCCATTTACCTCTGATGACAATTTGTGCAATGATATTATATACAGATAAATCTTGATATGTATCTTCCACGGCCTCACCAACAGTGTCAGGTTGACCTAATAACACCAATTGCTTCAATCTCTGAATCTTATCATTCATTCTGAACCAAAGACCTGTTTGTGATAATTTAAGTTCCTCAGCGGTCTCTAAACGAGTACCTACGGATATATTATCGGGACCATAGTTTAATTGTTTTCTACAGAACACTTCATATTGTTCTTTTAAGATTTTTTTAAATTCTGCAGTTGTTTCTGGGTATTTCTCCTCACATTGTTTTACTACAGATAACTGAACTTGTTTATCTTCTGACATAATTTATTTGTTTTTTAATAATATAATGAATTTTAATTGTAATACAAAATATTTATATAGAAATATTAGAACAATGTCAGATAAAAAAACAACTACAACCGCACCGGATAATTCATCACACACTGAAATACCAAAATATAAACAACTTATTAGAATGTTATCGTTTAGAATTGTACCTACTTATTTTGAGAAAATTAAGGAAGTGGCTGACGACCAAAATATCTCAACTTCAGTTCTTATTAGAAAGTACATTAAAGAAGGTATGGTTAGAGACCTTGAATTAAAAGGTTCAGATACCGATTTTAGAATCGAGTAAACACTATTTATAGTAATATGGAAAAGAAAATCATTTCAGAAAATCAAATAAAGGACCTATTACATAAAGTTTTAAGTGAAAGTACCTCAAAGGTATCAAGACAAGAATTTAGTAAAGTACAGTTTAAAATTGACGAACTTCAAAATTCACTTAATGAGACAGTAAAGGAGTTGAGGAAATTAGATGATTCAATACCTTCAGGTTTAAAAACGTTATCAAATGGTAGAATTACCACAATATCAAGTAATCTATCTAATGCACAGAAAGTCATTACACAATTAAAAGATAAGGTTAAACAATATAAAAAAACGTTATACACACAACAAATAGAAGAGAAGAAATAATCTAATCTTCTATTTTTTTGTTTTTATCCGCTAACGCCATTTTACCCTTCTCAGTCAAAAAGAATAACTCTTCAGTTACATCATCTTCATACGATTCAACCAACCCATTTTGTTTAAGTTCATGTAATATTGAACCTGCAACAATCTCCCTTAAAAGTTTATCAAATTCTTCCTCGGAAAATAGTTCATTTTCCTCAAAATCTAATTCACCTAATATGAATTTATCGGTTAACGCATCACTAATATATGTTTTTGCGAAATCAGTATTCGTTATTTCATAATCATCGAAAAATCCACTTTCGGATAGTGCGTCCACAAGTTTATCGGTTTTTTCAATTACAATTGGTTGGTAAGTTTTTCCCATGTCTGTTATTAATATAAAACAAATGTAATAAAAAAAAACAATAATAACAAATCACTAAAGATTTGATTTTTAGAAAAAAAATCGTATATTTTAATATAAAAAAATAAAAAATGGGAAACAGAAAGATTTTTGTTCAGATAGCCTCATATAGAGACCCTGAATTATTACCAACAATAAGAGATTGTATTGCTAAAGCTAGTAAGCCCGAAATGTTAACTTTCGGTATTTGTTGGCAAAGAGATGAAACTGAATCCATGGAAGAATATGCCAATGATGAAAGATTCACAATTTTAGATTATCCATGGAACGAAAGTAAAGGTTTATGTTGGGCACGTAGTGAAATTCAGAAACTATGGAAAGATGAAGAATACACGATGCAATTAGATTCTCACCACCGTTTTCTTCAGGATTGGGACGAGGAGTTAATTACCATGATGAACCAAACAGGGTCGGAGAAACCAATTATCACAGCATATGCGGGGATGTATCGACCATCTGACAATACGTTATTAAATGTTGAACCGTATAAAATGGTACCGTCTAATTTTACACCAGGTGGAACTATTTTATTTAGACCTCATCATATTGAAAATTGGCAATCATTAACTGAACCGATACCGGCTAGATTTGTCAGTGGACACTTTTTCTTTACATGGGGTTACCACTGTGAAGAGTACAAATACGACCCAAATATCTACTTCGCAGGTGACGAGATTAGTTTATCAATTCGTTCCTACACATTGGGTTATGATTTATTTCACCCACATAAAACTGTTGTGTGGCATGAATACACAAGAGAAGGTAGAACAAAACATTGGACGGACTTTAACAATGAAAACAAAACTAAAGGTTTAGTTGAAAAACCTTGGTGGGAGATGGACAATGAGAGTAAGAGAAGGTTAAGACACATGTTACAAGAAGAGGATAATAACATAGACTTAGGGATTTATGGATTAGGGACAGTTAGGTCTCACCGTGACTATGAGTTATATGCTGGTATTAACTTTTTAAATAGAAAATTGCACCCAAACGCAATTAAGGGTATTAATCCACCAGTTAACGATAACACAGAATGGGATAAACTTGTCGAAATTGAACATACATATAATTTAACAATACCAAAACCAACGGTCGATTTCCAATTCATATACATTGGTATAGAAGATAAAGACGGTAATGTAATTTATAGAAATGACCTACAAGAACATGTTGAGACATTAAATGTTACTGTTAAAACATTCATCGAACCGAGTAAATGGGTTTATTGGCCTGTTGATAAACAAGGTAATTGGGTTGAAAGAAAAGATTATTCACTATGAAAATAAGCTTAGCATTTACAACATACAATAGTTACAAATACATCTTAAAACAATTAGAAAGAGACTTTTTCACGATGTCCGGAGGATTAATTGATGAGATTGTCATTCAAGATGATTTTACCGAAGATTACGATTTACTTAAACCGTACGAAAGTGAAAACGTTAAAGTATTTCAAAATGAAAAGAATTTGTCACCCTTATTAAGTAGAGTTAATTTAGTGAGGAATTGTAAAAATGATTGGGTCCTATTGATGGATTCAGACAATTTCTTAGAAAAGAATTGTTTTGATAAAATCAAAGAATTAGAGTTAAATAACGAAACAACGTACTGCCCTGATTTTGCAAGACCTAATTTTGGATTTAAAGTTTTCTCAAACGTTTTGATGGATATGGAATTTGTTAAACCTAAAATACCTAATTTAGATATGCAAATATTTTTAAATACAGGTAATTTTTTAATTAACAGGGAAAATTATTTAAAGGTATCAGAGAAAATTGATGAGTCCTTCGCGTATTGGGCGGTGGATGTCATATACTTTAATTATTTATGGTTAAGTTCTGGTTACAAATTATTCTGTATTAAGGATTATGAGTATGACCACACTTTAAGAGGTGATAGTTATTGGGCAAGAATTGGTGAGAAATCAAAAGATAAATTGGCTGAAGTTAATGAACTTTATAATAAATTTGAATTATGATAGTTTTTGAAAGACTAGGTGGTTGGGGATTAGGTAACTCTTTATTTCAAATTGCAACAACGATGGGAGCAGCAAACGATAGTAATACTTCGTTTGCATTTCCTGACGTTTGTAATTTTAGAAGAGTTAGATACGGTGCAAATTCAGAATTTAAACATGAATTACCATGGGTAGATTTAAATTCCCTTACCGATGTGAGTCGTTGGGGTATAGGTGATATAAAATATGTTAAACCACCAAAATTTAATACTGACACAATAATCGATGGGTTTTTTCAATCTGAAAAGTATTTCAAACACGTCAGAGATGAGGTTGTTGAATTATTCTCAATTAAAGATGAGATAAAAAATAGATTAGTTAATGACTACTCAGAACTTATAAATGGTAAAACTTGTACGTTACATGTTAGGAAAGGTGATTCATTATTAAATCCGGATATGAACATCCTAAGTTTAGACTACTATATGGATGCTGTTAGTCGTTTCGATGACGACACAACATTTGTTATTTTTTCAGATGATATTCAATGGTGTAAGGATAACTTAACTTTTATTAAAAACAAAACCTACATCAACGAGAAAAGTGATTTTACTGAGTTACATTTGATGTCAATGTTTAAAAATAACATAATAGCCAATAGCACCTTTAGTTGGTGGAGTGCTTGGTTAGGGGATAATAATAACGTTATCTCACCGGACCCAACTAATAATTGGTTCTCTGAGAAATACTATAAAGAAAAATCACATAATAAGTCTTTTGGTGATTTGGTTTGTGAAAATTGGACACTTATTTAATGAAAAATTTTGTAATTGGTATTGCATCTGTCGGTGTAAAATACCACGAAAAAACAATAAAACTAATAAACGATATTAGTAATGTAATTGATGTTAGATTCATCATTTTAACTGATGATGTGGAAAAATTTAATTTTTCAGATAGAATTACAACTATAAAATATGAAAAGGAGAAGTTCTCATTTCATGATAAGAAATTATTATTTAAAGAAGGATTTAAGAACTATGACCATGTAGTTCTAATGGATGCTGACCATGGGGTTAGGGATGTAAACTTTTTAAATGAGATTACAGATTTAGATTTAGAACCCGGAATCTACCCTCAAATTTTATGGAAATATCCGGCAGATTGTTCCTTTGATAAATTCATATTGGGTAAAGTTGATAGGGTTCCTTATGGTGTTGAATACAAGGAGTTCTGCGATAGGTCATCATTATTAACTGATGGAGTGATTCTTTTCCAAGAAAGTTTTCTTATAATTAGAAAAGATGAGAGAATAGTTAAATTCTTAGAGACTTGGGATATGTTATCTGATTTTTGTGATAAGAAGGATACGGAACGTAATCAATATATTTTAGGTTACGGTGAAGGATATTCCATTGGGGTTGCAATAAGAAATAGTGGTTTACCAATATTTGAAAATAGTCCCGCGGTTCATATGTTTATGAGAAATTTTAAACATTACGCTTGGGAAAAATAATAAAAACCTCCGATTAGGAGGTTTTTTTATCTTCTTTCTTTTCTTCTGGTTTTTGTAAACCTTTTTTTAATTCTTCTTTTTTTTCACTATCCTTTTTCATAGCTACTTTGTGTTGGTCGGAGATTTTCTTTCTCTCTTCTTCTGACATTCCAAATACTGACATATTATATTTTTTTAAGTTTAATTATTTCTAACGATTGTTGTTTTCTTTTAAATAACTTATCACATTTTTCATACTCTTCTCTTTTTTCAAGAATAGAAATTAATCCGTCAATTATCTCAATAAAAAATTCTAAATCGTTATCATACGATATTACCGTACATGTATTAAGATACACTATTAATGTTTCATTGTCAAGTCTACGTATATAATCGTACACCATCACCAACTCATCGTCGTCATAATCATCCGAATGAATAATTCTAGTTGCTCGAAGTAGAAAATTAACGGTCATATTATTAATTATTTAGAAAGTACAATAAACAGTATATTTATATGTATATGAAGCTAAAATTAACCGAGGGTCAATTGAATAAATTGATGGTAACCTTAGATGAACAGGAAGCACCTAAAAAGGAAGGTGGAGATTTAATGGGTAGTCTCGAAAAAGAGGCACCAGCACTTGCGGCATTTGCTAAATTTATGAGAGACCCAATTGGGTCCGCTGTTGATAAATTAAATGGGGGTAATACTGATAGTTCGTCAAGTACATTCGCAAACGATATTCCACCGGGAACTGAGTTAATGAACCCACTAGGTAAAAGAACAAAAGTAACAAGTGGATTTGGTCCACGTAATGTCGGTGGTAGTGCATCTAAAAACCATAAAGGGGTCGATTTACCTGCGGTATCAGGTTCACCTGTATATGCACCCGCAGATGGTAGGGTTGTAACGGCTAAAGATACCTCACCAAACGGATGCGGTGGATTTGTTCAGATTGACCATACAGGTGTTGGGTTAAAAACTAAATTCTGTCACTTAAAAAGATGGACAGTTAGTCAAGGTCAGGACGTGAAAAAAGGACAATTAATTGGATATTCTGGAGGTGGACCAAATGACCCATATAGAGGAAACTCAATGGGAGCTCACCTACACTACGAAGTTTTAAATTCAGCAAGTATTGCAATGAACCCTAAAAACGTTCATTCTGATATGGCTTAAGGTCTTTTCCTTAAATGTAATATAATTATGATTGTTTAGATATGACAATTATTGAATATTTTTATAACGACGACAACAGGACGTTGTATGTCGAATTTTCTACTAGAAAGGATAGAGACAGGTACTACAGAGTGGTGGAACTTGTTTTTGAAGACATTGAATATAACTCACCAACAATAATAACTGAAGATGAAATGAATGAAATTGATGAAGATTTCATTATTGATTTGTTAACCCAATATTTTAAGGATAACGATTTACCTGAAGAAAAAACTTTGTAATATTTATTACTATGGGATTCTTAAACGAAAAGAAAAAAGATACATTAGACAAATTTGTTAGGTTTGTTAAAAAAGAACTTGACTTAAAAACCGTACCGACGATTGCCGTTCAGAATAATCGTGACGGTCTAAAAACAACCGCAAATTACGATTATACCAAAGAAAATAAACTAATAAGAGTTACGGGTAAAAATAGAGCACTTGTTGACGTGTTAAGAAGTATCGCACACGAAATGGTTCACCACAAACAATTCGAACAAGGTAGACTTAAAGTACAACCACCGGATATAGGTGGAGAAATTGAAGATGAGGCAAACGCTAAGGCGGGTGTTTACATTAAAATGTTTTCAAAGATAGACCCAACTATCTACGACGAGTAATCGTTATTCAAACAAATTCACGGATATAAGGTTTAAAAACTCAAGAAAATTGAGTATTTTTCTATATACAAAATATTCTACAGTATTTATTAACATGAGACTTATTATATCCGAAAAACAATTAAAAAATCTTATTACTAAAGATATTGAAGAACAGGAAGACCCAGCATCTGCAGAACCTAGTGCCGGTACATCGGCAACACAGAGTGGAGGTCAAGGTTATCCTGAAGTAACAAAATGGTCAGACATTGTAGGTTCTAAACTTTCAAGGGGACCCGCAAACCCAATTGGTAATAAAAAAATGGACGATAGAACAAAAAGAGACGGTCCCGCAAATCAATTAAAATAATTAAGTTTTACTTGATATTTATAGTATAATCACAAAAATAATGGGAGAACCAATAATCACAAAGGACGGTAGATTTGTACAAATGTTTAACAAACTTGTTGACATTGAGACAGGTCTTTCTACCGATATCAACTCACCAAATCCTATTTTTGTTTCCGAAATGTACAAATCTCAATTTACATTATCTTATGAACATTCTTTAATGGAATCGACTGATTTATTTAGTAAAATGAGAAAACTGATATATCCATTGTTAGGTAACGAACCTAATTACATTATGGAATATGAGATGAAATATGGACAATCACTATTGGTTGAGAATGAACACTCAACTGACACACTACAACTTATAGAGGAAGCTTGGGATTTTGTTAAACTAAAATTAGTGGAACAATATCCATTATTGGCTGAAGGTATTTGGGACGATGTAAAGGGAGTTGCAGGTAAAGCATGGGATAAAGTTAAAGAGGCAGGTGCTTGGGTATTGAATAAAGGTTTACCTTGGTTTATGGAGAAATTAGAAAACTTCATGTTATCACCCGTTGGAATTGGTTTAGATGTTGCGTTGACGGCAATTGGTGTCGGTAAGTTAGCCACAGGAATTTTATGGGGTATTTTAGGTATATGGAAAATTTACCAATTAATGACAGGTAAAATAAAAGGTGCATGGGCTTATATTGATATTGCGGTTTGTTTCGTAGGATTAATTTTCTCAGGTGCCGCTAAGGGATTAAAAACCGCATTTACAAGTGTGGGTGGTAATATAGCAAAAATGAGTCCTAAATTCTTAGGTCCGTTAATTGAAATGTTAGCCGGAGGTGCCGGAAAAATATTAAGTCTATTGGCAAAACCGTTTGAATGGTTGGCAAGTGTTTTCGGACCTAAAGCCGAGTCTTTAGTTTCAACCGCTAAACGTAGTCTTGGTAAAGTCTTTACCGACATGAAGTCAACATTTAGTCCTGCATTACAGAAGGCATCGGTAAATAATCCTTCATTAAAATCTATTGTATCTAAAGGTATAAAACAAGACATTACTAATCCACTAAAACAGGTGACTAAATCAATGGCACGTCAAGGTGCGATTAAAGGTGCAAAAGTAGGTACTGGATTCTACGCTTTAAATAAAGGTATCGAGTATGGTGCCGATAAATATAAAAATTACTCAGCAAACAAATCTAATCAAGAGATTGGTAAAGTTGCATCAGCAATACCTGACGATGTAATAAAACAAGGTATTGAGGGAGACATGGGTAATTTATTATCTCAAATGAATTAAAAATAAAATAGAATAAAAGATGGAAAATAATCAAAACGTAGATTTAATTAGAAAAATGTTAACGTTGGTTGAAACAACAGATGTTAAAACAGAATCAATTATATCAGAAGAAGAAATAACAACACCAGAAGTGGAAGTTGACGAACAGGTAACTCAAGCAGCTAAGGGTGGTGCTGAAGTTTTAGCAAATGTTTTGTCTAAAGAAAAGGGTCTATTCTCAACATTTAAAAATGAGATTCCTGGATTAAGTAAATTTAAAACGGCAGATGAGGCAATCGCAGCTTTGAAAAGTGGTGAAATGTCAACGATGGATTCGTTTAATATTATAAAACAAGCTAACAAGGTACCTGAAGTTGCCGCTAAATTAAAAGGGTTTTTAACTGATTCTAAATCATTTCAAGAAATTTCTAGAAAGGTTTACCCTAATGGGACAGTAATGGCTCCAAATGCTCAAAATTTAAAATTGGCAAAAGATACGTTAGTTAAGACATACGGTATGTCAGCACAAGAAGCGGAAGCGGCATTGAAAACTGCAGCTCAGAAAGCAAGTGGAAATGTAAAAAATGTAAGTCAATTTAAAGGTGTAAAAGGTGGTAATCCCGCATTAAACCCTAATACATTAAAAGGAACGTCTCCTGAAGTTGCTAAGTTTGTGGCTAAAGACGTTGTTAAACCTGCGGAAGAAGTTGCTAAGGGTGCTGGTTTATTAACTAAGATTGGTGATAAAGGAGCTGAGTTGGCGAAAAAAGCATCAGAACAATTAAAAAGATTTAAACCAGATGTTTTCAATAGATTGAAAAAATTGAAGGGTAGATTAAACGCTAAACAATTGGCTCTTTATGGATTGGCCGGTTATGGAATCTATGAACTACTAAAAGGTATGTTCGGTGAAGACGGTAAGAACACTAACGGTATTATACCCGCTTGTATAGCCAATTTAGATGGTGTTGATTTTGTGGTGGGTACTGGTGATGTTGCAGTTGCAAAAATTGCAGATGGAATTGACCAAAAATCAAGTGGACATAATGGTTTATTCTTTTGGCCAAATGGTAGAGCAATTACCGGTGATGGTAAAGTGAGAGGTTCATATTATTGTAAAGGTACAAGTGGTGGGGCATCTGATGTTGCTGCTAAATTACAAGAACAATCTGGTGAGTTTTCAAAATATGCAAATATCCATATTGATTGGGATGGTGAAAAGAAAACAACTACCACAACTAATCCAAACCCAAAAGTAAAATCAAAATCGAAACCTTCACCATATAAACCGTGTAAAGGTTTACCTTTCTCTTATGGATGTAAAAATGATTTAATTAGAGAAATGCAAGTATGTTTAGGGTTACCAACTAATTTACAAACAGGTAATTACGGACCAAAAACACAAACCTCATTAAAGGAAGCTGGATATGATACATCAAAAGGTATCACTGAGGACATTTATAAAGCGGTTTTGACAAATTGCTCAGGTAATAGAAAAAAATTAGAGCCGATTGAACCTTTAAAAATGGCGGGATTAAAAATTAATCCAATCGACATTAAACTTCCTGAGTTAACTCAATTGATTCAATCGAACCAACAACCTACCGATTTATATAAGGCATTGAAAGATGCTAATTTATTAAGAGGTGATGCAAATGAAACAACATTAGAAGATGGAACAGTACTTCCACCAACTAATCGAGTAAAATACAAAGGACCCGAATTAGACGATGAAACCGTTGGTAAATTGGATTCAATTTTATCAGGAATGGGTTACGATAGAATTAAACAAAAACTTGATAAGAGATACGGTGAAAAATACGTGTGGTTAAAAAAATAAATAATAATGAACGATATTAAGAAAAAAATCAGAGAAGAACTTCAAAAAGAACAATCTCGTACAAATTATCTAACAGAATCGTTGAAACCCTTATCAGATATTTCTGATGAGGGATTCTTCATTCAATCATATATCCAAATTGCGGATAATTTGATGGAAGAAGGTTATACATTAGAAGAAATAGAACCATTAGTGGAGCAGAGTTTAACTGATAGGTTAAAACAAGGTATTGGTGGTATGGCAGCAGATACTTGGGATAAAACAAATGTTTTAAGTGCGTTATTTGGTGGCGGATTATCAGGAGTAAAAGAACAAATACTTAAGTGGTTATTAACAAGTTTAGGTATGGGTGCAGGTGCAGCGACTTTCATCTCAGCAGTTTTAGCGGATTACGATGTTAGAGACCTATTAAAGGTATTTAAAAGTAAAGAATTCTGTTTGGCACCTGAAGGTATGCCAGGAATATCGGACGCAGTAATTGAAGGTGTTGTGGCTTATTTACAAACAGGAGAAAGACCAATGAACATTAGACAAGATATCGGTGGGGTTGCATTAAGAAACGTATTTGCCGATGTGTTAAGACAATCAAACTTAGGTGAAGGTATCGCAGAAAAAGTATGTGGTGCCATTTGGAAAAACTAATTAAAATGGAAAATATAAAACAAAAAAAATATATCAAATCTGAAGTGTTCGAAGTGAATCAGGATTTGGATGAGAGTTTCTTCGAGAATGCATTAATGATTGCAGGATTTGTTCCTGTGATAGGTGAAATAGCCGATGTTATTCTTATTATAAAGTTCTTAAGAGAAAAGCGATACATTGAGGCGGGATTAATGTTATTTGCATTAATACCTACAGTTGGTGACTTCTTAATTAAACCAATACTTAAAATGGGTAAAGGTATGGGAGCGTTTAGAACTGCGTCGACATTTACTAAATTTTTAGCTGAGAATCCGGTCGCTAGAGCAAATTACGCCAAAGCATCGAAATATTTTACGAACCCAAAAGTTGATAAACTAATTGGAGATGTTTCAAAAGTGTCAGGTAAATGGGGTGGTGAAATGAATTCAGCAAGAAATTTACATGTTGGGTTAGCTTCTAAGATTGAATCTACGGCAGCTAAGACAGGGGAGGTTTTAAAAAATGGTGTGGGTAAAACTCTTAAACAAACATTCCAAAGAGACGCACTACAAAAATACATGATTAAAACAGGTGGACTAACACCAACAAATTGGTTATCAAGATGGTGGAACGTTGTTTATAAAGGTAAAATGGCGAGACGTGCAGTTGTAAAAAGATTATTACTTGGTAGTAATTTCTTAGGTGCATTAGGAATTTTTAACATTGAGGATTTGGAAAGAAAAATGTCAAACCCTTCAGAGGCAGAAATGTTAATGAAAAATCCACAATTTGCTCAGTTTGTGCAACAAACCACAACACCTGAAGAAATGTCATCATTACAACAAACACAACAACTACCTGTACCACAACAAGATAGTTCCGAACCAGGTATCGGAGCTGCGGTTGGTAGTTTTATGGGTATAAATGCATTGAAAGCAATCGCGAGATTTGTATAATTTGAGATATTTATATTAGAGGTTAATGGTTTGGTCGCCATTAATCGATAATGAATATTAAACGAAAAGGAGGTATCTTAATCTCGGCAAAGGGTCTTCGGACCTTTTGTTCGTTTAGGTAGTTACCAATCTCCTGATTTCTCTTTCAGTGTCCCTTTTTTTAATGGTTTCCCTCTTATCGTAGGACTTTTTACCTTTACCAATACCGATTTCTATTTTAAAATAGTTCGTGTCTGTAAAGTATCCTTTTAGGGGTACTATAGTATATCCTTTCTCTTTTACCGATTCTTGTATCTTATTTAATTCTTTTTTAGACAATAGTAACTTCCTATCTCGTACATTCTCATGTTTAACACCAAAAGAATAGTCGGAAATATAAATTCCACGGACAAATAGTTCACCATTAATAAACAAACAAAATGAATCGTTAAAGTTTAATTTACCTTCACGAATAGATTTTATTTCTGTCCCAATTAATTGAACACCTGCCGTGTACTTGTCCTCAATGGAATAGTTAAAATACGATTTACGGTTATCTATGATATTTTTCATTTTAATAAATTAAAAAAGGGTCCTAAGACCCTTTATAAGTGGAGATGCGGAGACTCGAACTCCGGTCTTTCCCGCTCAACAATAAATGACTACATGTTTATTCAGTTAATTCTCAACTGACAAATAATTGGTTCCTATTTTAACATCGTTACCAATAACTGTGTCGGATTCACTTGTGTTGGAGTAGCACCCTGAACGAGACTCCTAATACATCTTTTGGTGGTATTACACCTTGATAACTTCTGTTCCTAGGTTATGTGTTATTCGACCCGATGTAGTTTGGCCTTAGGCTACTGCTACGTTTGAAGTTGCAAGAATACCTGCAGTCTCCATGTTGTTGTAAACGTTGCCGTCTAAAAGTTTTCCACCATAGATTTAAGTCATAGATGAAGTCTGACTACATGCCATTTATCCCCGATACTTGAAATCAATTCCAAAGCATCCCCATTATTTTAAAGAACTGATACAAATGTAATATAAATTAATTTATAAAACAAATTATATCATAAAATAATTTATTTTTTTGGTTTTCTACCAACTCTTGGTTCACCTTTTGCTGCTTTAGCAACACCTTTAATTTGTTTAGTAACTTCTTTAGAGGCTTCAACAACATCAGATACTTCTTCTTTAATTCGTTTTGCTCTTTTTTTAACCTCTTTAACAACTTCTTTTGTTTCTTCGATTTTTACATCAATAACATCGGGAATGTTATTACCGTCTTTATCTTCAATCATACCTTTCTTCATTGCAAAGAACGCTATTGAAATTCCAATTACAGCTGCTAAAATAATTAATAATAATGTCATAATTTTTTGTTTTTAATTTTTAGTTTTTAATTTTATATATATAAATATTACCTAAATTGGTAAAGATTGGTCAAAATCTTATGTAAGGTCTCTTTAGATGTGTCTGGAATTTGGGTTGGACCCATTCCATGTTTCTTTTCAAAATGTTTAAAACCCTTAACACTATTAGCCTGCCACTCAGGTGTATGACCAATTGTTGATTCGGCAATACAGTTCTCAATATCGTCAATGTACTCCCACGATTTATTAATATCGGCAAACCACCAAAAAGGTGTTGTAAATCCATTTTTAAATGCCATTACGGTGTGGTCAACGTGTTCCCACGCATTTTTATACTCACTGTCAAACCCACCGATACTTTCTAACACTTCTCGTTGGTAATATGAGAATGACCCCACACAGTTTGGATATAACGCAACTTCAGTGTCATCTGAATACTTAACAACCTCTCTTGGGTTTGGGTCATTATCAACTTCCATTTTGGCACGTTCATCTAAAGTATTGAATGATTGATATCCCTTTCTATTTGCCGGACCTTGTAGTGCGTAGTTTAGGTGTTTAATTCCAGTGTTAATTGATGTCTTAATGTATTTGTCAAATACGTTCTCATCTTTAATAAGGACATCGTCCTCCATAATAAAAATGTGTTCACATCCTTGGGACATTAAGTAATCAATTGCACTATTTTTAGCTTGACCGACAGTCTTATTTGTTTCGTGTTGGATGATATGTGCGTTTTCGGGATACGAACCTTCAGTGTATGGTGTACCATCATTTACAATAACAAAATGTTTCACCCATAAAGGAACAGTTATCGATGATTGTCTAATTCTATGTTCAGCATTATATGTAACCATACCAACACCGATACTGTCTTTTGAATAGTTTAATCTTTCTTCAAAACTCTTGTTGTTTGTCATCTTCAATGGAAGAATATCTTTAAACTTTTCTTCAAATTGGATTTTATTCTCTTCCCATTGTAAATTAGTTTCACCGATTGATTTATGAGTTATATCAAATTTAGTGGTTACACCAATTTTAACACCGTTAATGTGATTAGACACACAGAACGGAATATCATAGAAGTGAAATCCTTTAAAATCAGTATCAAATGTATTTTTTATTCTTCCTTTATGAACCATCATAAAAAGTCCATCAATCACCACAACTTCTTTTAACGTGTCGGCGAAGGATTCGTTTGAATATTTTGATAACCATTTTCTACCGTCCTTCTCATGTCCAACTTTACCGTACATTGATTTTCTAATCTCCCACCATTTACCATTTACCAAATCAGTGGTTCCGGCAAGACCTATAATACCATACTCAGGATTCTTTTGGAAAATCTTACATATCTTCTCACCAATATTCTTAGAATCGATTTGTAAGTCGTCATGCATGAAAACCACAATTTCATTTGTGCTTTGTTCTAAACCTTTATTATAAACTTCAGGTAATGACATTTCACCGTCATTCTCATAAATTAAGATTTCAGTCTTTGGATTCGAGAACACTTTTCTAATGTGATTATAATACGATTCGTCTTTTTTTCTTGTTGAGACTACAACTGATACGATGTTACTCATCTATAAAAATTGGTGTTAAAATACCTTCTATTTCAATAAGGTCTATTATTATTGGTTTATTTTTAGGAACATATCTTTCATCACATATTGATGCGTTAATATGTGCGGTGTCTTTAACGTACACACATCCATACGCCTCATGTATATGTCCAAATATGTTAAGTATTGGTTTTATTTGTTCAACCCTATGTCTCAATAATTCACAACCAACTGAGGTTGGTCCAAATCTATCTTTAACAAAATCTCGACAACCATGAGGTGGGGAATGTGAAATTAAAATATCAGTATCATCAGGAATTTTTGACCATTTTTCCTCAAGTTCTTTTCCTTGTCTTGGTAGGTTAAATGCCCAATTATAAAATTCTGGTTGCCATGGTGTCCCGTAAATTTTTATGGGTTTAGAAAACTCAGAAGATTCAATAACGAATTCATTGTCTTCCAAATAAATAACATCTGATTGGGTTAGATTTTCTTCATTCATTAGATTCCAATACCAATCGAAGTCACCTCTATGGTGAGGTAAATTCTTTTTTTCAAACGCAAAATCGTGATTACCCGCAATAAAAATCTTACTACTAAATCCTTTTACGTTCATAAACCATTCAACAAAGTTTATCACTTCTTGAGGTTTACCAACGTTTGTACAATCACCCGCATGAATAAGAATATCACCTTTCGGTAATTGGTTATAATCCTCCATAATGTTATGAAGACCGTGCGTGTCGGATATACAAACTATTCTCATAATGAAAATATACGTTTTTTTATTTAAAAAACCAAATATTTATTTAATATTATCGATATATGAAGACTATTATTTTAACTGAATCACAAATTAAAAAGGTATTGGATAACTTCATCATGGAAGGTCCACATAACAGTAAAGAACTCAAAAGAGTATTATCTTGGGCCGAATCACACGCCAATTGTTCAGTTAGTAATACAAAAAGTGGAGGTAAAATTTGTGGACCAAAAGATTTAGTTCCACATTGTTATTCTTACCATAACACTGAATCGGCAATTGAACCTGTAAAGGCTTATATTGCCAGAACTCACGGTGTTACAAAATACGAGGTTAATTCCGCATATAAAGACAACACTTCTATAAACAAAAAAGACTAGAATTCCTTCTAGCCTTTTTATTGGGGCCGACAGTTTACTGACGACGATTCCACCACTTAGTTTTACGAAACTAAGAAAACTTACTTATCAAGCAATTTAGAAATTGCTTCAAGTTCCATTTGAGCTCTTAAATCTGGTGAGATAATAGCATTTAAACGAGCTTCGATTTCTGCAAGTTCGTTACGTTTTTCTTGAATTGAAAGTTGATTAACTCTTGTTTGAAAATCGTTTTTCCATTCGTCAACCGTAAATCCTAACCAAGTAAATTTATAATCTACTCCAAGTTCATTTGCAGATTTTTCAGACTTCTCTTTTCTATCAATAAGAAATGCGTACATTTCCACTATTTTGCGATAATCACTAACGATTTGAACATTGATTCTATCGTGAGCTGAATTTGTTGAGTAACCAAAATTACCCGAAGTCAACCAACAAGGTCTTTCTGCCTTTTCAATTGCTAATTTTTTTTCTTGTACTGAGTTAAATAAATCTTTAACTTTTTCATCTGTTGTTTTTGATGTTGCCATTTTTGTTGTTTTAATTGTTGTTTATTGTTTATTATAGGAGGGTGGGTGAGATTCGAACTCACGACCACGAGGTTAACAGCCTAATAGAAGTAACTGTGAATATAGCCATATAAACGGTAATTAAACCAGTGAATACGTGCTCTACCAACTGAGCTACCACCCTCATTTTAAATTAATCGGAAATTGGATGAGTGAGTTTTCATTATTGATAGTTTTTAGAAGTAACTCGATTCATAGCCGATATAAGTTTTTAATGGAAACTGTGCTGGTTAATTGTTATGGTTGCGGCGAAGCTGAGTTCCCCGCAGATGATGTAGAAGTAACCAGTCCGTGGTTGATATGTAAATATTATACCAATTCACGCCCACATAGCCATTAAAATATAATTTATTTGGAGATTAGTTGTGTAAAAATCTTACCCTGTTACAGGTATGACTTGGATTCGAACCAAGATTAACCATATAGAAGTAACACAATCTATAGCCAAATATTTTTTCAAAGAACGTAATAAAAAACGGAAATCACAAATCTATTGTCAAAGTAAAAGTTTGGATAGAAGTAAGAATATGTATAGCCGTTTATAAGTTTTGCGGAAAAAGTGTGTCTAACGTGTTATCTTAATTTGTATGTTAGAAGTAAGACCTTTGTTCCCGTACTTTCACCTAATCTAAGACCACATTACGGAAACATCCCGTCTCAAGTAAATGTGGTTAATGGTTATCCTTTTGGAATCTCACATAGCCGCAATAATTTTTAAAAAGTGGAAAGAGTGTATGTATGTTTTTAGCCAATTAAAAGTTTAGAAGTAACATAACACATAGCCACAATATATTTTAATAATGGGTGGTATTACACACCCATTAATTTTCCTGTTTGTTCATACGAAGTCATAAAGTCTTCGAATTTGAAGTAGGTGTTAACATTAGAATCTAATGTCACTTGTCTACCTCTCCCTTCAACGTGTAATAGAACTAAATCATATACACTTACCTTTGGTGGTTTAGCATATTGCTCAATCATCTTCAAAGTGTTCTTAACGTCACCTCTTGCGGTAACCTCACCGTCAGAATCTATATCCAACATAATGTACTCTTTGGTGTATAAATCAACAATCGCGATTAACGTATTAGATGATTCAGATTCCAATGATTGTGCACCGACCATAGTTTCAGGTAACCAAGTCTTATTTGATTCTGGAAATTCTCTTTCCATAATACCAAATGTAGATTCCACAGATTTCAATGAACGACCATTATAGTTTCTCACATCAATAATAGCGTATTTGAATCCACGTGATTTAGCGTCGGCAATATCAATATCGATATACTCAGCACAAGGTCCTTGTCTATGTCTAACATCACCTGAGTGAACCGAATTACCAACCTTCATATTACTGAAAGAAAGTACATTATTCGAGTCCCCAACAAAGGTAACACTTAAATCCAAATCTTCATTACCCGTTTTATCATTCCAATGAACGAAAGGTCTAATTACTTTAGCGTCAGGATTATCCAACGGTGTTCTTTGACCACGTAAAACTGGTTTAGTTGAAAAGTTCATACTTCTCATATTTGTCGGTAATGGAATCTTTTTCAATTCCTCATCAATCCAACAATCACCTAACGGTTCTAATGTTGAGAATTTATCTTTAAGAGTTTCAAAAAGTTTTGAATGAATCATTTCTACTGTATCGTTTGACAATGCAGGTAATGATGGTAATTCGGTACGTTTTCTTGCTCCTTTAATCATAACCGAACGATTATTCTTTGGTTCTAATCTACCTTCGAAATGACCATACACTTCAAATAATACTTTATTCGATGTTCCTTTAACGGACTCATTGAAATAAGACATGATTAAATCCAATTGGTTTGGGTTAGTTCTAATTAACCAATCAATTCTACGTGAGAATTCACCCGGTCTTTGTGATAAAACTTTCAAACCGTCTTCCAATCCTTTCTTGAATGAATCGTTCAATATTCCATACCAAGATTTAACTTTCTCATTTCTGATTTTGTTAAACACCTCAGCGGATTTAGGGAATTTTGTTTTATATTCACCCGGATGTAAAATTTCACCTAAACGAATCCATCTTTGGTCTCTAAGAACCATTTCTCTTGCATCACAGTTTGTCTGTTCTAATAAACCTAAAAGGTATTTTCTCTCTTTACGAGTGAACTTTTTAAATTTAAACAATTCTCTTGCCGGGTTATCAACTTTTTGAGTTGTCCAACGACTTGCTCTAACTTCTTTAAATGGTAATTTAGGTAATGAAATATCCCCACCAGATAATGATACCGCAATTCTTAATACATCCGTTGTCGTTTTAACAGGTAAACCTTCAATTCCCATTGACGCTAATGTACAAAGATTCTCTTTGAATGGAATAACATCTGGGAAAACAAGTTTCTCACCGCTATTCACAAACCATTGAATAATTGACATATCTTGTGGAGATAATGATGTGTTAATTGAAACTAAATCAGTAAAGATTTGTGAGAATCTTTCAGGTGTTGCAAACTTAATCAACGTATATTTGATTTTCTCAAATTTAATTGGTTTCTCGTATGTAACAGTTGATGGTTCCCAATTACCATTTGACCAATAATGAACAATGGCGTTGAAATATAATTCGTAATCGGATAATGACATAACTTCTTCAGGGAAGTTTTTGTAAAGTGGTTGGTAATCTCTTTTACCTCCCATTACGTTTTTCAAATATGAAATTACTTCGTCATTGAATTTAACGATAACCGATAAGTCTGATTTTGATAATTCTGTGAAAGCGTCTTGGTCTAACATATAACCCCACTCCATTAAGTGAGTTTGTACAGTTGAAACTGCAATTCTGTTATCCATCCCGTCGTTAGATGGTACTACAAGACCTTTTTGTAGAGCGACGATGTTCTTAGTCAATTCCATTGTTGTAAAATTTTGTTGTTAATAATGTTGTTAATTGTTGTTGTGAGTACAAATGTACATAATATTTTTTAAAAAACAAGCCTTTTGTAAAAATTTTTTGTTTTTTTTATAATGCTGTAATGGGAGGACTCGAACCATCCACGATGAGATTCAGTTTATGTTACCATTAACCTATTTCTTTTTCATCACCCCCGAGACAGGAGGGCTTGTCTGCCAAAGATATTATTCATATCTAATTCCAACACATTACAATAAAAAAAATCAATAGGGACAGTTCCTTCACTTCTGTCTTGTGTCTCCGTCGCGTACAGCACTATCGATTTGCGGAAAGTGAGAGGCTCGAACTCTCGCGGCTGTTACACCCTACCTGTTTAGCAAACAGGCCCCTTCACCAACTTGGGTAACCTTCCTTTGTTGTCCCATCAGGATTCGAACCTGAAATGACCGGCTCAAAACCGGTAGTGTTAACCGTTACACCATGGAACAGTAAAGCCAATCCCGTAGATTGGCCGCTCAACTTACGGTATTGAGTTTGAGGGAACAAGTCCCATACCACGTCCTTCACCCTTTGGGTACCGACAGAGCAGATGGAGAGAATCGAACTCTCATCTTCAGATTGGAAGTCTGAAGTAATGACCATTATACGACATCTGCTTATGAGCCTCCAGTCGGGCTCGAACCAACGACCTGCTGATTACAAATCAGCTGCTCTACCAACTGAGCTATGGAGGCAAATTATGTATCAGTTCCATACCGGTCTATTAGGAACTATTAGGGTTTCTCGGACGAGGTGCACAACCCAAAATCGGCTATAATGTGTTATCAGTTACTCGGCCCCCACCAAATTGGGTATTGTTACTTGGGATTCGAACCCACCTCACCGATGTATGCCTACATCAACTTTCACTGCACATTTGATACATTGTAGAAAGTGTAGGATTCGAACCTACGACCCCCTCGGTGTAAACGAGGTGCTCTGAACCAACTGAGCTAACTTTCCAAATTTTGTGGACCAGCCTGGGCTCGAACCAGGGACCTACGCATTATGAGTGCGGTGCTCTAACCAACTGAGCTACAAGTCCAAACTATTATTCTTCGTCTCTTAGGATAAATTCAATGATGGTAAACCACATATCTTCATCATCGTATATCTTAATGTCTTCAGGTTTTAAACTGTAAGTACACATATCACAATTCCACAACGAATGGATTAACCCATCTTTAAAATCTTTCTCGTCACGAATATTTAATAAATCAATATTACATTTTAAAGGATTTGGGAGATACTTCTTTTCCAACATAACCATATGTTGTCGATATAATTTCCAAGTTTCTTTATTAACCACATCGTCAGGATTGGAACCATATTTTCCACTCTCCCACCATAGGTCATGTATACGTTTGTTTTCTTCAGTGTCTTCATCCGAAACTTTAATTTGATTACGAGACTTTATCATATCTGTTGTAATCGTTGGTAAATGCCTTGTCACAATTTCTTCACCAACATAATATCCAAACTGATACTCGGCGGTTAATCTTTCTTTACTTTCTTTTTTTTCTTTTAATCTCCTTTCCTTGTATTCGGGTGTTCTAATCTCATCAATAATTTTCTTAAGTGAGGAAGAACGTTCAACTGCATTTGCAATCTTAACCCCGTGGTCGTTTTTCCATTCTTCAAATGTAAACGTTGAACTTGGGTTTTTAACCAAAAAATCCTTGTACTGTGTTTCTAATGTTGCCATAATTTGTTTTTTTGTGGGAGCAGTAGGACTCGAACCTACGAACTCGAAAGAGGGAAGATTTACAGTCTTCTGCAATTGCCGCTATGCGATGCTCCCATATCAAAGTTTAACCCAGTTTTTAGACCGCTATTAATACCTTTTACCTTTACTCTCAAATTACTTCGATACAGGAATCGAACCTGCGTTTGGGCCGTCACCCCGTAGTACCACTCTACCAATCTTTTCATTTTACCCTCAAGAGATAACTTTCGTCTGTCATCTTATTCAACCTTATATGGTTAAACTTTTTGAGGCCCCGGTTGGATTCGAACCAACGACCAGTTGATTAACAGTCAACTGCTCTACCACTGAGCTACAAGGCCAATTTTCGTACCCAAGGTCGGACTCGAACCGACACGCCTTTCGACACGGTTTCTAAGACCGCTGTGTATACCATTCCACCACTCGGGTATGTACGGGTCTCTCCCCGTTTGTCACCTCCAGCATTTCTGTATACATTTTGGCTGCTGATTGGTTATCACCATCTCGTCTAAGTGGTAGGGCTCGAACCTACGGTCTCGTGGTCCCAAACCACGCGGATTACCAACTTTCCCACACCTAGTAGTGGATGAATTATTTTTTTTATGTAGAATTCGTCAACCTCAAAACTACCACCGGTGTGATTCCATCAGGAGTCGAACCTGAAACCTACACATTAGAAGTGTGTTGCTCTATCCAATTGAGCTATGGAACCAAAAATACACTTCCTCCTCTTCGCGAGTATAGTGTGAACTAAGCTTCGTACCCGGGGCCGGACTCGAACCGGCACGAACGTTTCTGTCCAAGGGATTTTAAGTCCCTCGTGGCTACCATTACACCACCCGGGCGTTACTTTCTCAGAATGTCAATGAACTACGTTACAAATGTAATAATAAAATTTAATTAAAACAAAAAACCCGAACATTTTTTTAATTTGTTCGGGTTGATTTATAATTGTAAAATTTATTTACATCTCAATAATATCCGAACATAAGTAACTTAACGGTTGCACACCATACCCATTACCATTGTTAAGGGGTCTCGTACTCGTCAATATGTTATTTATATTCTTCATCGTTTAATAAGTATATGCAAATTTACAAAAAATATCAATAGTAAACAAATATTTTTTATTTTTTTTATTTTTGTGCCCCGTGTCGGACTCGAACCGACCCTTAAAGGTTTTAGAGACCTTCGTGCTACCACTACACTAACAGGACAAATAATTTACAACATGGTGGTCTATCACCTCAACTTTTCACTAATACAGTTTATGTGTGCCTCCACTGGGTTACTAAGTCAATGTCTCTTTGGTTGTAAATTATAATACAAATGTATTGTTTATTTTTTATAATACCAAATCTTTCTGAATATTTTTTTCATATTCTTCCTTTTTGGTTTTTGTTTTAAATTTATAACCTCGAGCGACACGGTCAGCGTGTAACCTTTTTTTGTCTCTCCTATCAAATTGATAAGATGTTAATTCATTAGATGTTTCTTTATGTATTTTCATTATCTTATCGAACATTTCTATTTTTTGTTCATCAGTGAAATTGTATTTGTCACGATTTTCTTTTCTCCATCTTTCACGATTTTTAATATCGATATTAGGTTCTAATATTTTATGAACTGAGTTAGAGAATGTACATTTAATCATTTGTGTTGGGTTATTTGTGTATTTTTTCATTTTGTTTAAATTTAATAAAGTTATTGTTTAATGATAAAGTTGATGCCTTTATCGAGCATTTTTTACTTTATTAAGTTTAGTTCGGTGGTCGTATCTATTTCATGGTTTCTTAATTTAAAGATAATTTAAGTTTATGTGTGTATTTTTTTGTATCTCCCGTTTCGAGGAAGCACAGTGACGTTAGTTGATTATCAATATCTGGTTCGTTAAACACGGATACGGATATTCCACACTCAATTAAGTCGGTAAAAAGTTTATGTAATTTTTGTTCGGAATCTATGGACAACGAAATAAGATAGTTGTTGTTCCATTTTTTAGATAAATCGGGATGGTCTAAAAAGAATTGTGCAATTGCATGCCCCGATTGTGCAATTTGATAACCCGGAGAAATATCTTTTCTCGTTACGGTTATAAGTCTATGTGTCTAATGTTGTTTCATAATAATATAAATATACTAATAAAATATTAAAAAGTCAAATGTTACCAACGATTTCTTGGATTGAAATGTGGTCTCATGTTTCTTGGTCTTGGATGATTATAAAACGGTCCTTGATGAGTTCTTGGATTATACCATAAAGGTCTAAGTCCATTGTGTCTTTGTGGCGTTCTATATGTGGTATAACAACCACTCATACTAAACATCACAACCAATAATAAAATTAACTTTTTCATTTCATTAAATTTAGTAGCCCGTAGGGGAGTCGAACCCCTCTTTCCAGGATGAAAACCTGACGACCTAACCGATAGTCGAACGGGCCAATTCGGGACAAGTTCAGGTAAAACTTATAAGTCCCTACTTTTCACTGTCGTTTGAGTTTCATATTAACGTCCGGAAACTCCTTCGGTAAGGAACAGGACTGGATAGTTTTACCGTCAACTCCAGAAGGGAATGATTTTCATTACTTTAAGTTTTACGTCTATAAAGTTAACTCACAAACGGGAGCAATATAAAAAGACGACCTGTAATCAGGACAGGATTCGAACCTGTTTAGAGCATTAGGTCAAGTTTCTGAACTTAATCATAGTGATACCTAAACTTCAACATCTCTACGTTTACCAATTCCGCCACCTAATTAAATGAGCCCGTCTTTCCGAGCAGTCATCGTTTTATAAATTTCTCTAGGTAAACTTCATACGATGATGTTCTTAGTTTATCTTCTTGTTATTCAGTACCTACAACGATAAATCGTTTGAATACTTCAAAGACCAAGTCACCTTGTTTCAGTCAAATTCCGAACCACTTAGTTTCTACCTGTCGAACTTAACGTTTAACACAAATAAATGTGTACTTCCGTAATCGTTACAAAGAGTAATCTAGATACTAAATCACCCTAAATGTCGTCGAATTGCGGAAGGAGTAGGATTCGAACCCACGGTACCTTGCAGTACGCCTGATTTCAAGTCAGGTACAATCGACCAACTCTGCCATCCTTCCAATTGTCCCCGATGAGATTATTTCGAGGTAGATATTCACAGTTTTTCGTATTGAAAAACCCATCGCGTCTTACCGCTTAAAACGTCAAACATACTCGGTAGTTTTGTTACGACCATATTCCGAGACCCCCTCTATAAAATCGTGGAAGGAAACAACTACATCATTATTTCGAACGATGCCAAATCATTGAGTATCTCTTACTCATTTGCGGGACTGACGGGAGTTGAACCCGCTCCGTGCGCCGTGACAGGGCGACATCTTAACCGTTTGACCTCAATCCCAAAAATTGTAACTAACATAGGTAGAACTCAAATCCTCTTACTCTTGTTTCTACGTTACCATATCGTAAATTACCGAAGGATTATCCGTAATATACTAAGCTCTCCCGCTAAGGACGTTATGTCAATTACAATAGTTGACTAAAATGGATTCGAACCATAATCCTGTTTCCCCTTTCGGAACCGACGAAAGCTCAATGCTTTTCGTATTCCTACTCCGTTCTGCCGTGCACCTTTACACCATAATCAATCGGAAGTTTCGAACCTTCCATACATAAGGTAATTAATCTTATGTTTTGTTGCAGGGGCCAGATTCGAACTGACGACCTAGAGGTTATGAGCCTCCCGAGCTACCACTGCTCTACCCTGCGATATATTTTCAATGAACATTTAATTCTTGTACAAATGTAATATTTATTTTTTAATTTACAAAATATTTTCTAAATATTTTTTAAAAATAATAAATTGTTCATTCACAAACTCTGGATTATGTGAACCCATATCTTTTATTATATATGGTTTAAACCCTAATTTTTTTATTTCCTTTATTTTAATCATATCCCTATTTTGAACTTGGGTTAATGAATGTTTTTTCATTATTTTTTTATAGTGCCAAATTCCATTCCATAAAACTGCAATTTTTTCATTTGGTAGAATAACATCAGCGTCCCAACCATTAAACGCGTTTTCGTTTGACATTACACCTTCAAAATGTTCACTACATAATTCAAAAAACATAATTTCATTTAAACTCCTTTTCCCCTGTTTAGAGTTTTTACCTCCGGCGGAACCTGCACATTTCAATGAACAATATTTTTGTTTTGACGATTTTAATGTTAAAAAATCATCATTACAAGATGGACATTTTCTATTTCTTCTATATTTTGATTTATCTTTTAATAATTTTATTTTAACTTCAGGTTTTTCAAACCACATTTTAACCGATTCCGATATTTTATTTTTTGTTTCTTCTTTTTGTGTTCTACTGTTTGCACATTTTCTTGAACAATGTTTTTTATAATCACCAATTGAGAATAGATGGTTGGTTATATTAATTGTATATTCCTGATTACATCTTTCACAATTTAATACTCTATCTATTTTTACTTGGTCCTTACTTAATAACCTTTTCTCGGTCATTAATTTTTTTTTGGGATTCATAGAACAGTTAGTTACGTGAGCTCCCGCTTGTTGTTTTTTTTCAAAAACAAACATTTCATTACAATATTGACATTTATACTCCATAGTAATAATTTACCGAATATAAATATCATTGTAAATGGTTGCGGGAGTGGGACTCGAACCCACGAGGCTTACGCAAGAGCTTATGAGACTCCCCAGATACCATCTTCTGACATCCCGCAATTTTTGTGTGAAAGGTGGGAATCGAACCCACAATCGCCTGAACCACAATCAGGTGCTTTACCATTTCAGCTACAATCACCATATATTAGAGTCAAGTGTTGGATTCGAACCAACGTAAAAGGTTTTGCAGACCTTCACCTTACCAACTCGGTCAACCTGACTTATTTGAGGTCTCTAAAGGATTCGAACCTTTAACAAAACATTCGTAGTGTTCCGTGTTATCCGTTACACCAAGAGACCCTTTATTGTTTATTGTAAACAATTTTGCTTATATTCTTCCTCAGTACCAAATCTAATTGGAACAAATAAAGCGAACCCATCATCATCTTCAAAGTGGTTACATTTATCTTCATAAACGTTTCCAAATTTCTCTCTATTGTAAATGAATTCATTTCCGTTCCATTTAGCAACATTCGCTCTTCTATGTTCACCAATGTAAATTTGACCTTCAATCAAATCGTCCTTACCAATTGCTCCCGCCTCAATTAATTTTGGGACGTAGAAATCTTTCCATTCCTGAATATCTACTCTTGGTAATTCAGGGACATCGTTTGGAGTAACAATCTTGGGGAGATTTTCCCAATACTCCTTTACCCTCTTTTTTCTTTCCTCTCTGATTTGGATAAGTTGAGCTTCGGCCTTTAACTTAAATCCCTCTACATTATTCTCCATTGTGTTTTTCTATTATGTTTCCAAGTTCGATACATTCTAATTTGAAAACTCATTATACATTTATTTGGGTTCTTATACCCTCTACGATATCTCGGATAAAAATTATATCCTTCATCCCAATATGGGTCGAATTTATCGTTTGTTACTATTTTATACTCTTTGTTGTGAGTTGTCGTTTGACTTACTTTGTTTTTGAACGGTTTCATATATTAGGAATTTAACCTAATGCATATCAAATTTCTTTTTCATAATTTATATTTTGCACAAATTGAAAGAATCGAACTTTCTCCTATGGTTTTGGAGACCATTTGGCTACCTTAGCCTAATTTGTATTTTGTACTGCGACGGGGAATCGAACCCCGGCCTTATCATAGAAAGTGATACGTGTTAACCTCTTCACTACCGCAGCATATTGTGACCCCGAATGGACTCGAACCATTGACTCCCTCATTAAAAGTGAGGTGCTCTAACCAACTGAGCTACGAGGTCATTGTGGTGATGGACGGACTCGAACCGCCGACGCCTACCTCTTCAGGGTAGCGCTCTACCATCTGAGCTACATCACCATTGTTGTTGGAATAGATGGACTCGAACCATCGACATTCACCGTATCAGGATGACGCTCTAACCAACTGAGCTATATTCCAATTTGTGGACACTGTGGGAATCGAACCCAAACACTCTGATTGCAAATCAGGTGGTCTGCCGTTGACATCAGGCCCAAAACAAAAAACCCTGAGATTATAAGTCTCAGGGTTTTAATATTATTAGTTAATTTACTTTTAACTTAATTCATCAATTCCGAGACTATAGGACATAGAACGCTCATCCGCCCATTTTGAACAGATTGTAAACGACATTGTATGTGTAAATTGTCTCATTGAATTTTTTTTTCCTTTGATTTATAGTACAAAGGTAACAATAAGTATTGTAATAAACAAGAAAAGATTAAAATATTTTTATTTTTTTTTATAATCAGTTGACTAATAGATGATATTTATTAGTATGACAAAAATAAAGAGACTCAATGTATCTCTACTGCCCTTATTGTATCTTTTCACGTTTGCGTTCTTCGTAGACGTGTTAAGACCAATAGATGAGACGAAATCAGTCTACGTTTCAGGTGTTGAGAATAAAATTAAAATTGGTAAACTCACCAATAATCGTAACCTTGGATTTGGGGTAAAGAATATCTTTCAAGAAATTCTTCAAGAAAAAGATTATGTTATTGTTGAGAGTCCTGAAAACGCTGATTACATTTTTAGGGCTGAACTACTTTACTTTGATGTTAATAGAACCAAAAGAAATGTTTCCGTATTCCATTCTGATGTTGAGGAGACATTAGTTGTTATGCGTGGTTTTTTAACTGACAAAGATGGGAAAAAGATAAAGGATGCCGTTGCTGAGGAATCAAGTAGCGAAATTTCTACATCAACATTAATTACCGATTCAGGTAGTGATAAAGTAAACCAACAAGCATTGTCTTCTGCAATTAAAAAGACATGTGTGTCATTAATTAATAAAATATTCACAAACACGAAATAAAATGAAAAAAATATTATTTTTACTTGGGACGTTTTTAATATCATTTTCAACGTTCGCACAATTAACAATCAATCAATCTGTAGTAACACAATCTTCATATAAGGTTGGTGATACGTTAACTATAAAATACACCGTAATCAAGGGTTCAAACCCAATTACAACACCTCGTTACTTTTGGTTAAGATATCAATATAATAATAAGGCTTTAAGTTACCTATCAACCACATATAATCAAGGGTCATCAGTTCAAACTTATTATACTGGGTGGAATAATTATTCATTTACACCATCTCAGAATGTTGACTCTAAATCATTGTATGGTCAATATACAACAACTCCTTGGAATTATTTATCGAACCCTGATTGGAATGTTGGTCAAATTACATTACAGAGAACCGATAATTCAATTGACGGTTTGTTGGCAACTCAAAAATATATTATAAAAGACCAAAACACATATAATAATATTCATAAATTAGATTTATCATATTCAATTGATGCCGCGGGTTTATATATATCACCAATTACCACATCAACGGATGGGATTTCATTAACTAACGTTGTCGGTAACACTTCCCAATTTAAAGTTAGAGTTTTATTTCCATCTTCATATACGAACATAACAGACCATAGTGTTCAATTAATGAAATTAAAAACAGACGGAACTAAACAAATTGATTGGACTCAACAACCTATTGCAGTTAAACAATTAGATGGGACAGGAGAGGCGTTATTCACTACTGAAGTAAAAGTAGGTGATGAATTCGGTGTATTTGTTGCACCTGCCAATCAGAAATCATTTATGAATAATATTGTAACGGTGTCAGATGCTTATAAGGCATTTTTAGGTATCTCACAAACTGATATAAGTGGTACCACTAATTTCTTTACGTATCCTGCTTTAGAAAAGAAAGTTGGTTTAATAACATTCAATAAAACGGCATTTAGTGAATCGGACTCATATTATATGTTTTCACATGTTATGGGTATAGATGTATCAACAAACGCATTTATCCCTAAATCTACATCAACCTCAGTAAGATGGTATAGTGGTTTATTAAACCAAGGTTGGTTAGATGGGATTGTTAAAAATGACGTAACCATAACCACTCCAACTCAAGTTGTTGATATGGTTTACGCTTGGGGTGGAGATTTAGATTGGTCACACTCATCATCGCCAAGTGAAATTAGTAGTAGAATTGCTAGTGGAAACTATGTTAATTCGGTAAACACTAATGTGGTTACAATGAATAGAACTATGTCAACATACGGAACTTTATCATATACGTCAAAAACTTTAGAAACCGCAACTTTAAGTGTGGTATCTAAAATTGAAAATGGGAAAGTTGTATTATTGACGAATTTGACTAAGTCGGATTTGGCAGGTTTACAGGTTATTATGAATTATGACGAATCAAAATTAACATTAGATGAAGTTGTTTTCAATGCGGGAAGTACAATTACAAACTTCTCAACTCATGATAATGGTAGATTAACATTTGGTTCTATTGACCAATTAAAAACCGCAAGAATAAAAACAGGTACACCGTATAAGTTGATTTTTACTCCTAAAACAAATTTAACAAACACTGCGGGATTGTTTTATTTTGTTCTATCGGATGCTATTGATTCTAAAGGTGAAAAAATAAATTTAGTTATTGAATAACATGCGTAAAATATTAGTAATATTATTACTATTAACATCATTTTTAGGGTTCGGACAGAGTGTATCTGCTCCGGACTCTAAATCGTTTATACCATCTACAACGGGACAAGATGCTAGTGGATTTTCATTAATTGGTTTTTCAACGACCGATGTGATACTTGCATCGATTAGTTTAGTGGAATATCCAACAGGTACAACATTTTATTTAACAACAACAACAGGATTAACAGCCGCAAGTGGTTTTACGTTGTCGGGTAATAAAACTCGTTTAGTTGTGACGGGTACGATGACAAATATTAATACCGCATTAACTACGTTAAAAGTGAACACAGGTGTAAATAAAGGTAATGTAAAATTATCAGTAGCTGCAACGATTAATCCAACGGGTTATTATTACAATGGTGTAAATGGACACTTTTACAAACCAGTGTCAATTGGTGCTTACTATCCCGTGGCAAAAACAAATGCACATGCCACTACATTCAAAGGTCAAGAAGGGTATCTACTAACTCTAACATCTGCAGATGAGGAATCATTTATTAGAGCAAATGTACCACAATCTAACATATGGTTTGCGGCAACGGATAAAGTAATTGACGGGACTTGGGTGATTGATGATGGTCCTGAATTGGGGACTGTGATGAAAACATCGAATGGACAAACCGCGGGTAATATTCCCGGTGTTTATAATAACTGGTGTGGTGGTGAACCAAATGGTGGTAACCATAGTGAAGATTACCCCGTAGCAAAATGGAATGGTGCAAGTTGTTGGAATGATTTACATCCCAATTATAATAACCCATATGTGATTGAATATGGGACTTGGACTAATCCAGATAACGCAACATTTACCGAATTTTACACCAATTCAACGACACACACGAATGGAGATGTATTAACCGCACGATTCAATATTGATTTTGGTGGTAATGTGGATGAAACTAAATTTTCAGCAAAGGCAAACACTTATGTAAATAATATATGGGGTGTAACAACCAACACATCGAGAGTATTAAGTGGTTTGGGTAAAGTAGATATCACAAACGATTTGGATACTGCTAAAATAACAAATGGAGGTATTAAGGTATCATCAACACCAGGACAAGTGGAATGGTGCGTGATTTATGAGTATGACACGTATAATCAAAGGTATAGAGTTGGGATAGATAGTAGGGAGGTAAATGGTATCATTTCGGACCCATCTACAATAACTAATTTACAATTATTTGATTTATATAATGGACCGGTAACTTATGGTAGTTATGACCCTAATGGTTGGACCGAGGTGTACATCTATACAACAACACCACTCAACTTTAATAGTTCATCATTTACATCTAACATACGAAATGGTGGAGGTTATTATGCATTAACATCTGAATTTACATTTACCCCAATCGAAAGTTTCAAACAACATGGTATTGACATTATTGCAAACAATCAAACTGAATTAAACACTTTATATAATAGTGTTGTTACAATATCAGATGTTTATTTGGCATTTAAAGAATTATCAAATGGTGGAATATTTGGGAATCAAAGTGGGTTAGAATTCACATCAGGTATACAGTTTATGAATGCAGATGTGGATGGGAACGGAATATTTAACGAAGCAGATACATATAGATTATTACAACACATAACAGGTATACAACCAATAACACAGTACACTGCTTTAACTTATTTGATGAAGTTATATAGTAAATCAGAATACGATGCAATAACTAAATCAAATTGGAATACTGTCTTAAATTCAACGAGAAGTTTATACCCATTTAATTTGAATAGTGGGGTATTGAATAATACGTATAATCTTAATGTGACTTGGTTGGGGGATATAAATCTATCTCATTCAGCACAACAAAGTATAAGTGGTGTTGCAACCAATTCAATGAGAACAATGTCCATATCGTCAAAAACAACGTCAAATGAAATAAACGCTTATCTAATGGGTGAGAATGTCGGTGGTAAGTTAGTTGTAACAATAACGTTAGACCCTTTACAACAGGAAGTGGTTGGGACTCAATTCAATTTAAACTACGATAACACCGCATTAAGTTTTGAAAAGGTGGAATTTACCACAAAAGGAACACCTACGAATTTTGGAACTGACAGAGGTTCATTTATAACATTGGGTTCATTGATAACAGATGGTTCAACTACATTGGACAAGACAACTGAATATAAAATAACGTTCTTACCATTGCAAGGATTGAGTAGTATATTGGGATTGACTTCAATATCGAATACCGACGCTGTAAGTAAGAGTGGAACACAATTAAAAATAAAGGTAAACTAATGAAGAAACTAATATTAATGTCGTTGATTTTATTAGTAGGATGTACTAAACCCGAGCTACCATATCCTGAGGTAATGGCTATAGATGATATCTTTAGTGTTACCGAAAGTAGTGTTTCAAATGGTCAGTCAATACATTTTGATTTACCATCATCGGGAACATATATTTTAATCTTAACAGATAAGGAATCCGGTCAAGTTATTAGTAAGGAAAAATTTAACGGACAAATCGGTGAAAATATAAAGAAAATTTACACTAATTCCATACAGTCAAAGTATTTATATTTAACACTGGTGGATTATAGTAATAACCAAATTGGTAAAACAATAATAAACCTTAATAAATGACAAAAATGAAAAAACTATTAACTCTTACGTTAATTATTATGACTCTTGGAGGTTGTACCAAAGATGATTTCATAGTAGAACCTGAAGTATCTGTAACCCCCCAATTACAGATTAAAAATTCAGTCGGGATAAAATTAGAAACTCCGTTTGTTACGAGCGAAGTTGCAATGAATGTTAAGACCGAAATTAACGGTGTAGTAACAATAAAAATATTTGACATAACTAATAAAGTTGTGTCAAAAGAAGAAATTGAAGTAAAATCAGGAAACAATATACTTAAAGTATATACTTCATCTTTACCACCATCGGCTTATAGAATTGGTTTATTCGATTCAAATGGAGTGGAGTTAGGTATTACAGATTTTAATAAATTATAATAAAAAAAAATTAAAAATAGAATTATGTCAGAAGAAACAGAAAACGACGGAACAATGAGTGGGTTGAAAAAAACCATAATCGGTACTTTAGGTACAATAGTAACTGCGGGTGGTGTTTGGGCTGCTAGTTTACTTGGAGGTGGTGGTGACGAACCTGCACCCGTACAAGCCGCACCGGTAATTAACATTACAAACTCAAATCAACAAGCACAACAACAATCAGCCGCAGCTGGTAAAACAGTTATCATTAAAGAAAAGGCAACACCTACACAACAATCGGCACCTGCACCTGCTCCGGCACCTAAGAAAAAAGAAGGTGATGAGTTTAAGGAAAAACCTGCTCAGTGGTAATAAATTAAAAAGTTAAAAATTTAAAAGAATATGGCTGAACAACAACCAAGTGGGTTTAAAGAACTATTAAATTCAATGATGCAACGTAGATGGTATATTTCTGCGATGGTATTGGGTGGATTTATGATAATTATCGGTGGTATTTTTGGAGCAATAACCACAAACACAGCGGCATCAGCTGAATGGAAAGAATTATTATTATTAATGTTAGGTGCTTTCATTGGTTCTTACGGTAAAATCATTGACTATTGGTTTAGTGATACTGATAAGGATAAAATGTTAGTTCAGAAAATGGACGAAGAAGATGGAATTTCCTTAAGTAATACCGCAGATGGTCCTAATAATCCGATTGTACCAATGTCAACAACGCCATTAGTGTTAACAGAATCGTCAGAAGTTGGACAAGATGTCCAAGTAAGTGACCAACCTGAGAAAAAGGGAGTTGAGATTGACGAGGATGGTGATGGTGTTATGGACGGTTTAGACTTTGACGGTGACGGTAAAATTGACGAATATTTCGCCCACAGACAATGTGAACACGTTTGGGGTGATTTAGATGGTGATGGAACTGAGGAATGTTTGAAGTGTGGTAAAGTAAAAGACGAATATGCCGAAATGGACATGGAAGGTTAATAAATAAAATGACAAAAATAAATAAACTATGAAATTTAAAGAATGGGTTATCGAACTTTTCAAAGATGAAAGAGGTTCAATATCGGTAAAACCGGTAATCGCTATGATTGGTGCACTATTTTTATGTGTTACAATGATTTTAAATTCGTTCTCACATGCCGATTTTGCTCCGTCACCTGACTTAGTAAATGCCGTTATGATTATAACGGGAATTGGTATGGGTGCGGATACGGTGGATAAATTCACACATAAGAAGAAAGAAGAAAATGAAGGATAATTAAAGGGGGATTTATCTCCCTTTTTTTATATTTATAATAAAACAATATATTATGACAAAAATATTGAACAAAACAAGTGAGTTACTTTTTAACTCATTTCTAATCCTTACAATGGTATGGATTGTAGTTGCCCTGTCAACACAAGTGTTTTTTATTTATCTTGAATTTACGAATCAACAAGATAGAATGAGAGACATTTCAAATAAGGTGACATGGAAAATTGATGGAAGATTTAAAAACAATCCTGATAACATTTGGTACGAAGGTCCCGTAAACAACTAAGTTATGAAAAATTGGTTTTTAAGATATGAACAAGTTATTTTGTTTTATTCACTTATAATTTACATGGTGACATTAACCATTGTGTTTGACCATGAATTAAAGACGACCAATTGGGCCGGCATATTATGGGTTATTCAATTTTTTGGATTTTCAACATTATTAGGTCTTCGTGGTATTAAAAAAGGTTGGTCTTGGCCGAAAAGATATTAAATAAACACATTATTATGAAAAAAACATTATCATTATTATTAGTTTGTATGTTCTTTAGTTTCGTATCTACAGCACAAACAATCGGTAAAACAAAAACTGAAGAGTATAAAGCGGACTTTGAAAAGAAAAAAGACATATCCGCTTATATGGATTATGAGGGTCCTCAAATTCCGATTCAAATACTTAAGTGTGGAATCTCAGATGAAGTATACGAAATGTATCCCGAGTTAAAGGAAAAAAGAGTAGGATTAGGTGTTGCAAATATTTCAATGGAGTATTTGGAAAATTTAAATCGTTTTAAATTCACTGAGTCATCAACAGAAATAAAAAACCGTATGGTAAAACAATTTCAAGCATCTCAAGCGGGTATTTCTGAAAATAAATTAGATGGTCGTGGTAAGATTAATTTGGCGAAGTATTTCGTTACAATTGAATGTTACGATTATTCTATATCTGAAGATGAAACTATTAATATGAAAGATGGTATTAGAGATAATATGGTCACTCGTATTGGTTTACAGGTTAGATTTACAGACGCAGAAACAGGGGTTGTTTTCGCGGGTTCTGGATTAGGTGAGGCTAAGACAAATAGAGAATTAACACTTTTATCTGACGCAACTGTAGACCCAATAAAATTCAATCAATCTACAATTTCAATATCCACAAAGAAAGCTTTAGATATTGCATGTGCTAATATTTTGGATAGAATGATTAAAAAGGGGATTTTTACTAAGTAATACGTAATTTACAATTTGATTTATATAAAGGAGGTTTATTAACCTCCTTTTTTAGTATTTATAGTTATGACAAAAATTATAAACAACAATAGAATCATATGAAAAGATATCTTTTTATATTCGTAGTTTTATTGTTTTCATTACTTTCACAAAAAGTTAATGGACAGACATTTACACAAACCTTCATTGATAAGTGTACGGGGGAAGTGAGAACGGCAAAAACCGTATATGTTAATGGTAATGCTGTTGTATCTTTTTATGGTGATGTAAGAACATTTACACCGTCAGAAGTACAATCAGGACAATTACAGGTGTGGTTACAAACCACATATGCCACGTATTCGTCATTACCATGCCCTGCGGCTACCGTAGTTCAACAGACAGTTCAACAAACGGTAACCCAAGCCGTAACTCAAGCCGCAACTGCAGCCGCCACATCGGCCGCAACTGCAGCGGCAAGTAGTGCCGCATCATCTGCCGCGAGTAGTGCCGCCTCATCAGCTGCGAGTAGTTCTGCGTCATCCGCAGCAAGTAATTCGGCGTCGTCAGCCGCGAGTGGTTCAGCATCATCGGCAGCAAGTAGTTCGGCATCCACAAGTAGTTCATCTTCAACAAACACTGGAGGTTCAACATCCTCATCTAGTAGTTCGAGTTCATCATCTAGTAGTTCAAGTTCGGAAAGTAGTGGTTCAAGTTCATCTGAAACAAAATCAGAAAGTAGTTCTGAAACTAAAAGTGAATCAAAATCGGAAACTAAAAGTGAGGAAAAGAAAGAGGAATCAAAATCAGAATCTAAAGAAGAGAAAAAAGAAGAATCTAAAGAGGAGAAAAAGAAAGAAGAAGAGAAGAAAAAAGACGAAAAGAAAAAACAACAATCACAAAACCCAACATTAGTTGCATCAGATTTGGCAACCACCGAAAGTCCTGATGGTCAATATAGTGCAATGTTATCGTTAGGTATATCTAAATCATCTTTAATGGGTGATAAGTCATACAGTGTCAATTTAATGATTTGGTCAACATTAAATCAATTTGCATTCTCAACGGGAATGACTCAAATGAAATTGGATGATAAGGGAATGTTAAATTCAATCCACAGTTACTCAACAACGTTTGCGTACCTAAATGGTACATGGATGGGTTTAGTCGGATATACATACATAAAACCCCACCCGAAATTCGGTACCTATGGTTATAACATCGGTATGGTTAATTTATTATTAAAAAATCAAGAAGATAAATACGATTTGAATTTAACAACATCAACAATAGTATTTTGGACAAAACCTTTCCAATATAGTAAGAAAGTCACCATATCTCCACAAATTTTTACGACGTACTCACCAATTAACTATAACACAGTAACGGGAGGAACAACCGTTGGTAGACATTTTGGTTTTTTGATTGGTAGTAGTTTTGATTTAAAATTATCGAGAAGGTTTGGTCTAAGTTTAAATTACAAGATGAGTCTTAATACTCAACCTGGAACTACTGTGACTAACAATTTCTTAATTGGTTCAAGAATGATGCTATAACACATCTTTATCTAATCTTAACGGTCTCGTGTGTTGTCTTTGTTTTCTAACACCGTAATCCGTAGTTATTTTAGAAATTGTTGCACCTAACGTGGAACATAGTATTAGTAGAGATATTAGTAAGTTTAACATATTGTATTTTTTTTATATAATTATTAGAAAAATACAACAAAAGTGTTAAAATACCAAGAAAAATAGGATAATAACCACAAGTTCTTTATATAATACAAAAAAAATCCCCCGAAGTAGAAACAACGAGGGATATGACAAAAATAAATAAACGTATCTCTTACGATTGATACTATTAAAATATAAACTATAAAAATTACATTGTCAACTCGTAATGTAAATTTTTTATTTTTAAACAAGTTTCGTAATCTTCAATTTGTTCAAAATATGGAATAACGTCCCTTACTAATATTTTTGTTTCAGTTTTGGAGAAGTTAAATTCGGTGTCCCATTCCAATCCACTTATTTGACTAACAACTAAAAGTTTTAAGGTTTTCTTTCTGGATGTCTTTAGACCCTCGAAAACTTCCACGATTGACTTATAAATTATTTCTTTATTGGTGTCGTAGAAATCTGTAAAATCTTGGTGATTGGTATTGATTTCCAATCGAATGTATGGTTCTTTTTTAGCTGCCATGTATTGTTTTATTAAATTAGGGGTAGTTATTTTTCGTTTACCACCTTTGTTTCTTGTGAATTCATTTTTTGTTCTAAAACCGTTACTCTTTTTTCTATAACAGATAATTTAGTCCGATAAACATTTATTGTGAACCACAATAAAACAAGTAATGCCATGTTTAATACAAATAGCACCTTTTCTTTTGAATTTTCTCTCATAATGTTAAAAATTGAAAAATAGGGCCGAAGCCCCATTTTTATTTTGTTGCAGCTGAATCTGCAGGGATTTGAGCCGTTGTTGAGTCCGCAGATACTGCAGTACTATCAACTTGAGTAGCTGTTGAGTCTGTTGCTTCGTTTGTGGTAGACTTAGAACCACATGCCGCCATTGTAATCGATACAATAACCGCGAATACTAAAATATATTTTTTCATTATAGTAAATATACACTTTATTTCTGACAATACCAAATTTAAATAAAAAAACCCCAACAGGTTGTCGGGGTTTAAGGTCTTTCAATGGGTTCAACCCCATTTACTTATGAAAAAAAAACGAAAAGGTAATCGACAAAGAGAACCTCCGAGATATAAATATATATAACTTTATTAAAAAGTCAAATATTTACAATAATTTTTTTCCAATTAACAATACACCATCGTTATTACACTTAATATTTGTTAATTTACCTTCTTTTATTTTACCTCTTAAAATCTCATCACTCAAGAAATCTTCACATAAATTTTGAATGATTCGTTTAATAGGTCGTGCACCGTATCCTTCATTTTTGTTCATTGAAAGGATTTTATCGTTCACACTTTTATCAAAAACAATATCGTACTTTTTCTCTGCAAGTCGTTTAACTAATTTATTAAGTTCGATAGTGATAATCTTATTTAAAACATCATCGGTCAATGGGTTGAAGATGATGATATCGTCTATACGATTTAAAAATTCGGGACTAAATTGTTGTTTTAATGACTTATCTATAATAGTCTTTTTAACTTGTTCAGACTGACTCTCCTTAGATAATGTGTTGAATCCAACACCACCACCAAATTCAACTACTTTCTTGGCACCTATGTTAGATGTTAAAATAATCAAAGTGTTGGTAAAATTTACTTTTCTACCGAATGAATCCGTTAAATGTCCTTCGTCTAAGATTTGTAATAATAAGTTAAAGACATCCTTATGTGCTTTCTCTATTTCATCAAATAAAATAACTGAGAATGGATTGTTTTTCACTTTCTCTGTTAATTGACCACCTTCATCGTAACCAACGTATCCCGGAGGAGAACCAATCAAACGAGAAACACTGTGTTTTTCCATGAATTCACTCATGTCAACACGTATAACATTATCCTCAGAACCAAACAATGTACTCGCAATTGATTTTGCCAAGTGAGTTTTACCCACACCTGTTGAACCCAAAAATATAAATGAACCGATTGGTCTATTTGTATCTTTTATCCCAACACGACTTCTTCTAATTGATTTTGAGATGATAGAAACTGCTTCATCTTGACCGATTACTCTTTCACCAAGTATATTTTCTAAATCAAGTAATTTTTCAGTTTCATTAACGTCTAATTTAGTGATTGGGACACCTGTCATCTCCGATACAATTTTGTATACATCCTCAACAATTACGGGAGTTTTATTATCTCTTTGTGAGATAACCCAATTTTCTTTTTCTTCTTCTAATTTCTTCTGAACTTTCTTTTCGTCGTCACGTAACTTGGCCGCCAATTCGTAATTTTGACTCTTAACAACTTGAAGTTTCTTTTCTCTAATAACTTCAACTTCCTTTTTCAATTCTTCAATTATTTCAGGGACTTTAGTTGAAACTCTTTTCTCTGAACCTAATTCATCAAGGATGTCAATGGCTTTGTCTGGAAATTGTCTATCTGTGATGTATCTATCTGACAATAATACGATAGTGTCAATAACATCCTCACCGTAAGATACTTTGTGGTAATCTTCATATGATGGGGATAAGTTATTTAAAATTTCTGTTGTCTCACTATATGTCGGTTCTTTTAAGGTAACCTTTTGAAATCTTCGTACAAGCGCGCTATCCTTCTCAATATGTTTTTTATACTCATCGAAAGTGGTTGCACCGATACATTGCATTTCACCACGTGCTAATGCGGGTTTTAGTATATTAGCGGCATCCATTGCACCACTCGCATTACCTGCACCAACCATGGTATGTAATTCATCGATAAAAACAATTACATTTGGATTCTCTTGTAATTCGTTTAAAATTGCTTTAATACGTTCTTCGAACTGTCCTCGGTATTTTGTTCCTGCAACTAATGATGTAAGGTCCAACGATACTAAACGTTTATCTAATAGATTGTTTGGACAATTACCTTTATGGATTTGTATGGCTAACTTCTCAACTAACGCCGATTTACCAACACCCGCATCCCCAACGATTACCGCATTATTTTTTTTCTTTCGAGATAAGATTTGAGAAATACGTTTCACTTCTTTATCTCTTCCCACAACCGGGTCAATCTTACCTTCTTCAGCTAACTTTATTAAATCTCGTGAAAAATTATCTAAAATAGGTGTTGTTGAACCAGGTCTTCTACTCTTTTGATTTTGTTTTGGTCCTTCTTCAAAGAAATCTACTGCCATATCATATGTTTTTTAGTTCGATACAAATGTAAAACAAATTTTAATAAAAAACAAATAAATGACAAAATGTCAAAAAATATCCGTTGATATTTATCTTAAAATGTATTATATTATAACATAAATAAAATAATATGGGAATTATATCGGAACAAATTAACGGGACAATCATTAATGTTGACATAAAGTCATCCAACATAAAATCTGCACAATATAACACTACAGATGAGACATTAACGATTACTTTCAATAACGGAGGTATTTATGAGTACTACAAGTTTCCTTGGTCAGAATTCACTAAATTTAGGATGTCAGAATCTCAAGGTAAGTACTTCAGTAGTAATATAAACGGAAAATACAAATTTCAAAAAATTAAATGATTGGTAAATCCTTAGTTGATGAACTATTTGAAGATAGTGAGTTAGATAATAAAATCATAAAGTCGTTTTCGGCTAAAGATGAATTAGATTCTAATATCTTCAAAAAAATCAAAGACACGTATAAAATGGATAGTAACGTAAGGGAGAAATTAATAAAAATCTCAGATACGTTCATTGATTTCTTAGGTGTTGATTTTTTCATACACGATATTGTATTAACCGGTTCATTATCAAATTACAATTGGTCAGAATTTTCAGATGTTGATTTACATATATTAGTTGACATGGATGAAAACGGAAAAAGTACCAAAATCAATAACACTGCATATCACGATTTAGTAAAAGAATTTTTGGATGCAAAAAAAGACGTGTGGAACGAAAATCACAATATTAAGATAAAAGGGTACGAAGTTGAATTATATGTTCAAGACGTTGACGAAAAACACGTCTCTTCAGGTGTGTATTCAGTACTAAACGATAAGTGGGTAATTGAACCTCAAAAAACTAAAGAATTTATTGATGATTCTAAGATAATTGAGAAGGGTGAGGAATATATGAGGTTAATTGATAAATTAATTGAAAAGTCCAAATCTGGGTCTGACGTAATAAATCAGATAAAATCCTTAAAAAATAAGATAAAACGTTTCAGACAAAGTGGATTAGAGAGAGGTGGAGAATACTCATATGAGAATTTAACCTTCAAATTACTTAGAAGAAATGGATACATTAATAAGCTATTAACACTAAAAACGGATATAACAGATAAAAAATTGTCTATACCACAATAACTACAGTTATTTTTTTCCTTATATCAATGTATTTATAGGATAAGAATAACTTCATTTAACAATGCAAAAATGGGAGATTTAAAACCAATCGGTAGTGAGAAATTAAAAGGCGAGGATAAATTAAAGAGAATCCTTGAACTCACGTACTTTAATGAAAATAAAAACGTTCCGACTAATCCACGTGCTGAGATTATTAAAGAATCCACTATTGGTGGTGTTTACGGAATTGTAAAAGAAAAGGACAGCTACTATGTGAAGAGAGGTTTGAACGAAAGTTCCCTTGATTACATTGGTGGGATGTTCATGAAAAATAAAAACAGATTTTCTTCATATTCAGAAGCACTGAAAAGACTTGAACTTTTAAAAGGTCAAGAAGAATTACAGGAAGCTACAAAATATGTTTTAAAACAAAACAAACCAGCGACTGAAGCTCCAATTGCACCTCCTGCGGATATGCCGCCGGCATTACCACCTGCAGAGGATGACGCACCGATGTCAGATGCAGGCTTAGAAGATTTACCGGCAGAAGAACCAATTGATGGTCCTGAAGAAGAACCAACACAAGATGATTCTGAAGATAATGACCCAATTAAATTAATTCAAAAACTAACAGGTAAGTTAGGTCAGAAATTAAGAGGAGCTCAGGAAGATATGGAAAGTGACGACATTAAGTATGTTATCAATTCTGTGGTTTCAGCTTTGAATTTAGACAAATTGGATTCAATTGATAAAGAAGAAATTCTTACTCAATTTGAAGACGAAGATGAGTACGAAGGAGAAGAACCTGAAATGGGTGGTGAAGAAGTTGCACCTGAAGGGGAAGACACTGATTTAGGTGAAGAAAACGACATGTCAATGGACGCTTTAGAAGCTTTAATCAATACCCCATTTGATGAAATTGACGAAGATGATGATTTCGGTATGGAATTAGCTCCGGGTGGTGAAGAAGACGAATACTTCAGAAATAGTGAAAACTCACATGATGATGAAGAAGGTTTCGGAGATTTTGATTTTACTTTTGATATTAACGAAGAAGACCCAATTGGTGATTCTGAGGGTCAACCTGAACAACATGACATCAAAGAGTTAGACATTAACGAATTAACTGATGTTATTAACCAAAGTGTTAAAGAAGCGTTAGGGAAATATATAAAATAATATGTTTTTAATATACATCAATGAACTTGGTAGAGACTATAAAGGTCAAAGACAATACGAATTCATTTTCGGAACAGACATTGAGGTATTAGAAGACGAATGGTTTATAATTCCATCATCAGGTAGAGCAGTTCCACCTCAGATTGAGTCGATAGATTTAGTTGGTTTATTAAAAAATTCCGATTTAGAACTTGAACTCGTACAAAACTCTGATTATCATGGAATGATTGATGCTGTTGATGGAATTGTTGCATTAGGTTGGGAAGAATTTGACAGAGACGCTGAGGAGAGACCTATTAGGGTTTCTTTTCACTTTGGTGAAGAATTTGATACTGTTGTCGAGAAATTGAGAATAAAAGGGTTGGAATTAATAAACGAAGAAATTAAAGAATAGTTTCCATGAAAAGAAATGAAATAGTACAAAAACTAATGAACGAAGGATTTTCGGAAAGTACATTAGTTAATATGTCAGACAAACAATTAAACATGTTATCAGAGAGAATACTTTCTGAAGAAACAGTTATGGTCTCTAAAAAAAGTCCGACTTACGCTGCCGATATTGAAGCTGCGAAAAAAAGTTTAAAAACCATTGAGACTTATGAGGGTGAATTAAAAGGTGACCAAGATAAGTTAGATAAAAACCACAATGGAGAGATTGATGCCGAGGATTTCAAACTTCTAAAAAAGGACAAAAAAGTAGTCAATAAAGAAAAAAAAGAAATAAATGAGTGGGTAAAGTTGTTAGCTAACGAAAATTTTCATAGTTTTACATCAAAAAATGAAATTATGGAAATGATTAACACAAAATTAAACGAACAAGGACCCGCAATTGCAGAACCGGATATCGACGTTGAACCGGACATTAAACAACCTTCAATATCACCGGATAAAGACCCGTTCATTGACCCATGGGACAATCCAAACGAAGGTCCTGACCCTGACCCTAAATTCGAAAAGGGAGATTCAGAATTACCAGACTTTATGAGATTTAAAGAAATTATCAATTCATTTAACTAATGGCAAAACAAAAATCAACAAATAAGGAGGTTAAACCTCTAATTTTAGGTCAAAAAGGAGAACAAAAAGAGGCTATGTCATTTAGTGATGATAGTAGACCAAGTCCCGATGTACAATCTGATTTATCAAATAGAGAAACCCCGTTTGATAAAGTTGATTTTCCAAACGCACCTGAAGAACACGAAAATTACGAAGAGTTATTGGCGTCTGAAGAATATAAACATGCGTTAGATAAGTTAGCTGAATACACGGGTGTTCGTAACATTGGTACAGGTATTAATGGTCAATATGCTCAATTATCAAACCAAGCAGGAAGAATATTAGGTGAGGTAATGAGAGCCGAAACAACTCATGAATCTGAATTAGAACAACTTTGTGAAACTTTAATTAGAGATTATTTTAAAATTCCTGAAAATAGAATTCAATTTGACTTTAAATTAGTTAAACAATCTATAAAATTAAATAACACCCAAACCAAACAACAATTACAACAGAAGGAAGAGGAATTGGCAGATGATGTCAATGAATTGAACCCTGAAAGAGCAAAGAGAAGAATTGTAAATGCAATGACACAAGGTCATGCTGTTGACGGTTCATATCTTTTCGAGAAAGTTGTTGGTGAATTGGAAAACATCATGGGAGTACAAGGAATTACTGAAAAGTATGCTATTTTTGTATCAACAATGATGTTAGGTTATTGGCAGTTCCCTAATGAAATGTTATCAGCTGCTGGTAGTGGTGAAGGTGGGGCATCAGGTAAAACAAGAATTGATACGTCAACAAATCCACCAACAATACATGCCGAGGCAATGATTTTTCCATTTTTAATTCATGAAGCAATTAAAGGTGTTATGGAATTTTTAGGTAAAGAAAGAAAACCTGAAAATCCTGAGAATTATGAGAAAGCTAAAGATTTAGAAGACCAAGTTCAACACGAAATATGGGACATTAGATTAGGTAGAGCAATTTGGAAAAGATTAACCAATTTGTATCCTGACGCAATTGTTACTGACGAAGAAAAGAAAAAAATACAATATTACATTTATGTAAACATTGTAAATCTACCTGTTAAAGAATTCTTATTATTATTTAAAGAAATCATGGGTGGTACCGATATGGGTAAAACATTAATAGGTGCAATCTATTACGATTTAACCAGAAAGGTAGATAATGAAACCGTTACAACTTCCGATTCAGAATTCAAACGACTAATGGATGAATTTATGGAAGAACATAAAGACGATGACTTAACTGATTTCCTATCACAGATGGGAATTAGTTTACCAAAATAAAATGAAGGTCTCGAATAGAGACCTTTAGTTTTTATATTTATTAGTATGAGTAGATTAGAACAACTACATGAATATGCAAGAATTATAAAAGACGCACCGTATGCCTTAAGAACATACCTCACAACTTACGATAATACTCAAAAAAAATATGTACCATTAAAACTTTTCCCTGACCAAGAACAATTGATTCAGGATTATGAGAAGTATAATGAGAACATTACAAGAAAATATAGACAGGCGGGGGTATCAACCGTAACCGCAGCTTGGATTTCAAAAAAACTACAAACAGCAAAGAAGACTGAACCTGAGAGGGTTCTTATTATTGCCAACAAACGTGACACCGCAATTGAAATGGCTAACAAAGTTAGAAATTTCTTGGAGCAGTGGCCAGAATGGATTAATGTTGGTTTCTCACCTGATAAAAACTCTGAAAGTCGATTTAGATTAAATAATGGATGTGAGGTTAAAGCCGTTGCAACATCTCCCGATGCGTTACGTGGTTTTACACCGACCATACTTGTATTTGACGAGGCTGCGTACATTGATGCAGGTGAAGACTTTTGGGCTGCGTCTATGGCATCGTTATCTACGGGTGGTAAGATTATTCTTATCTCAACACCCAATGGATATGACCCAATTTATTATGGGGTATACGACCAAGCAATTAGAGGTGTTAACGATTTCCACATTACGGATTTAAGATGGTTTAAAGACCCACGTTACACAAAAGATTTAAGATGGGTAAAATGTAACGATATTGTACATTACATGTTAAATAGGGAACAATACAATGATGATGACATTGTAATGACCGATTTTGATATGGAAAAATATAACGACTATTTGGATGAGGGATATAAACCTCTTTCATCGTGGTTTGAATCCATGTCTAAGAAATTTAAATACGATAGACGTATGATTTCTCAGGAGTTGGAATGTGACTTTTTAGGTTCAGGGGATTCCGTTATACCTGGAGAGACACAAGAGAACATCGCTAAGAATATGATACGTGTACCTAAAGAAAAATACATGCAGGGTACATTTTGGCATTGGAAGGAACCAATTGCCGGTCATCGTTACATTATGGGAGTCGACGTTAGTAGAGGAGATAGTGAAGACTTCTCGTCAATTAATATTGTGGATTTTGATGATAGGGAACAAGTTGCCGAATATATTGGTAAAATACCTCCGGATGACTTAGCTGCGGTTGCATATAAGTGGGGGATATTATATGAGGCGTTTATTGTTATCGATATTACAGGCGGTATGGGAGTTGCCACCTCAAGAAAGTTACAGGAAATGAATTATAAAAACCTTTATATTGACGGTATAAACACACAAAATATTTGGGAATATAACAAGAAAGCAACTGAAAAAATACCCGGGTTAAATTTCAACAATAAAAGAACACAAATCGTTGCTGCGTTTGAAGAACAATTAAGAAAAGGTTTTATTGTTAGGTCAAGTAGATTATTAAGTGAACTTAATACGTTTGTTTATCTTAACGGTAGACCTGACCACATGAAAGGTCAACATGATGATGCGATTATGAGTATGTCAATGGCATTATATGCCGGCGATATGTGTTTTAATCAATTGGAGAGAAATGAAAACGCAAACAAAGCAATGTTAGAGTCTTGGACTATGTCAGAGAGAACGTATGAGGCGAGTAAAACATTCTATTCGTACGGGACATCATTCGACCCAATAGGTTCAATGTCAATGGATAATAGTCTCTTTAGTGAGGGTAATCCAACGAATATACCTAAAGATAGTTATAAAGAATTTTCGTGGTTATTTGGGAAACCAAGGTAACTATTGATTATTACAAAAAAAAGACTTAGATTATTATAATTAGTATTTATAGATATGGAAAAACAAAATCTAACGATATTTCAAAAATTAACTAAAACATTTGGTTTTCAAGGACCTAATGTTGAAGCTCCACCATCTTTTCAATTTTCTAAAGATGAGTTACTAAAGACTGACAGTAAGGAGGATTTTGAAAATGCGTTATTACAGGCACAACAAAGTCAATACGTTGCAGATAAATGGGCGAAGATTGACCAGTCGTTATATAATCAATCGGTTTATTACGAACCAAATAGATTGTCAGCATATTATGATTACGAATCAATGGAATTTACACCTGAAGTTTCGGCATCATTGGACATTTACGCAGAAGAGTCAACAACAATGTCAGAAAAAGGTGAGATATTAACCATTTATTCTGAATCTAAAAGAATTCAAAACATATTAACTGATTTATTTGAAAATACATTAGACATTAACACTAACCTACAAATGTGGGCTAGAGGTATGTGTAAGTATGGTGATGATTTTGTTTATTTAAAAGTGGACCCTGATAAGGGTGTTATTGGTTGTCAACAATTACCTAACATTGAGGTTGAAAGAATCGAAGGTGCGGTACAAAAAGTTCCAAACCAAACAGGTTTTAACACAAACACTAAACTTCCATCAAGAGAATTGAGATTTGCTTGGAAAAATAAAGATTTAGAATTTCAAGCTTGGGAGATTGCCCACTTTAGATTATTGGGTGACGATAGAAAATTACCTTACGGTACTTCTATGTTAGATAAAATCAGAAGAATTTGGAAACAACTTTTACTTGCTGAAGATGCTATGTTAATTTATAGAACTTCGAGAGCACCTGAAAGACGTGTATTCAAAGTGTTCGTTGGTAACATGGACGATAAGGACATTGAACCTTATGTACAACGTGTGGCGAATAAATTTAAAAGAGACCAAGTTGTGGACCAGAAAAATGGTCAGGTTGATATGAGATATAATCAAATGGCTGTTGACCAAGATTATTTTATCCCTGTTCGTGACCCGTCTCAAACCAATCCTATTGAAACATTACCGGGAGCTCAGAACTTAGGTGAGATTGCCGATATCGAGTACATCCAAAAGAAATTATTAGCAGCACTTCGTATTCCTAAGGCATTCTTAGGTTTTGAAGAAGTTGTTGGTGATGGTAAGAATTTGGCATTAATGGATATTCGTTTTGCGAGAACAATTAATAGAATACAAAAATCATTAATTCAAGAATTAAATAAAATTGCTTTAGTTCACCTTTATCTTTTAGGGTTAGAGGATGAGTTACATAATTTCACATTGTCTTTAACTAATCCATCTGCACAATCAGATTTATTACGTATTGAGCAATGGAAAGAAAAAATTACTTTATATAAGGACGCAACATCTGACCAATCACAAATGGGTATATTGCCTGTTTCACATACTTGGGCCAAGAAAAATATCCTTGGTTTAAGTGATAATGATGTTATTCTTGATTTACAACAACAACGTCTTGAGAGAGCGTTAGGTGCTGAGTTAATGGTAACCAACACAATCATTAAACGTTCAGGTATATTTGATGAGGTTGATAAGAAATATGGTATCCCTGAAGAAGAAAGAACTAAATTAGAATCATCGGGTGGAACAGATGCAGCAGCAGGTGGAGATGCCGGATTAGGTGGTGACATGTCAACCCCACCAATGGATTCAGCACCACCGATGGAAGGTGGAACAGCACCCTTAAGTGAAGGTAGAAAGAATAAAATATTGGGAATGTTGGGTGAAGGTGACGAAATAGCGGATTTATTTGACGTTAATAAGGCACAACAGAATATTTATGAAATAGAGAATAAATTAAAAGACATCTTAAACGATTAAAAATGACTAAGTTCGGAACACTAAAAACTAAAATGTTAAGTAAATTAACAGAAGCCTATACCAACCAGAATAAGGCTGAGATGAAAGACATTTTAAATACAATTAAAGAAAACAAAGATTTCAAAGAAATGTATTTGTTTTATGAAAGCATCGAAACAAAATATTTCGACAATAAAGAAAACGCAAAACAATATGTTGACGGACTTGGTTCAATTTTAAAAAACCACATGTCTTCATTACGTGAATTTTGTGAGACTTTAGATAAAAAACTTAATGTCACCGACATCAACGAAAATGAAGTATATTCAGCTTTAGACCACTTATGTGAAATGGATACACTATCAAACGTTGAAACTAAGGTAGATGCTAAGAATAGACTAATGGAACACTTAACATCCAAGAGAGAACCAGTCGTTGTAGAAGACACTACATACACATCCAATGAAAACTTATTACACGCCGTTTTAGCTAACAATTTCAATGTACTATATAATAGTTCATTAACTGAGGAACAAAAGGAGGAATTAAAAAATATTCTTTCTTTATCTAATGAAGAGGTTGAATCAAAAACTACCGATTTAAAAGAAAGTATTCTAAATTCAGTATCAACATTATTAAATGAATCTAACGATACTGATTTATCAAGAAAATTAAATTCTGTGAAAGAAGAGGTCAAACAAATGTCACCTTCGAGATATAATCTACACAGATTAAATGAATTAAAAAATGGTCTTAATTAAGACCATTTTTTGTTTGTTCAACGTACACTGCTTTTAAAATTTCTTTTCTTCTAATAACAGAAGGTTTAACAAATTCCTGTCTTTCTCTTAATTTCTGAATTTGTTTAGTTTTATTGACCTTATTCTTATAGGTCTTTAATGCAGTTTCTAAGTTTTTTTCGTTACTAAGTTTTACTATTATCATTATATTATTGTTTATTTATAAATATTTTTGGTTTTATTGAATATTTTAACTATATTTTAATATCACCATAAAGAAATAAATATGAACCAAATTAATGAAAACAGGGAAATTTATACCCTTGGGATTCCATCAGAATGTTAAAATAGGATACGGTACAGTTGATTATAAAAATTTAAAAACAATTTACCTTAAACTTAATTCATGGTTATTACCAAATAATGACACAACAGATTACGAATATGTAATCTCAAAAACAAGAAGAACAATAAAATCGAGAATCTACGATTTAAATAACGACCACTTTAAAAGGGAAAGTATTGTAGATTTAGATGTTAGAACGAAAGGCATAAAATTAGATAAGAAATCGTTTATGAATTTAGAGATAACATTTTATGTTCAAAAATCTTTTGATATTAAGTCAAAAGACATAAAAAACCTTATGAAAGAAATAAGTGATACTATCATTAATAATGATTTAAATGATAGAAATATATTTAATTTTTTCAAAAACAAAGATTAAGTCTCGATATTGATGTATTTATAGTATAAAAACTATAAATGAAGGTACTAGGAGCAAACGAGACGGGAAAAGGTATACTAATCGAATACGACGCAGGACACGTCTCTCCCGACGACAATAAGAAGATTATAGCAGAAATGAAGGATATGGACTTTTCACAAGACCTTATCCTTTATGCTGTTTTACAAAAATACGACACACCAAATAAAAACGGGAGAATCTATCCCGAGGTTCTTTTAAAAAGAGAGAACGAAAAATACCAAACACTTATTCAAAAAGGTGGGGCTCTAAATGAGTTAAATCACCCTTCATCTTCTCTAATTGATTTAGATAGGGTTTCTCATTCTATTTTGGAAACTTGGTGGGACGGTAAAATCCTAATGGGTAAAATTAAACTATTCACTTCCCCAGGTTGGAAGAAGATGGGTATTGTTTCTACTAAAGGTGACCAAGCGGCAATGTTAATTATGAACGGGGCAACTTTGGGTATATCATCACGTGGTGTGGGTTCTTTAAAAAACATTAAAGGTCAAAACATTGTTCAAGAAGATTTTGAATTGGTTTGTTTTGATTTAGTGTCGTCTCCATCTACACCTGGAGCATATGTATTCCAAGACTTAGGTGACAGAGATAAATTCCAAGAATCTATCGCTGAACAACCTCAAGAAATGGACAAAATGAAATCACTGATGGGGAAACTTGATAGTTTTTTGTCGAAATAACAATATTTATTAGGATATCGATACGAAAAACAAAATTTTTCATAAAACCGTTATATTTATAAGATAACAAAACAAATAATTAGAATGAGTCAAAAATCCATTTTAGAACAAGCGTTACTTCAAGTTAATACACTTGAAGAAGCCGTAAAGCAAAATGCAAAAGGTATACTTTCTTCAGTAATGAAGCAAGAACTAAATGATTTGCTTAAAGAACAAGCAGAAGACGAGGAATTAAATGTTCCTGATGAAGAAGCACAAGATGTAACCGGTGATGAACCTGGTGATGAAGAAACTTCGATAAGCGACGAAACCGCAGATGACACTGATTCAGAAGATGAAGAAGGTGAACCATCATTAGACGACGAAGATTCTGAAGAAGAAATGGCAGACGAACCTGCAGACGACGAGGAAGACGTACTTGATATGACAAGTGCATCTGACGAAGAAGTTTTGAAAGTGTTCAAAGCGATGAAACCTGAAGATGGTATCGTAGTTAAAAAAGATGGCGATACTATTTCATTCTCAGATGAATCAGATGAGTACATCATTAAGTTAGACCAAGAGGTTGAGGACGAAGAAGAAACTGATTTTTCTATGGAAGATGAAGATGAAGAAGAGTTTTCAATGGACGGTATTAACGAAGATGAGGAAACTGTCTACGAAATCACACTTGACGAAGAAGAAATCGCGTTAGACCAAGAAGTTGCAGAGGGTGAAGATTTTGAAGCTCCTGAATTGGAAGTTTCTGAAGAAGAGGAATCTGAAACTGAAGAAGTTGAAGCGACTGAAGCGGCAAGAACATTTGCAAACGATGCGAGAAAGCCTGCCACACAAGGTAAAAAATTCAAAGCTGGTCGTCACGAAATGAATGAAGAAGTTGAAAAGTTGAAGAAACAAAATTCTGAATACAAAAAAGCTTTACTTCTTTTCAAAGACAAACTTAATGAAGTTGCAGTTTTCAACGCTAACTTAGCGTACGCTACAAGATTGTTCACTGAACATTCAACAACAAAACAAGAGAAATTGAACATTTTAAAGAGATTTGATACAATTTCCACAATTACAGAATCAAAAAATCTTTACTCTTCTATTAAAGCTGAATTAGACACTAAAAAACCAATGACTGAGTCAGTAGTAGAAAAGTTAATTTCAACTCCAACAACATCTTCAACTGAGGTTCTATCTGAAGCGAAAGCTTACGAAAACCCACAATTCAAGAGAATGAAGGATTTGATGAGTAAAATAAAATAATAAATAAAAAACCAAAAAACAAAATATTTTAAAATGGGAGCATTATTAGAATCAGGTATGGTAGGTAACATCGGGTTAAAACACCTAAGAGTTATCAAAGAAGATACCATCAAAAAATGGGACGAATTAGGATTCTTAGAGGGTCTTGGTGGTCACCAAAAAGATAACATCGCGCAATTGTATGAAAACCAAGCGTCTTACTTAATCAACGAAGCAGCAGTTTCTGATGCTAGTGGTTCTTTCGAGACTGTAGTTTTCCCAATTATCCGTCGTGTATTCTCAAAATTATTAGCTAACGATATCGTATCTGTACAAGCTATGAACTTACCAATCGGTAAATTATTCTACTTCATTCCTAAAATTCAGGAAAGAGATGGTGGAGACCATTACGCACCTTACGGTGGAGCAAATGGTGTTACATCAAACACTAACGTAGATAACGGATATGGTGCTAACTCAAGAAACCTTTACGACCGTTTCTACGAAGCGGGAGATGGTAACAGCCCTGAAACAGGATTGTTCGATTACTCTAAAGGTTCTTACGACGATGTAACATTAAACGCAGCTGCGGTTGTATCTTTCTCTAACGGAACTGTAAGTGACGTAACAAGAGCAAGTTTAACTGGAACTTCTCAATCTTCATTGGTTGTTAAATTCTCAGGTTTCACTAAAGATGGTCAAGGTAAATTAATCGGACCAAACGGTTCTGTTATGGATACTGAAGAGTTCTTAGCATCTGCTGAAGTTAACTTCGGTGGTGAGTCTAAAAACTTTAACATCGTAACTCAAAAATACGGTAAAGGTATTATCGAGTACGGTAAAAAATCAACTTCTACTTACCCAGGTGGAAAATATAATGACCTTTGTGATGAAGAAGGTGTAATCTACGTTAACGTTGATTTACAAACTTACTCTTCAACTGCAGGTTTCGCAAACGTAACTTTAGCTTCAGGATTTACTGCAAGTGATATCTCATTATCTTTCAGAGTTTACTCTGACATGGAGTTTGAAGATAACATCGGTGAAGTTTCTTTCGATTTACAATCTGTAACTGTTTCTGTTACTGAAAGAAAATTAAGAGCTTCTTGGTCTCCTGAATTGGCTCAAGACGTTAGTGCATTCCACAACATCGATGCTGAAGCTGAATTAACAGCTTTATTATCTGAGCAAATCGCAGCAGAGGTTGACCGTGAAATCTTACGTGATTTACGTAAAGGTGCGGCTTGGTCAGCTAAATGGGATTACAACGAGTGGAAATACGGTAATGGTGGAGCATCTTACGCAGGTTACACTCAAAAAGACTGGAACCAAACTTTGGTTACAAAAATCAACCAATTATCAGCTCAAATCCACAAATCTACTTTAAGAGGTGGAGCTAACTGGATTGTAGTTTCTTCAGAGGTTTCTGCAGTATTTGATGACTTGGAATACTTCCACGTTTCTAACGCAGGTGCTGAACAAGACCAATACAACATGGGTATTGAGAAAGTTGGTACATTAGCAGGTAGATACCAAGTTTACCGTGACCCTTACTTCCCAGCTAACAAAATATTAGTAGGACACAAAGGTAAGTCATTGTTAGACGCAGGTTATGTATACGCACCATACGTGCCGTTACAATTAACTCCTACAATGTATAACCCTTTCAACATGACACCTATCAAAGGTATCATGACTAGATACGCTAAGAAAATGGTTAACAACCGTTTCTTCGGTACTATCACAGTAAGAGGTTTACAATCTTTCAGTTTAGATACTTTAAGATAATCTTAACGGATGTCAATAAAAAAACCCTCGGAGAAATTCGGGGGTTTTTTGTTTTTGGATATTAATAAATAATTTCATATATTTGCAACATGGCAGAGGTTGATTACACAAAATTAAGATTAGACGTTTTAGAAAAATTGATATATTCAAGAGGTATTGAATGTAAAATGAAGAAAGACGAAATGATTAAGATGTTGAAACTCGACGACGAAGGGAAATATAGTCTCCCAATGAGAGATACAACGTACGAAAAATCAGAAAATGGTTTTGTTGTGGGGGTTGATTTAAAAAATCACACACATTTAGTACAAATCGGTAATCTAATCTTAAAGAAAGAGGCAAGGAATCTAATGAGATTCGCCAATGGTATGGTATATTATTGGACAAAACAAAAATTAATTTAATATGAATTGGACTGACTATTTTTTAAACATTGCAGAACAGGTTAAACTCAAATCCAAGGACGAATCTACACAGATAGGTGCGGTTATCGTTGGGGAGGATAAAGAGGTACTTTCTACGGGTTATAATTCATTTCCAAGGGGTTTAGACGATTCTTTAAAAGAACGTCAGGAAAGACCCGAAAAATACTTCTGGATGGAACATGCTGAACGTAATGCAATATATAATGCTGCTCGTATTGGGGTTTCATTAAAAAATTCAACAATTTACCTTACTTCGGGGTTACCTTGTATGGATTGTGCAAGAGGAATTGTTAATTCAGGTGTAACAACTGTGTATTGTAAAGAGGTGTGTACCACTAAGAATAAAGAAAAATGGGAAGAATCACAGAAAAAAAGTTTACAACTACTAAACGAATGTGGTGTTAATGTGATTTACTATTAAACAAAGATAAATTCAAATCCGGCAGTTTGGATAAAGTAAGTTTCTTTATTACCCCAATTCGAAACATACGCTGAAGTGGATGGGTCAGAATTAATTAAATCTTGGATGAATTCCTGTGTGGTTTCTCCATCATCTAACAACCTATCCATATCAACACCATTGATAAATTGATTAAAGTCGATTTTTTGTTTATTAGACATCATTTGTTGCCAATATTCTTCATTTTGTTCATTACCTCTTCGTAACGTATCGCATTGACCGATATATTGTTTCTTGGTGTTTTTCTTTACCTGTGGATATCTAACCATAAAATGTTTAGTTACGGATTTATCATCATTTTTAACGAACCCAAACCTTTTATAGAAACTTACTAATCTTTTAAATGATGAACCACCGAATGAAGTATCGGGAGTTAAATAAATTGGTTTTGACTCATCATCCGCCAATTTAATAATTTTATTCATTATTTCGGTACCATAACCTTGTCCTCTTAGTTGTTTTGGTATTACGATGGATTCTAAATCGAATCTTTCACCACTATCCCATAATTCAACTGAGGCATCATTATCCATAGGGATGTTAATGTATCTACCCTCAAATAATCTTTTATTTTGTGATTCGGTTATTAATACTTTCATTTACCAAGTTTTACAAGCCCAATATCTCGGTTTCCAACGTGGACCTGGAGTATCACACTTCATTCGTGCTCTAAATGATTTACGTCTTTCAGGGTTATTCTTTTTTATAACCATTCTTTTACCTTTAGCGGACTTACCACCAAAACCGAAATTCACTTTAACAACTTTACCTTTATCGTTTTTTACGTATACTTTAAATTTCTTGATGTCCCCCTGCATAATTTTACCCAATTGAACATTACGTCCTTGATATTCCGCTTCATACAATGTTTCATCAAAAATAATATCTGAATCCTCCACTAAACCTAATTCATCTTCATAAATTAAATCAATATCGTCACCAAATAAATCTAAATCCTCGTTTTCGTAAAGTTCTCTACATTCGTCGATTAATTTATTATACCCTTCGGTACCAATTTTATATATATTCTCAACAAGTGTCTTCTTTGTGGTTAGTTGGTATTTTAACGCATCAGAAATTATAACATTTTCGTTAACTAATTTAGGAGATTGGTTATTAAAATTAAGTCTAATGTATTGACTTTCAGTTACTTTTACGTTCATTTTTTTATATTTTTTTGAATTGTCCTTTCCACACTTGTGACATACGTATGGGTCATTACCACCTTCAGATAGGTTCCAACTCCAATCACAACCGTCACAAATTATTTTCATATCTTTTTGTTCATCGAAACGAACCATCGTTGGTTTGTTACCTTTACCTATTTTAGGGTCCTTTTTTTCTGCTCTTCTTTTTTGTGCCGTCATTGATTTCTTTTCATCTTTATCATACGATGACGCAACTTTTGGTGTTTCTTTTGAAACTTTCTTTGAAGGTCTACATTTTGGATATGATTTACCGTCAGCATCCTTTCTACCACAAGGGGGATGTTTACCATCTACTTTCTTAGATACATCTACCCACTTTTCTTTAAACCATCGTCTAAGGTCTTCGACTAAAACCTCACCTGACTTAATAGACTCTTCGATGTACTTCTTGTCTTCTTTTGAAACTATTATTTTCATGTTATTTACATTTTTTCCATCCACCACCTTTGGCCTTATAGTCCTTAGCTGCGAACCCATTTGCGTATGCCGAAGGGTACACGTCAAACTTTCTTTTAGCTTTGGCTTTAGATGCTGCCCATTTTGCGGGGTCGGTTGGACAGTTTTTACTTTCATCTATCTCACCATATGATTCATTTTTAGGTTCGACACCCTTTTTTTTCATATTAATAGCGATGGCCGCTTGTTGAGATGAGTTCTTTACCTCGTTAACGTTATCCTCTTTTTTAGTTTCGTTCATGAAAAAATCGAAAACTTGGTCCATATTATTCTTAGCTTCAGATACGTGGTCGTCTGCCCAATCGTGACCATTTTGAATAATTGAATCTAATGTTTCCTTGTCCATTTTTAACAACATTTCACATTGTCTATGTATTTGTTGTATATTACTGAAAAACATATAATTCACTGTCATTTCATTTTCTAAAACGATTTGTTTTAGTCTCTCTCTGATGATTTGTTTTAATTCCATATTAATAAATATTTTTACTTTTCCGAAATGATTTCGAATTTGATTTCATCTTTATAGTATATCTCTTCACCATGAGTCTTAGCCTTAACCTCAACAAAATATTCACGAGGAATTAAATAACTGGTATCTAACATAAATGAATTTTCATTCGTTCTATCTAATTTTGTCCAATCAAACACATTAATGTTGGTTCTTCCCTCTTTAATGTATATTCTATAGTACACATCATCAAATAGAACCGACATTGGTTGGTTTATAGACCTAAAAGTTACAACGATTTTCTTGTTTTCACCTCTCTTTATTTTTTCATTCATTTTCACACCAAAAAATTGAATTGAATATCGTTCCAATTCTGTTTGGTTTGCTCCGATGGAGAATAGTGAAGTATGTTGTTTAGGTACAAATTTTTGAATAACGTCACTAAAGTCTACACCGTCTAATTTTATGTTTTTCCATTTATCAAAATAGAATTTTTTTCCATCACATAAAAATCCCGTCAAACCAAATGTAACTTTATAAACACCCTTTCTTACCTTTGTTGTTGTAAGTCCCGTCAGACCCGAAATAGGGTTGCTGGTTGAGTCCAAAACATCGACTGTAGGTAATTCATCCAAATCATATGAATTCGTTCCCTTAGTCACGTATAAATAAAGATTTCTATCCACTTCGGCAATAAAGTTCTCTCTATTGTCTTCAATAGTATCGTTAAATACCGTTTCTACAAATGGTTCAAAAAATGTTTGAGTGTATTTTGTAAAGAAAGCGACCGATTGGTCAACCTCATTGGTTATATCCATGTATGCGGGTGCAAATGCAACTCCCATTCCGTAATTTGGGGTTGAGCCTGTTAGAACACCATTTAAGAATGTTGTAATGTCTGCATGTAAATCTTCATTACCATTATCGAAATGTACTGTTGCAATTATTTCCGATGGGTCAGTAGAATAAACACCTTCTTGAGTCCAACTATCCAAAGTCGTTCTATTAAACCAGTTTGACGGTCTTTCGTCAAATGTTTCATTACCTGTTGTAAAATCGTAAGCTTGTTCGTAATCAAATCCAACACCTTCATCCCAAAATTCAGTAACAGGGAAAACTATAAGGTTAAACGACGTAGTTCTTTCTCTACCCGTACCTCTTTTCTGTCCCATTAGAGATTCGTCACCAAAAATGGTGTTAGTTAAATGTAAATAATGTTTTGTGTTCTCGTTTAGAACTAATTCACCATTATCGATTTTACTTTTCAAATCGGTAAGGTCAACTCTAAAGATATACTTAGAAAATCCTGAACCATAGAATATCTCGGTATTTGGATTTTTAGCGGTATTAATCTGAGAGTCTTTTACTAACGTGTTGTTTTTGTTAAAGTATGAACGGAAATATGACATCTTTTTTATTTAATAAATATCAATTAGTTTATTCTAATTGAATCATTTAAAAGGTCATTTCGTAAAGTTGATATTAATTCGTCTAATTTTAACCAATTAGGGTCTCCTTTTTCCAAAGGTTCGTTGATATTATGGACGTGACTGTCTATAATATTTTTAAATGCAACTAACACATTATATAGATTTTCGCCCCTAACTAACGCATATGTCTTAGGGTCAATAGATTTTACGTAATCTTCTTGAGTTAATTCGTATTCGCTTAGTTCATTAAAATTAATTGATTCAACGTTCACACCAATGTTAGGTGAGGTTGAAAGTAGGTACACCTTATCTGAACTTAAGTATGAGAACGATTGTTCCCCCGCATCTTTTACGTGTTTAATTTTAATTTCCTTCTTTTTTTCATCGATAAATGGTGCATAAAGACTTGTTTTAGAATAAACCAATCCATTATCTCCCAATCTATTTCTAACTTGTATCTTTTGTACAATTTTAGTTTTGTTTTCAATACCTTGAGGTGTTGATGGTATAGTTGTAAGGAACGTTGGGGTGGGTCTATAGTAAAATGGGTGACAATCTGTAGGTTCAAATGATGGGTCTAAATCTCCAAGTCCTCTCATGTCAATAATATGTAACAATTCTCTCATGTTAACATATACACTTTGTATTTTTTCGGTATTAGTTGTGCCGACAATATCTTTACTAACTGTTGGGGTTGTTAACGTATTGTCTACGTTTATCAATTTAACAACTTTAGTATCGGTTCTATCAATTACGGTGTTTTGATTAAAATTAACGGTGCTAAATTTAGAACCGTATTCATCAATTATTTTATAAACAAACAAATCTAATTTTGTTGGGGACGTGAAACTATCGACTTCAAATTCAACAAGATATTTTAATTTTGAAACAACTTGTTTTGATATGACAACATCTTCTGAAACCAATTGCATTGTATGTGGGAATTTCTTTAATCCGAATCTACCCATCTTTTTTGCAACTTGTGGGAAATCCATTAAACTTTGTTTGAATTTAGAGTTATTTCCCGCATCTTTGTTTATTAATGCCCCTCCTCTAATTTGAACACCGTTTTCGGTAAAAATTACATCGGAACCGTAATCACCGTTGATACTAATGTCATTTAACTTAGCAAACGAACCCTCGGTTAATGGGGATATTAATTTACCTTCCTTAGTACGAACATCTTTTCTATCTGAAACGATAACCCCACCATACGTGGTGTATTTGTTTTGTGAGGTAAAAGACTCACTTCCAAAATCGTGTGGAGAACTAAAGGGACCGGTTACATATTCAACATTTTGAGTATCCTTGTCGGTGTCATATTTTATTAATTTGATTGACGATTGTATTTTCGGAATAATATTGATATGTGCAGGTAGGAATGGTAACGCAATAAGTGGGTCATTTTCATCCCACTCTTCGTACTTTATCCCACCTTCAATTTCACTTAGATACAATCCATAAGGTCTATATCTAACTCTACCGATACCTTTAGGGTCTATGTTATTAACACAAACCGCAATGTCAATTATTTTCATATTACGTCATTCTATTTCCAACTTCATTATTAACTGTGTTGTAGTAATTCTCCACAATCTCCAAATGTCTTGTTAAATCAACAATAAGAGTTTTTGTTTTTTCATACTCATCAGCTAGCACGTCTCTACTCTCAATTAAATCTTTATTTGATTTATCTTTTACGTTTTGTACAATTTCAATGATTTTATCTTTATCCATATTAGAACATTTTACCTACACCCGTTACCAATGGTGATATTACCGCACCACCAGGACCTGCCGGTATGATTGAAGGTTTAAGTGCAATTTTTATAAATGAATTGGCATCAACCTCCTCTGTGTGACCATCAATAATACCTTTTATGATTGAGTTTAATTTATTTTCAGAACCATACAACGGTCCCATATTGACACCCATGGCCGTTAATCTCTCGTTAACATTCATAAACGCTCTATCACTACTGAAACCGGGAAGCATATCTGAGAACACCAATAGTAACCCTGGTATAGGAATTTTTATTGGAGCGTTTAATGCACCTTGAATTGTCTGTAGTATTAAATTAAAGATTTGTTCACAACTCTCGAGTTGTTCGGTAAGAATTTTTATTAATAATGCAATTAATGCTAATATGATACCTTTCCATCTTTTTAATTTATTTTTGAAGATTTTTATTGCAATTTTTTTAATAAATTCCAATAAGTCTTTCTTTACAAATTTCCAAAATTCAGCAAGGAATCTCCAAAATAGAGCCTTAACAATGGTAACAAACAATTTTGCCAATTTTTTCATTAATTCTTTAGCTGACAATACAACATTTTGAAATTGTTTATAAAGAATCACAATCGGTAGAAACATTTTAGGTGATAGAACACTACTCACTAATGCTTTTGGTAATTGTAAAATGAATGTGTTTAAAATTGATAGTTGTAAATCATCAATACCTAATGAACCTTGTTCACTAGCATCTGCGGCAGTTTTCAATAAAGTGTCATCAACATTTTGGTCTAAGTTTTTACCGTTTAATAAGAAAACAAAATCCTCCATGTGATTGGAATTTATTGGAACCTCAAAATTGTCACAATCTCTAAATTTTAAAACTCTTCTTTTTCTATTTGCCTCATCATCTAAATCGATACCTTCGACATCGTCAAAATCAAAATAAGAAGTAATATCTTCCTCATCTTCATTGAATTGGTCGGCAGTGTCGGCCTTTAATGGGTTCTTTTTAGGTGGTGTACCACATAGTGCAAATAATTTCTGTAATAACCTATCTAAATCGTTCATACCCGAACCAAAAGAACTAGGTTCTCCACCATCTCCTTGTAGTGTCATTAACATTGCAGTTTTAACTACGTGTTGAATGTCGGGATACTCAATACCATTATAGTAGTTTGTTAAGAAATCCCCTACTTGGGTTTGACCGGTTACACCTTGTAATCCTGAAATATTATATTCCTGAGTATTACTATCCCATTGTAAAGAAAATAAAGTATTGTAATCTTTTGTTTGGAAGAAATATGGTGAGGTATTATCAAAAGATTCGAAAAGTTTTCTATTAAGTTTTACATGTCCTTGATTTGTATCCTGATTTTCATACATAATTGTACCCGCCATTGAATCTGGGTCTAATTTTAGTACGTTCATGAAATCAAATTCTTTTGGTGAAATTCTTGAAGTATCGGATGGAAATGTACTATTTCCACCACAAACTCCGTCCCCACCAAATAAGGTTTGTTTTACCGAATTTAGAACAATGTTTCTCGAATCCTGTAAAGTAAGATGTGCCGACTCCTTAGCGTATTTTTTTAATTTACTTTTAACAAGTGGTTTCTTTTTAAGGTTTGAGTTGTCTTGTTTATCCGTCCCTAAAAATCCCTCAACTGTTTTTATAAGTTCACCAAAAACGTCTTTTTTGTTTTTGGATTTACCCTTAACTTTTGAGGTTAGGTCGGTAATACGTTTTTGCATGAATCCACCAATATCAGGTAAGTCTTCTTTGTGTGCATCGAAGACATCGTCAAACATTTTGTCGACCATGCTCGGGTCATTATTAATCGCCTTTATGGCATCTAATTTTGACCTTATCTTACTTCTGGTTTTTTCAATTTTAGACATTATATAGTGTAGTTACCTGTTTTTGTATCGTTATCTTGGTCATTAACCAATTTCTCAAGTAAATCCCTATCATCATCCGATAATGTTAATTTACCAAATCCTTTATCCGTACTTCCACCAGTTGTTCCCGATTGTTTTAATAATACCCCTTGTAACTTAACAAGTGATATTTTCTTTTCAGTACAATCATTAAGGATTTTTTGTTGTTCCTTAATTACGGGACCAATAACACTCATATCCTCAGCATCCTTCATAAAAGTTAACATTTTCTTTGTAATTAAAGAGGCTGTGTTCTTTTGTTCTACAATATCATTATAGATTTCCTGCATTAAAGCCAATGCCGAATCCATTTCTAATGATATTAAATTTTTTCTCTGTCTCATCTATATAAATAGAGTTTTTCTTAATTTAGGAAATTAAAAAGTATACCATCGTACATTTTTTTGAATTTCTTAATTGACACTCTGATTTCTTTAGTTGATAATGATGTCATTTCCCTTAATGAAAGGAGAATCAAGTTCTTATTGAACTTGTTACCTTCTCCGACTTCAAAGATTTTGTCGAAATTACCGAATATTTCAAGTAAGGCATAACCTAACTTTTGTTCGTTTTCGTTCAAATCCTCTCTTTCCATAAATTCCTCTAAAGTTGTTGTTAACTTAACAATAACATCTTTATAGTCTAATGGAGTGTTGTCAATGACGTATGTTAAATCAGGTCTCTCCTCAATATCCGAAGATATATCGTCATAAGACACTGTTCTATTCATATCTTTTTGGTCTTTTTGTATTGCACCCATAAGGTAGTTTTTACAAATAGTACCAAAATACGAATAAGCCTTATGGTTCTTCGTATGGTCAAATTTACTTATTTTTGTAATTAGGAAAGACATTGTATCCGTATGTAAATCTATGAATTCAAAGTCTTTCCTGTATAGTTTGTATCTTCTAATGATACTTTCAACCATAATTGTGAGAGGGTCTCTTAAATATTCGTTGAATATCTTGTTTCTTTCCGCATCATCAGTACTTTCAAGGTAACTGACTACCGCCTTTTCTTGCTCCTCCCCAAAATAGATTTTTTGGGTTCTGGGTCTTGGCATTAAGCTTCTGTATAAATTATCTCACGTTTATTTTTGAAGAAAAATTCTTTTTTGGCCGTCTCTAACCAAAATTTAACTTCTTCCTCTGTTAATTTTGTTTTATCGTCATTTTTATATGACCAAAATAACGAATTCTCTCTGAAGTTTACGTGTTGGTATCCGATTTTCGGTACCCCCATGATTTTAACACCATTGTGGGTTAATCTTAATAATAGTTCGTAACTAAAAGTTAACTTCATGTTATCTTTAAATGAACCATTTTCCTTGATTACCTCAGTCTTATAAAGACCACCACTAGTTTGGTAGTTTTGGTATTCTAATAGTACTTCGTTATCTAAATAACCTTGAGTTTCGGTGAACCCGTAAGCCCAAACCGATTCGTTGGTGAAACTTAAGAATGAACCTTCAACATTGATATCTTTTACTATCGGTAAGAAAACATCAACGTCTTTATAGTTGTGAGCGTATTCACTAACAGCAGTTAACCAAACTTTATTATACTCATCGTCCATCTCTAAGATTGAGAACCATTCAGTATCACAGTTTTCAATACCTAAATTAATCTGACTTACGAAATCAGTTTGTTTTGTTGTATTTTCAAGAATGTTTATTTCTAATTTTTCACTTAAACCTAATTCGATTAATTGTGATTTTAGATTTTTTGGTGCAATGATTGAAACTTTAACATCGTTATGAAAATCCTCAACAGAGTCAACTGCATTTTTCAACATAATGATGTCATCACCGTCTAATTTATGTACTGGTAAAAGTATTGTTATTTTTTTCATGTTATACTGTTTCTTCTTGTTTTAATTTTGTTAATGCTGTTTTTATTGATTCGGTTCTAATTGAAATTAGTGACCCAAAAACCGCCAATGTCTTGTTGTTATGATTTTCTTTAGTGTACGGTAAAACAGTAGATTTCATTTTATCTTTTACCTCTTCAGTTAATTCTACACCTTCTAACCAAGCTAAAATATAAGTTGCCAAAATTTCAACTAACTTATTGATATCATAAGTCCATAATCCATTTTCGTCCATCCACTCTGGTTCTGAATTTGGGATTTTACCCACAATAGGTACACCACATTTCATTGACTCCAATGGGAATGTACCAAAGGTACTTTCATCGTCAACCCATACAGATACCATACATTCTTTTAACGCTTCTGAGAATTCATCGTAGGTCATTTGGACCATATCTCTAAAAGTAACCCAACGTAATTGTGGGTACTTTAAATAAAATTCTGAAATTAATCTTCGGTGAATTAATCTATCTCTACTACTAATAGCCACAAATGGTTTAATAGGTTTTTCGGTTGGAGTGAAATTATCCCCAATGAATGGTGGAATGATATGTACTAAACTTTCAGGGAAATATTCCGAGATGTATTTTTTTGATTCCTCAGTTGTTGTGATTGCTTTATCAAAACCGTAATCACTCCATTTACTACCAATTGATAATGTCTCGAAAATGTAATCTTTTTGTTGTACTAAGACCACTTTAACGGATTTAACATTGGTTAATTGAGGTAATACGTTTGAGTAGTGTTCAGGTACTACAATCACATCGTCAACCATGATTTCAATTTTATCATCCTTAATTGATACCACGTCTAATTTTAGATATTCCTCACCTAACCAATTTTGTACACCTGTGTACGTGTTATCTTCCACTAAGATTTTGGCATTGTAACCATTTTCTTTTAACGCAAGCGCCATGTCGTAAATATTTTTTACAGACGCTCTTGGGTTATTCTTAGTGTCATAAGTTAGAAAGTAAATTACACTTTCCTTGTTTTCGATTCTACTTAATGCAGATTCTAATTTTTCAATGTTTGTTTGATTGTTGCTCATTCTTCGATTAAGATTTCATTTTTTAATAGTGTATTAAATGCCAATTTAAATGATACCGACATTTCACGAGTGGCTAATGCCCCCATTTGTTCATCGACCTCATCGTATTCCGACATAATTCGTTCTAGACACATTTTTATTATTTCATATTTGAATATGTTTATTTCTGTTCCTTGTGTTCCGTCTTCTTCATTGATAATTTCCCCTGTTTTACATTTTTCAGTAATTGAGTCAATGTCGACGTAATAATATTTTCCGAGGATTTCAACCATGATGTTTCTATTTCAGTTAATTTATTAATTTCTAAACTATTAGTAAAGTGTTCGTTGTATTTCGTATTAAACTTAACAACTTTTTTATTTTTAGGACATGTCTCAATAACGTTAAGACTATCAGTAATCCATAAATCACATTTTTTCCAAACTGAAGGTAAGTCCTCAGTCTTAACAAATTTAATATTATCCCCTAAGTAACCATTCTTTGACAAGAAAAATAAGGTTGCGGGTTTTGCCTTACCTAATTCATCTAAACCAACCAAAGTAATGTTATGTTCTTTATTTTCATAAAGGAATTTGTTTAAGTCGGTAAAGGTTGTTGGGTAACTTATACCTGCGTGTCCGAATATTTCGATTGGGTATTCCATAAACAAGAAAAACTCATACTCGTCCCTTGATTGGAATTTGTATGAGTTTAATAAATTATTATTTAATATAGGTTTAGTTACCCCATATTCGAAATCGGTTTCATTTTCAAATTCTGATACTAAAAAAGATTCACCATAGTGGTAATCAAATTTTTGTATTGTGTTTCTTAAAACACCGTCGATGCTAATGTATACTTCCATAATAGAAATATACCACCAAATATGTTATAAGTAAACCCTATTCGTATCTATTAAGAATTTCACCAATTATTGGATTTCTAACAATGTCGGACATATCGAATTCAAAAATTCCAATTCCTTTTACATCATTTAATCTTTTCTTTGCATCGTAAAGACCTGATTTTGTCTTATCTTTAAACTTATCCGATTGTTCCAAATCTCCTGAAAGGAAAAATTTAGAATTAAATCCAATACGTGTTAAAAGTAATTTAATTTGAGCGGGTGTTGCATTTTGTGCTTCTTCGAAAACAAGTATTGTGTTATCCACATTCCATCCTCTCATATACGCCAATGCCGCAACTTCAATATAACCCTCATCTTTCAATGTTTCACGAGCATCTTTGCCAATAATTTTATTTAACAAATAATATGACGGGTAAATGTATGGGTCTAATTTTTCTTCTAAACCACCAGGTAATGACCCTAACTTTTCCTCCGCTTCAACTGCCGGTCTAACAATAATGATTTTCTCATATTTGTTATTCTCATCGTGTAATAAATCAATTGCTCTTTTCATTGCAATATATGATTTACCAACACCCGCAGGTCCAAAACATAGTGTTATTTGATTATCACCTAAAATATTCCAATACTTTTCTTGGTTAGACGTAAGGAACTTCTCTTTTGGTTTTTTTATAATTTCTCGAATTCTCTCTTTGTGGGAAGTTTTTCTTTCTTCTACCACAGGAGGATATTTTTTAACTCTAGGTTTTGTTGACAAATCTCTCGTTTTTTATTTTTTTTATGGGTTTATTATTTACCCGTTGAACCGAATCCACCATCACCTCTTTCTGTTGATGATAATGTGTCCGTCTCGTTAAATTCAACTTTGGGGTATGGCATAATCACTATTTGTGCTCCTCGTTCACCTACATTGTATTTAAGAGAATCTAAACCATCAGTTTTTTTAAATGTTGCTTGTATCTCACCTCGATAACCACTATCAATAACTCCAACTGCGTTTGTTAATAACAAATCAAAGTTACGTATAGACGAACGAGGGAAAACTAAACCAACATAACCTTTAGGTATCTCAATTGCAATACCAAAACCATATGTTACATAAAATGAAGTGTTATCAATTTCACGTACAATAGTTAAATCCATACCCGCATCTCCATCTTTTGAATAGGATGGTATGACGGCATCGGGATGTAATTTTTTTATGTTAATTTTTAAAGCCCCACCCAAAGCAAGGTCATTTGATTTCAATAACTCACTTTGTACATCGTTAGATAATCCACCCAAAACTTTATTAAGTTCAGACATGAAACCACCTTCATCGATATCGTCCTCGTCATTACTTAATTGTTCATCTAATTCTTGTAATCTCTTTAGATATGATTCTATTTCACTTTTATCCATTTTGACTTAATTTCTTTTCGATAATCCATTTATCTAACTTCTTAATTCTTTCCTTTAAGTCGTTATCTTGAGGTCTTAAACAACACTCAACGAACACATCCGTTACACGTTGTAATTCCTCAAATGTAACCTTAACACCAACCGAGTTAAGGTACTCTAATGCCATTTTACTTTGTGACTGACGAAGTATTTGTATATCTCTACTATTAAAGTCCATAACTCGGATGATGTGTTTTAATTATTATTTATAATATTCAGGTGTGTTTTTTGAATCGATAACACATTCGATTGCCATTTTGGCCACTGAGATACTTTCACTTGAACGAGTATCCCCAGCTCTGTACTTAGATGCTACGATTGTTGCTTCTTCCACTGTTTCAGCTTCAATAATGTATTTGTACTTTTTAACTCTTGGGTTACCTTCTCTGTCCATTTGTTCTGACTCGTAACCGATTGTAACTAAATAATGCATGTTTGTTTGTTTTAATTGTTAATAATTGATTTAATAAATTCTACTCTATCTTTACATACTTTTTTCATTGAGTATGTGTCTTTTACTGTTTCATATAAACGATTACCTAAATCCTCAATCATGTTTGGATTGTCGATTAATTTCTTCATATGTTTTGCCCACTCTTTGTGGTTTCTATTTTGGTTAACCAATAATCCATTACCATTGTCATTAAATTTACCTTCATTAACGGCACTAATAATATCAATTGTGTAAGGGTCAGTTTCACTTGCAATGATTGCCTTTTTGTGGAATCCGGCCTCAATTAATTTTAATTGGGATTTGTTACCGTTAAACGTTGATGGTATTAACGGGGCCAAAGATACATCAAAATGATTATAATTCAAAGCATATTTTGAAATTGGCATTGTCCATCTTCTTCTATATGGTAAATCGATGTCGTTATACTCTTCTTCCTTGAATGATGTGAGGAATTTTAAGTAGTCTTCATCAATTGCTCGATAATTGTCTGTGAATATTTTCTCATATTGGAACCAAGTAGTTTCATGAGGACGTATATCTCTTTGTCTTTTTTGACCTGATTTTTGGTCGATTTCAGTAACGGTACCTCGTAAATCGAATCCACATAAAACAAATTGTACCTTATCTTTATGTGATGAATAAACCGAGTTAATCCCGCTAGTCATTAAATCTAAATCGTGGAAATGAGAAGAACCTCCTAACCAACCAAATCTAACTCTATCTGATTTTGTTGGGTTTGGTTTATATTGTGGTTCTGTTTCATCAACGGCATTAGGAAACACTTGAACATTGGTTAATCCAAGTTTTGTTTTAATTGTGTTCCTAAATATTGGTGTAGTTACTGTAATGTAATCGGCCAATTTTAATAATTGGACCTTTTTCTTTGGTGTACCCGTTTTGATAATTTGATTGTACATTGGGTGTCTGAAATCAGGTTCCCAATAGTCATCGTTATCAATAATTGTGATGATACCTTTTTTCTTTAACCATTCAATTCTTTCTAAATTTCTTTCAAACTCAGAATGAGAATGGATAAAACTATGAAAAACTACAATATCGTAATTTTCAAATTCTTTATCATCATCGGGTACGTTAGTTTTAATGTCCACGTGGAAATCTTCACCGTAGTTTTCTTGGATGAACGTGTATGGACCTAAAATTCTAAATTTACCAACTCCATGTGTGTCGGAGGGGATTGCTAATATTCGTATTTTTGACATATAATTCTTTATCTAATAAAATATAGATAAAAAATTTCAAAAAATCAAATCCTATTTAGATTTATTTACTCCCGTAATTTTACCTTTAAAGATTGAATCTCCCACTTTTAACACTAAATTCTCATTAATAGACTGAGTTTGTGAAGCGGCAAGTATTTGGTTTAGTTTTTCATCCATAACTTTACGTACTGTATTCTCCACTAAAGTGGCAATTGCCTTCATATCAACATTACCACTCATTTGTGGTGCCGATTTTTTAGTTTGTGGTGGTCTAGCAGCTGCGTTTTCTGCTTCCATTAATCTTTTTGCTCCCTTAACAAAATCCATATCTAAGGTATCGCTAAGTGAAATCTGTGGTATTGGGTTTTCCATCATTGCCTTTTTAATTGCGTCGGGTAATTTTGAATTTTGTATTCTATCATTACTCATTGGTTGACTTACAGATGATGGATTATTTGTAGGTACTTGAGGTACCTCATCATAATCGTAAGAATCGTAAGAATCATTATTGGATAACATATTTTCATTTATGTTACCTTTATGATAATTACCTGAATCTACTTTATTTAATACTTTTTTTGCCTGTACTAATCTTTGCATCAAATCGTTTGATGTAATTGGGCCGTTATTTAATTGTGACATGTTCTAAATATATTTTTAAATTATGAATTAATCAACTGTTTAAATCTATTTTGTATTTTATATCTTTCTGAAAGTGTTTCAGGATTATTATCATTTACGGTGATATTATCCTTAGACAGAAGTGAATCTATTTGTGATTTAGAGTTATTATTAAACTTCGCTCTTGTACCTTGACCAGGTCTATCATTACCACCAACTTTTCTTTGGTAGGTCTTCCATTCATCTTCTTGCTTTCTATACAAATCATTTAAAGCATCTTGATAATCCTTAGTTGTAATTGTTTTTTGTCCGTTATTATCAGATATTTTATTTTTTAAGTTATTGTAAATTTCCCCCGAATAATCTACGTTGGATGTTTCAGGATTCTCTACTGCTTTTGGTTCCACCGGTTGAGGTTGAGTTTGTGGTTCTGGAACCTCAGGTGTTGGTTTAGTTACTGATGGTGGAGTTGGTTTTTGTTTAACGGTAGGACGAGTAATTGGTGATTTAGTGTATCTCTTATCATCCTCAAACCAATACGGTGACATAATGTCAACACTTGATAACGATTTCATCGCGCTTGGTGCCTTACCTTTAACAAACCCTGGAATATCAATTAAATTAAATGGTTGAGCTCCTAAATTAAATTTTACCTCAAGAACTCTATCAACTCTAAACATTTTCCAATTTGGAAGACCTTTCTTAGATACTCCTTTTGACACAAACGCCCAAAATACTAAGTTGTCACTTTTTACGTGTTTACCTAATATTACGGGTTGAATATCGATTCTCTTTCCTGATTTAACCTCATTGGAGGGTCCAGAATAATTGATAGTAATCGGTAAACGACCACTAATCGATTTTCTTAATAATTCTAATTTACTATCTTGTTCAAGTAGTAATGCTATTTCGGTAATTTGAAACATTAAAAATCTGGGTATGTGTTATTCAACTTAAATTTATTGATTCCCGTAACTTGGGTTCTTGTGTTAATATCTGTAAGGGACCCAACACTTTGATTATATTCACCTTTACCTTTCTCGTCGTTATTTGATAACGCATTAACGTGATTTAAACTATAACCGTTATCTTTATTATAAGGATTTCTTCCGATATTGTCAATTCTATTTTGAATATCTGATGCAGAACCTATATTACCATTGTTTTCACCTTTACCTTTTTCGTCTCCGTCTGAAATTGCATTAGCATTAGTAACACCATATTGGTTTTGTGATTGGTATGGGTTTCTCGATAATAAATCATTTCTTTTATTGATGTCCGTTAGTGAACCTACACTACCGTTGTTATCACCTTTACCTTTTTCATCCCCATCTGAAAGTGCGTTAATGTTTACCTCAGAATATCCGTTATTTAAATTGTAGGTATTTCTTGATAAACTTTCATTTCTATTCATAATGTCAATAGATGAACCAATCATTCCACTATTTTCACCTTTACCTTTTTCGTCCCCATTTGCAATTGCATTGGGATGTGTTGAATTATAGTTACCGTCGGTTCCATATGAATTACGAGCCAAACTTGCAACTCTTTCTTTTTCCGCTAATTGTTCTAACAATGTTGCCATATTATTTAATTGTTTTTTTAGATTTTGTTAATTCCTCAAATAATTTTGAAAGAGACAAAGAAGAAACTGAAGTTTTTTCTGAGTTACTTTTCATGGTGTTAATTGGACTTTTATAACTATCTTTTTTTGTGTGAGAACTTAAATGTGAATTTTTTCTCATTCCGTTTATTCCTCCGATATTATCCGCCCTTTGTCTTGAATCTTTTCTATTTTGAATTTGTCCTCTTTCCGAATGAAGTATTTGATTGCCCCATTTCTCCATTAATTCACCACCATATAGTTCATATTTTACACTTTCATTCGTTTTGTCCATGTATTTCATGTCGTGTAAAATTCTTTTAAGTTGGTTGTAGTTAACTTTTTTGGTTTGTAAAAGATTTTTCGTACGCATAGTACCATCGGTATCCGAAGTATGTTGAGATAACTTGGTAGCTAAATGTTGTATAATATTTTCAGGTAGGTTAAATTCTCTACCCATTAATTCTTTATTCATTGTCGTTTAAATAATCAATAATATCCTTTACCGATAAATCATTATCTTTTAAAGAACTCTTTAAAGATTTTAATTGTCTCATTAATATAGGGTTAATTTTTTTCTCATCAATTTCGTTTTGACTACCTTTCACTAAATCATCTGATTTTGTTTTCTTAGCCAATAAACTTTCAATATACTCTTCTATGAATTTCTTTGGGGTCTCAATTAACCTAACCTTATCGTCAGGTAAATTCTCATCGTATCCCATTTTGTTCATTCTTTCTTTTGCTTCATCATCAGGCAAACCTAATTCATCTTCAAAATGACTTTTAGCGTCTTCGATATCCTCATCACTACCCAACGTGTCTTCATAACCTAATGCTTTACTCATATCAGATTCTCCCCAATATCTCATTGTGGTTGCACCTTTTCTCGTTCCGCCTGCAATACCAAATGTACCCATTTGACCCATTGCTGACCTTACAACGTCATCACTTGTAGATTTTGAAGTAATACCTTTAGTGTTGGCATTAGTTGGTTTTGACCCTGTCATGATGTTTCCATCGGCATCAACAATCTCATCAAATTGTAATTCTTCTTGATTTGGGTCGGTTTCATCAACTTTATTAGGGATTTTTTTAAAATTTGTTTTATCTGAAAACTCCTTCGCCATCTTACCCCATTTTTCTTTTTCTTTCTTGCTGGCACCCTTTTCGTTTGCCTTTGCATAGAAGAAACGTTGTTGTGCTTTTGAAGCAAATTTCTCCTCAATTACCTGTTTAATAAAATTATTCATCTAAATCACTTTTATTATAAATATCAAACGAAGGGAAAGATATTTATATAAACATGAATAACCAGAATATTTTAAAGTTTTACGGTACTAAATTGGACATTAAGTTAGATAGTTCTGAACTATATGACTATGAATTGTCTAAAATTAGAGGTGATTATAACACCGATGTACTTGATTTAAGTACTGAAATTACCTATACGGGGTTAACAATTAACGATTCTTTAGAAGGTTTTGATTGTGAAAGAAACACTATTACCCTAAAAGAAATTGACAATAGTATAAATGATATCGATTATAGTTACCTTGATATAATCGTTACAGTGGAATATGTACCATTTGTTAATCATTTTGGTACAGGATTTACACACACAATATTAAATAACAACATTTTTAGTATAATTTTATCCGATAATAAAGTTCATTACTTTAAAATAGTCGCATTTAATCGTCCGTTAGAGGACCCGAGAAGTGAGGATAATCGTATATTAAACATATCTGACGATACGTTTATCACATCGTTAGATAATTTTAACATATCATATAGTGAAACATTTTTTTCAGAAAATGGGGAAGAACTTACATATGAAACAATAATCGATGAATTCTCAACTACAATTGTTGAGTGTGACAATAAATTAGAGTCGATTACAAATTGTTGTGATACTCCTTTAAAATTATCTAATAAACCGTGGGCATATAAATTTGACACCGGTGCCGGTTCGGATAACTGTGAACCATATATTAAAAGGAGAACAGAAAAAGGTTGGTCTTTAGATTTTGTTTTTAATAGAGAGTCCTTACCTTGGGAACAAGGTAGTGTTTTTTATTATTTAGGTGTAAGAGGTGAAGATAATGTCGAAAATTACTCGGACAACAATTTATCGTTCCAATTCACGTCTGATGGAAGAATAAAATGGATATCTCACCATTATACGGGATATTGTGGTCTTGATGGATATGATGATGGTTATAGTCTAACTGAAGGTGAAACACCTCAATTATGTTCAACAGATGAGAATAAAGATTTTAACATAACTATTGTATTTGATAGAAATAGAAGATTAACCGATTGTAACCTTGAAAATGATGGTGGTTGGAATGATATGGTTGGATTAAAAACAATCGATTACACCGATGAATCATTTAGTGCGGTTACATCAACAACAACTACTGTTTATAGTACCGACGAGGAGTTAAATAAAAAATGGTCCGATGAGAAGAACTATAGGTTAGGTGCTTTAAAAATTTACCTTAACGGTAGACCAATATATAAAATAAAGGATTGGGAAGAGGTAATACCATCCGAGAGAGGTAAACAAACGTTTATTCAATCTTGGGGTGGTGGTACCGGTCTCATGAATAATATTCATCAGGGAGTATGTTGTTTTAATGTTAAATCCATAAAGTATTACGAAGAACCTTTAGATTTTGTTCACGTTCATCATAATTTCCTAATGAGATTAAATGAATATGATTTCAATATTTGTGGGGTTAACTGTGTGGATGACATTACGGGAATAACTCCGACCCCAACTCCTACACCTACTAACACTCCAACACCGACACCAACAAGTACACCAACTCCGACTGAGGAACCAATTGATTTTAATTTAGAAATTGAGGTTTCATCTGGGTCTATCATTGTAGATTTTAGAGTAATTAGTAGTAGACCGTTAAATCAAGAAATAACGATACCGGTAATTTCATATTTAAATCTAGTAACTTCTGAAACTTTAACAGTCGAGTCGGAAGTTATTATTCCATCCGGTCAAATATCGGGAACAACAAGAGTTGAATACACTGATAGATTATTTAGTGAGTTAGATTTAACAGGGGAAGTTAATGTTGGTCAAATAACGTTAGACGGATATCAATATGAGGTTTCTGCACAGTTAGTGTTTAACTCACCAACTCCAACACCGACGGCAACTGTGGCACCAACTCCTACGCCAACTAATACCCCTACACCAACACCTACAAGTACTCCGGTATCTACTAATACTCCGACTAATACCCCTACACCAACACCTACAAGTACTCCGGTACCTACTAATACTCCGACACCGACTCCGACTAATACCCCGACATCAACTGTGGAGCCAACTCCAACTCCGACTAATACACCAACACCAACTCCGACGGCTACGAGTACTCCTACTCCGACCCCTACAATACCGAGTAATGATTTAACATATGTAATCATACCCGGTAACGATTTATTATATGTAATTATTCCAAATAACGATTTCACTTATAGGTTAATACCAAGTAACGATTTTACTTACAATACAATTCCGGAGAATGACATATCATATGTTATTATTCCAAATGACGATTTTACAACTAATACGATACCAAGTAACGATTTAGAATATTTGGTACTCCCAACTAATGATATTAATTACACATTAATTCCAAATAGTGATTTAAGTTATACGTTAATACCAAATAATGATTTAACATATTCAATAATAAGACCAGAAAACAATAATCAGTCTTGGTGGTCATCTGTAAATAAGAGTCAATTATTATTTATATACCCTGATTATTATGAGAGTTATGAAGGGGTTGTTGACCAAGGAGCAATATCCAATTGGTACGCTCCGGGGGTTTATACTGGATTAGGTAAGAGATTAATTACATCAGGTGAAAAACTAATGTTTAGTTTAACCATCGATACTGATTATGAATCATCTAACCCAAATTATTTTATTGGGTTTGGTAACATAGACACATATTTTGAAAATCCATTGGGTAGTGACCAAAACAGTATTGGTTTTAATAATTTAGGTGAACTGTATTATAATGGTCAAGTAATATCTGATGGTTATCCAACTTTCGGTAACGTGGGAGACGTAATTGACGTTTTAATTGATTGTGGAACTCAATTCTATTACCGAGTAAATAATGGTGAGTGGAATAATAATGGTGCCAATCCATTAAGTGGTAGTGGTGGTATCGCATATAGTGAGGTGGATATATACCCGGCAATATCATTAGCTGGGTTTGAAGGGCCTAGTGTCGTTAAAGTGTTGAATTACATTTATTATTCTATTCCTAGCGGTTTTGAATACATATATAACACAACTATTAATGAGACGACCCCAACCCCTACACCGACGGTAACACCTACACCTACCCCAACTAATACTCCAACACCGACTCCAACACCTGATAGTGGTATTTACGTATATAATTTATGGTCAGGTATTAAATGGAATGGTTATCACGAATCAGGAAATACATTCTTACAAACCGGTCAATCACAAGCGGGTGACGGAACTGTACCACCACAATCGGGATGGTATTTTGTGGACGATAATGGTACGGTTAGACAAATACTTAATACCCCTGTATGGTTTGGTGGTGGTCAACCTTCACCAACTCAAAATGGTTTAGGTTGGTTATGTGTTATAGACCAAGATTGGGTTTATAGTGATAGTAATCCAACAATAACTTTTTATAATAACATTTCATTAGTACCGACACCTACGCCAACTCCGACTAGTACTCCGGTACCTACTAATACACCAACAAGTACTCCTACACCGACTCCAACTCCAACAACAGTTGTTAATACTCCAACTCCAACTCCAACACAGTCACCGTTAGATTTCACATTTACCGCTGAATGTGACCCACAAGGTACCAATATAACCAATTTCTCAGGTGGAAGTGGTCAATGGGAATATACCGCAAATGTATTTGGAAGTGAGAATGAGGCATTAAACGCAGGACTATGGTATACCGTTGCAAATTCTTGGAATAATGTCGGAGTACAGACAAATTCAGATGGGACGTATTGGGCCGCTGTGAGAGATTTAAATAACCCAAGTAATATAATTGCAAAGTCCGTAACTATTAGTTGTGTAACACCAACTCCTACGAGTACACCAACGAGTACACCTACACCTACACCAACAGCTACGCCGACACCGACACCGACACCGACACCGACACCGACTTTACCTCCATTGAATTTCTCAATTTCCGGTACTTGTAATAATAACGGTTCGATTAGATTAAGTGATTTTGTTGGTTCGGCATCCAATAATTACCAATATAGTGCGGGAACACATATCACCGAAAATAGTGCACTTAACGCGTCTTCGTGGGGACCTATAATCGGAGGAAATATCGGTAGTGTAATTATAGGTTCAAGTGGAACATATTGGGTGGCGGTAAGAGAAACCGAAAACCCTTCGAACATTATTGCGAAGTCGGCAACAATTAATTGTGTTGCGGGACTTGGATTAGTTTTACATTATGACCCATCTAATACAACCTCATACTCAGGTACCGGCACAACAATTAACGATTTGACCGGTCAGGGTAGAGTTGGAACGATGTCAAATATAACACATACATCACCATACTTTACATTCAACGGAACCTCTTCACAAATTTCAATTGCCGATAGTATAGGGTTAGAACCACAAAGTGGTGATTGGACAGTAGAAGTTTGGGTGAATCAGACAGTGGCAGGAAATGATGTTGTACTTGGTAAATTTAACACTGGCGGACTTTCATCAAATGTTGGATATAGTATTAGAACTACGGGTTCGTCATTTTACGCACAATATGGTTCAGGGTCAGGTTCGGGAGCAACATTGTTTTCAAATAGTACAACCCACAACGCAACACTTAATACTTGGTATCAACTAGTTTATGTCTTTACAAATATTGCGGCAAACACATTTGAAACATTTGTTAATGGTACAAGTATAGGTAGTGTGAATCATAGTTTGGCAAGTATATTAAACACCACCTCGAATTTATACATAGGTTCATATAATAATGGTGAATATGCACAGTGGTTTGACGGTAAAATCGGTATAGTTAGAATATATGGTAAAGCATTGACCGCCGCAGAGGTTTTAGGTAACTACAATACGGACAAATCAAAATATGGATTATAAAATAAAATATAACAAATAATAAAAGATACAATAAAATAAAGTATTTATAATAGACAAAATATTAAACAATGGCAATAGGAGCAAGAATAACAAGTGAGAACTTAAGTGGTAAGACGGCAACAGTAACGTTTATACCATATACAGGGACAACATCAGGTACCACGGTAAACCTTGGAACTAAAACAATCCCTTTTAATAACATTACATCACATCCATATGGTGTTTACAACATCTATTTGGCCGAGTATGATTACACGTATACGTTAACGATTGACGAACCGGTAGTTGAAACACAATTATTCGTTCATTCAGATAGAATGACAACTTCGAGTAACTATGGTGCAGCAACGTTAAACTTTAACGATTTCACCGCTGAGGTTATTGATTTAGGAATTGACTCAACTTATTGGTACAACTACAACCTTTATCCGTTAACCGATTCAGGATATGGTTATCATTTTGCAGGTAGAGACAATGGCAACGAAAATCTCGTAATATTCACAGATGCATCGAACGCCATTGTTGGTCAATATAGTGGAACAACAAATAGTTATGACCTTAATAGTTTAGATGGTAAATGGATTACATATGAAGATGCTGATAATGGTATATTAAAATATTTCAACGGAATAGATTTATATACTTACACTTGGAATCCTGAAACACATAATATTGATATTGAATGGGATTATGATGCCGTAATGGGTGACGGTTCTATTATTGTAAAAAAATATGAAATTGGACAATGGGCGTGTAATGGTGCAGGTGCGTCATATATTATGAAACCTGATGGTACAGTTATTCCATTCAAAACTTGGAGCGACTGTATAAATGTTGACCATATGATATCACCATTTATCGATTTCATTGCCGTTGAAACTAGAGACCAAGATACCAATCAATACACAAGTTTAGAAATTTATAACACCGACGGTGATATTTTAGAAACAATATCACTTACGGGAGACACATACGCTAGTGTAGATGCTCGTTTTCTTGGAACAGATAGAATGTGTGCGGTTTATTACAATTGGGACAATACCGCTGTCGATTATAAAATAATCCATTACAATGGTACAACAGGAACTTTAACTGAAACAACTCACGTTAGAGGTTCTAATTATGATGCTATTAACATAAATGGTGACGAAAGTTATTGGCCTGATAGCAGTGTCGATGGTAGTGTTGTAATTTCATTATATAACGAAGTTGGATACAGTAATTTGGGACCGCAATGTGATTATTTCGACTATGTTTATATGTTGAATAACCAAACCGGATTTACAACTTATTCTGTGACAAATGGTGCAAATAGAACGGTGGCAACGTGGGGTAATCTTGGTAACACTTATAAATCATTCTGCGAAACAACAGGTAACACATTAGGTGTGATAACAATTACAATAAGTGGTGTAACAATTGCAGATTTAACTGAACCAGTTTCAGGTATAACCGACACCAATTATTACTCAATGGGAGATAGACTTGTAACATCTTACAGTACAAACAGCGGAATAGATATGTTCTTCAATTTAATTGGTAACGACGGAACAATTCTTGATAGTTTAGACCCGATATTATATTCAAATTATGCTTACAATATGACTAGTAACGGCGATGTATTTTATTTACGTTATACTGATTCGTCTACTACTAATCATGCATATTATGTTTATAGTGGAAGTACTGGGTTTACATCAACAACACATTACAATCAAATTAGTACACCAAATGATTATTTCACATCTACATTCTTAACCCCAAGTAATATGGTATTATGGTCTGAAGGTGGATTAAACTGTAGAGTTTTAACTAATAGTGGAATTAGTTCAGAGTTTACTATTCCAGAATATTATAATTACAATATGTCAGTTGGGAAAGATAAGTTTATGTTAGTATATAACGAATCAGATGGTGGTGTTTATACAATAAATTTATATGATTTTACAGGAACAATATTAAACACCTACACAACACAATACAATAATTGGAGTGACATATATTCAGCAAAAGATAGATTTGTGGTTATATTCCAAGGTCAAGGAACAAAAGAGTTTTTCTTAGTTAGTGATGAAACAATAACATCAGTTACAATGGATGATTATGATGGTGAACAATTAATAAACGATTACATCTGGTGGGATGATTAATAATTAAGAAATAAAAAAAATATAAAATATGAAATCATTTAATTTAGAGGTTTTAATCGTTAAGAACGAAGAAAAAATAAAAAGATACCGCAAGACATTCAATGTTGATGAACCATTAACAATTGAAAACATTAAGAATGCGGTTAAAGAAGAAATCAAATTTCCACACGAAATTGTAAAAGAGCAATTCTTTTATATGTCTAGTGAATTGAAAGAAGGTGAAACAGCACCAATTAAATCAGGTAACCAATTTATTTTAACAATTAAGTAATAATGCCAAACAAATATATAAAGGATTTTTCGGGAACAACTAACCCAAGTTTAACGGGGTACACAATCTATGACGATGGTAGTCAAACCTATAAGTCGTCATTGGGTACCCTTAGAACCGTTTTAGTGGATAGTGGTTCACATACCTTTAGTGGTAACCAAACAATACAAGGTACGTTATTTGTTTCAAGTTCATCAACATTTAAGAATCAGGTTGTGGTTGGTTCGGGTATTACTCACACTAACAATCCCGAAATATTACATGTTGAGAATAGTGGTAGTTATAATGTTGCACATTTTAGTGGTAACCATTATGCATATACTCAAATCAATCTACAAAACACTAATAGTGGTTCAAATGCAAGTGCCGACATTGTGGTTACGGCGGATAATGGTACTGAATTCATACATTACGTAGATTTGGGGATAAATTCAAGTCAATATACCGGTGGGTATGTTGGTTATGCGAATGATTCGTATCTATTGAATGTAGGTAAAGATTTATATGTTGGTACAGTCGGTGGACCTTCTCATCCCGCCAATTTAAATTTATTTTCACAAAATAGATGGGAAAACCCTCAAATACATATTAGTGGTTCAGGTGTAGTTGGGTTTAATACGGTTAACGTTAGTGAAGGTTATCAATACGAATTCAGTGGGAGTGTTAATTTATTAAATAATTTAGATGTAACACAAAACCTAACCACAAATGGATTTGTTGTATTATCTGAGGTTTCGTCAAGTTTAAATTTTGCAAACGATTCTGAGGCGGAAGCTGGTAATGTACCATTAGGTGGACTTTATAGAAGTGGAAGTCACATTTTAATTAGATTAACATAACATATGGAATTCTTTATACGACAAGGGGCATCTGACCCAATTTTAAAAATGAGACTAATCGATGACGGTAAAAACGATAAATCATCTTTCAATGATATGTTAGAAAATTCTAATATAACATTTGAGATGGTTGAACAAAAAACCGGAATTGCACATATACTTAATGGTCAATGTTTGTTAACAACAAGAACTAAGTTATATGACCAAACAACTGATGAATATTATATTACGTATAGATTTACCGAAGAACAGACATTTGAAATTGGTAAGTTCGAAGGTAAAATTACCATTCAATTTTTAGATACCGATTCACAACCAACCACAAAATTAATACTACCGATTAGAGAAAAGTTATACATTAACATTATCTAATTTGGTATTATAACTTTTTTTGTTTATATTATTAAGGAAACAAAGACAAATTACCATATTGGTAAGCTAATACGTCAAACTTAATTAATATCTAACATGAAAGAAGTTATCTCTCAGGAAGTTATCGAAAACTTTCTAAATGGGGGCGACGATGAGAAATACATCGTAGGTGTCGAGTACGACTACCCCACCAATTCAATCTCCAAAATCATTCAGGACCCTGAGAAGGGTAAAATTGTAAAAACGGATTCCTTTATTCCATTTTTATGGGTCGGTGACTTATCCGAACTAAATTTTTACCAAGGTTCAAAACAAACCCAAAAACGAATGATGGGTAAGTACGGTATCATAATTGAGAAATTAGAAACTCAAGGTAATGACCGACTTGAAAGAGGTATGAAATACTTGGTAAAAAGTATCAAGAGTTATACCGATTTAATTAATTTCTTCAAACAAGGTGGATTAGACCCATGGGGAGAAGAAGTTAGAAAACACTTCACAATATTAACACCCGTAGAACAGTATCTCGTTCAAACAAAGAAAAGATTATTCAAAGGTATTGACGATTACGATGGTGTTTATCGATTTGTATTCGATATTGAGACCACAGGTTTAGACCCTGAGACTTGTAAAATCATCTTGATTGGAGTTAAGGATAACCGTGGTTTAAATGAGACAATATCTGCGTTTGGTGAGGATGGTGAAAAAGAATGTATCGAAAGATTTTTTCAACACATCAGACAATTAAAACCGACCATTGTTGCAGGTTATAACTCCGCATTCTTTGACTGGCCGTTTATATTAAGACGAGCACAGATTTTAGGTGTTGACGTTAACGGTGCAACTCAAATATATACTTCGACGGGCATTAAAGAAAAGAAAGGAATGTTAAAATTGGCAAATGAAATTGAGGACTATACTCAACACGTCATTTGGGGATTTAACATTATAGATATCGCACATTCGGTTCGTAGAGCTCAAGCAATTAACTCTGAAATTAAATCATGGGGATTGAAATATATCACAAAGTATTTGGAAAAGGAGAAACAGAATCGTGTATACGTTGAGGGTAACCAAATTTCAAAAATTTATCTCGATAATGAAAGTTATTATGTTAATCCAAAAACGGGTGGTTATAAAAAGATTGGTGAACCTGGTACCGAAAATCTATTAGAAAGATTTCCGGGTAAATTTGAAATATGGACAGGTAGAAAAATAGTTGAACAATATCTTGACGATGACTTGTTCGAGACAATGGTCGTTGACGATTCATTCTCTCAATCTACTTTTTTACTTTCTAAACTTGTACCGACAACATACGAAAGAATTGCAACAATGGGTACTGCAACATTGTGGAAATTAATCATGTTGGCGTGGTCATACGAGAATAATTTAGCAATCCCTGCAAAAGATGAGAAGAGACCATTTACGGGTGGTTTGTCTCGTTTATTAAATGTTGGTTACGCTAAGAACATTGTTAAGTTTGACTACTCATCACTTTATCCATCAATACAACTTGTGTATGATGTTTTCCCTGACTGTGATGTTATGAGTGTTCAAAAATCGATGTTAAAATATTTCCGTAACATTCGTATTAAGTATAAACACCTTGCAAGTGAATTAAAAGATAGTGACCCTGTTGCTGCGGAAATGTATGACCGTAAACAGTTACCGATTAAAATCTTTATTAATGCTTATTTTGGTTCATTATCCGCACCACACGTATTCCCATGGGGAGAAATGGATTCAGGTGAAACAATTACATGTATAGGTCGTCAATGTTTACGTATGATGATTATGTTCTACATGAAGAAAGGTTATAAACCTCTTGTAATGGATACGGACGGTGTGAACTTTGAAACACCTGAAAGTGCAAAGGATACAGTTTACATAGGTAAAGGTTTAAATGAGTTAGTTATTGAGGGTAAGGAATATCACGGTATTGAAGCGGACACCGCAGAATTTAACGACATATTCATGAGAAATGAAATGGGGTTAGATATTGACTACACCGCACCGTCTTGTATTAACGTATCTCGTAAAAACTATATCATTAAATTAGTTAAGAAAGGTAAGGAGAAAATTAAATTGACAGGTAATACTATTAAGTCAAAAAAATTACAGACATATGTTGTTGAATTCTTAGATGAAGGATTAAAACATTTATTAAATGGTGATGGTTTATCGTTTTTAGAATTGTACTACGATTATGTGGAGAAAATCTACAATAAAGAAATTCCACTTTCTAAAATAGCAAACAAAGCACGTGTTAAACAATCTGTTAATGATTATAAAAAACACATTCAGAAGACAACAAAGTCAGGTTCTTTAATGTCTCGTCAAGCACATATGGAATTAATCTTACAAAATGATTATCCTGCAGGTTTAGGTGATACAATCTACTACATTAATAATGGTACTAAGAAATCATCAGGTGACGTACAGAGAATTACAAAACCAACTAAGAAACAACAAGAAGATTATTTAAATAAATTCGGGACACAAATACCTGAGAATTACATCGAGATTAGTTGTTATATGATTCCTGAAAAAGATATCGTGGACAATCCTGATTTAAAGGGTGATTATAATGTTGCACGTTATCTTAATAACTTCAATAAACGTGTGGAACCATTATTAGTTGCATTTAATCCTGAAATTAGAGAAGATATCTTAATTGAGGACCCGAAAGACCGACAATATTTTACCAAATCACAATGTGAGTTAGTAAATGGATACCCATTAAAAGAAAGTGGTCAAGATAAATTCGATGAGGTAATGACACTTTCAGATAGTGAGGTTGTGTTTTGGAATAAAGTTGGTCGTGACCCATACTTTATGTACGTAGAAGATAGTTTAAAATTAGTTGACCAATCATGGGTCGAACATAATAGAAAAGTTCTACGTTCACAAGCACAAAGTACGGTTAGTAATGAAGATGAAATTATCGGTAACGATAATGGTGACCTTATATTACACGTAATGGAAGGTTAAATCACATTAAATGGAGAGACCATAGGTCTATACTTCAACGATTTGTTTAGATTCTCCGCTTCTGCACCTTTTCTTTCAAGAATTTTTTCAGGGCGGAGTCTCTCTAATCGTTGTGTTAATTCTTCGATTAGTTTTAACTTCTCATCTTTACCCTCAGTTAATAATGACGTGTAATCTAATTTAACTGAACTATCAGGAACTTGTAACTCACCTGAGAATTTACCCCAAATACGTCCCAATCCTTCTTTAGAATAAGCAATAAGATATTTTCTAACCCAGTTTTGCGCCGGTTTATTTAAACTATCCCATGTCAATTCCTCTGTTTCAACATCTGAAGGTAATTTAATTACGTCTTTGTTTTTATCAAGACAAGTATCTCTATCGGTTGTTGGATAATACCAATACCAAACTCTATAGGTTTTTAATGAACCAAAATCAAATCTACCACCCGGTACATTATAAAGATGTACAAGTTTTGTTCCGTTAGGACCTGCAGTTATTCTATATGTTAATTCCCCACCAATTAAACGGTTTTTAATGTTTCTATCTTGCATCCTTAATAAAAGGTCAAATGCTGGTAACATAAAGTATGAACCTGAAGAACCTACTTGAGCAAATCCACCAACACCACCAAAACCAACACCACCAAGACCACCAAATCCACCTAAGAATGGGTCAACAATGGAATCGGATAACTCAGCACGTGTGAACCATAAAAGTTCATTTATTTCACGTCCTGCAGGAATTACATAAGTTTGTGTATTACCTGATAACTCAATAAAATCTTTTTTCATTTCATTATCTCCACCGGCTTGTAATCCTACAATTTTAGAATACGAATACGAATATTGTGTTTCATAATCTAAACTTCTTGTAGTAAACGCACGGGTTAAAGATTGAGTATCGACATCTAATCCCGCCAATGCTGACCATTGAGATTCGATTAACCAATCACTAACGTATTGTTCATATTCCGATAAGGACAATTCTAAAAATGTGTCCATTTGTTCTTCGGTAAGTTCTATACCACGAACTGGCATACCTAATAGGTGAAAAACCTGAGTGTATAGTTTATCTTTTTGTTCTTGGGTTATAATTGTTGCGCTCATATTTGATAAATATCTCAGTTTCAATTATGAATTTTGGAAAATTTTAAGTATATTGGTAAAATGGAAAATACTACTAAAACTATTGTAACCTATTCCGATATTCAATATCTTTTTGACCAAGGTTGGATGAATGGGAGGGGTTGGAAAGCTCATTATTTTAATGGAGCTCAGAAATGTTTTGAAAAACATTTTAAACCTTTAAATAAATGGAGACCAAATCCGAGTGATAGTAAAAAAATGGGACACATTAATGATGACAACTTATGGTCGTGGACAAATAGAATCAATACGCACCCTAATTGTTGTTTATCTTTTTATAATTGGGCAACAAAATATGACCCCGATATGTTTATTGAGTTTGGTAACATTGATTATCACGAATATAACGCAAAAAAAATGTGGGGGTTTATAGACCAATTCTTTGATTTAATTTTTACAAATGAGAGAACCGATAAATATTTAAAAGAATTAAGAGTTAAATGTCAAAGGTCGTGGAACAATGGGAACCTAACTGTGATTTCTGTAATACAATCCTTAAAAGATTCATTTGGTGAGGTGACTGACGTTGAATTTACATTTGAAGATGGTGATGGTGGTGATATGAATGGGGTTGATTTAAGTTTTAAATTACCAAATGGGGAGTTTAAGACAATGCAAATAAAGAGTGGTCGTTGCGTAGAGATAGGGGACGAATTCAACATAACAGGTTCTCCAAATGATTTAACATATGATGCCGATTATTACGGTTATGGTAACATTAACACAATGGAAAAAATGACTTCAGTTGTTTTTTTTGAAAATGTACCTACACTAAAAAAGGTCGGTAATGTTATTAAGGTTAATAAAGAAAATATAAAATATAACAAAACTAAAAACATGCCAATACCTCAAAAATTAACTGAACTATTAACTCTTTGTGGAAAAAATAATATAGAATTTGTTTTAAAGAAAGAAGAAGAGAAAAATAGTGTTGTCTACGATGACGAGAAAAAAAAGGTCTCAATAAACTTTGTCGATTATGAAGACAAAGAACTTGAGACCCTATTAAGTAATAAAATTAACGAATTAAAGGAGTTGTTTAAGTAAATCTTTACTGAACGATTCAGAATATTCACCGTCACCCATCACTTGGTCGATGACGTTTTTCTTTTTCTGTAAGATATTATAAATAATTTTCTCAACAGTGTTCTCAAATACAGGATAGTAAACGAGGACACTGTTTTTTTGTCCATATCTATAAGCTCTATCTTCCCCTTGTGCGTGGTCGGCGGGTACAAACGATAAGTCATTCATAATAACAACTTCTGCTGCAGTTAAGGTAATACCAACACCGGCAGCTTTAATGTTACCAATAAAAACTTTTATCTTATCGTCAGTTTGGAATCTATCAACATTTTCCTGTCTTTTATCTTTTGACATACGACCATCCAACGTAACTGAATTCTTTTTATATTTTTCATGTAACATATCTAACGACATTGTGAAGTTAGTAAGTACAATTACTTTTTTACCTTGTTCAAGACATCTATCAATTAACTCACAAGTATATGGAATTTTTTCGTAAGCAATAAGTTGTCTAATTTTCATTAAACGATTTAATGTTACTGTAATGGTTTCATCTTCTTTCTTATCGTTAGTAATACGTGTAAAATCCTCCAATTCCTCATCATACATCTTACTTGTCAATTCAACAAATACAGGTGTTACAATTTTTTCAGGTAAATCAAGAATGTCAGTCTTCATTCTTCGTAGAACAAGATTCTTTGTTCTTTCACGAAGTTCATCTAAATTACTTGCACCACTGGTGTTCCACACTTTGCGAGTACCAACATTAAATTGGTATCCTTTACAATATCTACGAACATATGATTGCCAATTCAAAGTTAACGGTGATTCAACAATCTTTAAAAGGTTAAAATAGTTAATAGGTCGTGATGTCATAGGTGTACCTGTTAATAACCAAACACGTGGTATCTGTTCAAGTACATCATTAAGTAATCGTGTTCTATTAGCGGTTGCGTTTGAAATATAATGTGCTTCATCCACAATTGCCAAATCGAACTTTTCATTAACTAACAATTTATAATCGTCACTATCCTCACTTTTATCTGTGGTGTGATAATTTTTAATGATATCGTAATTAATGATGTAATAATCAAAAGTTGACCCCCATTTACGTCCTTCCACAATTAACACCTTCTTATCTGAATAATTAGCAATCTCTCGTTTCCAATTTATCTTCAAAGAAGCCGGACAAACAATTAATACTTTCTTAACGTTAGACTCAATCGACGCAATAACCGCTGAGGTCGTTTTTCCGAGACCCATATCATCCGCAAGTATAAACTTATCATTTGCCAATAACTTCTCAATGGCGACCTTCTGGTGGTCCATTGGTGGTCTCTCATCGTATTTGGTATAATCGATGATTCGATTTAGTTTCTTTTCTTCTTGTACTACGGCAGCTTTAGGTAACCACATTGCACTCAAATTCTCACTATCTAAGATTTTCCCCCAAATGTGGAACGCCTTATCTGTGTCACATAACAACTTCTCACACCATATTTTGGTTGGAGGTAACGGGAGTAATTTATCTTCCATTAATTTCTCACCAAACGTGTTAACAATATTGATATATTTTCGAGCAACCTTTGGAGTCACTTCATGATACTTTAGTACATATTCTGCCTGAGGTCTTGTTAATTTGAAATTCTTAACTTCTACGAATTTTCTCTTCCAATCCAATAGTTGGTTGTTTGAACCTTCGTATGTTGATAAGATAGTTCTTGCCTCAATTTCAGGGATTTTTGTTTCCATATTAAAATATAAATAATTAGATTGAATAATTAAACTATTTATAAGAGATATGGACAATAAACTACCAATTACAAGAATGTCTAAATTCTTCTCACAGGAGGATTTTGACCTACAAATAGAAATGGGACAAGAATACCTACATGGTGATTTGAACATGAAACTTGTTCTTTACCGAGTGGATAGGTCAAAGTCCGACATAGACGATGTTTATGGTGAAGTTGGGAAAGACGAGATAAAGTATTTCCCACCAATTGAATTTAACGGATTAGTTAAAATAGAAGAATCAAAAAATAGTTCATATAAAAATGGTACTATGAGATATCTTGAACCTGGTAACATGCAGATATCCGTTTATATTAAACAATTAGAAGATTTAAAAATTGATATAAAGTACGGTGATTACATCGGATATCCTCAGAGTGAAGGTAGACTTAGATTTTACACGGTTTCAAATGACGGGAAAGTAACCTCAGATAATAAACATAATTATTTTGGGTACAAACCTTATTACCGAACAATAACATGTGTACCAACACAAGAAAACGAATTTAGAGGAGTATAAAATGGGAATACCTAAAAGAAAAAACAATATTGAGATTTACAAAGGTAAAGAACTGACCGAAAGAAGACAACAACTTTTGGATAGGATTACTAAATCGGACGGTTATCTTCCGGATTCAATATTACATGACGATTTAGATGGTGGGATGTTAGATTTCGTAAAGGAGAACTTAAAAGTTGTGTCCGATGGGGCCACTATCCCTGTTATTCCAAAAATTTTAACAATCCAAAGATGGGGTGAGATATCTAACAATTGGAATTTCTCAGACGAGGATGGTAATATGAAATTACCGTTCATTGGTGTTATTAGAAAACCTGATGTTCAACCCGGAACAAATCCTTCTATTCAAAGAACGATTCCTGATAGAAGAACATTTAATTATGCAACTGTCCCAACATGGAACGGTTCACAAATGGGTGCCGATGTTTATAAAATACCTCAACCTGTTGCGGTTGATATTAGTTTTGAAATAACCATTGTTTGTCAAAAATTTAGAGATTTAAACAGATTTAATAAGATATTCTTACAAAAATTTTCATCAAGACAGGCATACACCACAGTAAAAGGTCACTATATTCCAATTATTTTAGATAAAATAAGTGATAATTCACCGATTGATGCCTTAGATGGTAGAAAATTTTACCTACAAACATATGACCTAACAATGTTAGGTTTCTTAATAGATTCTGAAGAGTTTGAAGTAAAACCCGCAATTAGTAGGTTATTTTTAATGACAGAATTTGTGGGAACTAAACCTTTTGCTAAAAAATTCTTTAATAAATCTATTGAAACAAAAACCGTAACCTTTATTGCTGATGGTATGCAGACGACATTTAGTGTCGGTGAAAGTATTGGATTTTTATTTTACGTTTCAATAAACGGACTTCTCCAAGAACGAGATGTCGATTTTTACCATATCGCACAGACATCAAAGATAACGTTCGTGTCTCCACCTCCTGAAGGTAGTACAATTATGATTTCTTATTATCCGGGTAAAAATAGTGTATTTATTGACAGTTATGGTAAACCTTTATTCTTAGAAAATGAAATTTTTGTGTATGATGGGTCAACTTTAACATTTACCGTACAAAATAAAATTGACAGTGTAATTCACATTGATATTAACGGTCTTGTTGATGAAGAAGGTAGTGGTTTTGCTGTAACGGGAGATAAAGACATTACATTATTAGGTACTCCAACGGTCGGTTCTAAAATCGGTGTGTGTTATATACACTAATCATCACCGTACATATCCTTCTTTTTTGGTTTACAATGTTCGTCAATCCACTTCTCTAAAACTTTATAAATTTTTAGTCCATTTTTTTCGCAGTAGACTTTTAACATCTCATGATGTACATCACTGATTTTCACGTTTTTCGTTTTGTTTTCCATAACTAAAGATAAATAAAGATAAAAAAAGATAATTTACTATCTTTTTATCTAAAATTACGGAAATCTTTGCTAAAAACAAAGATATTTATTGAATAAGTAATAAAATAATTAACCAAACAACAATCGATGGCAAATTCAAACAGAGTATTCGTTTCTCCAGGGGTCTACACTTCAGAGAAGGATTTAACATTTGTTGCACAAAGTGTCGGAGTAACAACATTAGGTTTAGTAGGTGAGACTTTAAAAGGTCCCGCTTTCGAACCTGTATTGATTACAAATTTCGACGAATTTAAGACATATTTTGGTACCACATCACCTTTGAAATACGGTAATGGTAACCCAAAATATGAATTACCTTATGTTGCAAAATCTTATCTTCAAGAATCAAACCAACTATTCGTAACAAGAGTACTTGGATTAACGGGTTATAAACCAAATAAAACATTTGGTCTTAAAACATTAGGTAGTGTCACATTTGATGCTACGTCAACACCTGTAGATACTACAGGGACATTAATTCCAACCGTTACAGGAGTAACAGGAAGTACATTCTACTCATTATTATCAGGTAAAACTGCAACAACAGGTGACAGTGTAACTGAATTCATTGTGGGTGGTACATATTCCAATAATGATTGGTTCACAATCGGTTTCGTACCTGATTCTGAAACTAACTCACTATCAGGAACAGAAATAACAGGACCAATCGGTGACGCAACTGATTATAGATGGTCAAATGATTACTACACGACTAGTGGTGGTGTCGTTAACGGATTAAATTCTTACCTTTTTGTTTATTCAGGAGCATCGAACACGTTCAATGTAACTAAATTTAACTATACAGGTGCAACTGTTAATGATTACAACAATATTACCGTTGCAGCTTTAAGGTCAAGAGGTGAATACGCGGGTAGTACATTAAATCTAAAAGTAACAAATAATAGTGGGTTTACTATCAATTCAACAAGTGTTAACACTAACATTTTAGGGGAATTTGAAGTATCTATATCTTCAGGTACATCTACTAAAACATACACATGTTCATTAGATAACACGTCAACAAAATATATCACTAAAGTATTAGGTGTAGATGTATTTGATAAAGATATGGACGAGTATCCAATGTATGTTCATGAAATTTACCCTAATTTAATCCAAACTTTATATAGTAGAGGATTGGTTAGAGGAATTAGTTTAGATGAGGTTTACCATTCAACTGGTAATGATTTCGTTGCTGAGTTTGATACTACAATATCACCTATGGTGGTTTCTGAAGTACGAGGTGGTAATGTTGCTGACTTATTCCAAATCCAAACAATTTCAGACGGTGAGATGGCAAACTTCCAAGTAAAAATCTCAATCGTGAACATTAACTTAGAAGAAGGTGAATTTGATGTATTAGTTCGTGATTTCAACGATACTGACGACAATATGGTTGTATTGGAAAAATACACTAGATGTTCAATGAGTTTAGATAAACCAGGTTATATCGGTAGAAAAATCGGTACATCTGATGGTGAATATGAATTACGTTCAAAATTCATTACATTGGTATTGGCTGACGGTCACCCTACGGACGCAATTCCTGCAGGTTTTAAAGGTTTCGTTACAGACACTATTAGTGGAACAACATTAGGTTCAGTAATTTACAAAACACAATACCACGATGCGGGTGATATCGTTGATTTAGCAGCATACAATTCATTTGGTACAGTTGAATCAGGAGATAAAATCAAAAAAGTATCTTTAGGTTTATCATCTAAAGTTGGTTTTGATAAGGACATTTTAAAATACAAGGGAGTTAATCCTGACAAAGTAACGCCAGGTTTCCACTTATCAACAAATGCATCTTCAATTACAGGTAATACAATTACAGGTTTTGCTTATGATTGTACACCTTACGATTTAGAGGGAACTAATAAAGGAAAATTAGATACTTTAGCTTCACGTAAATTCACATTCGCAGTGTTTGGAGGATTTGACGGTTGGGATATCTACCAAAAAAATAGAACTAACACAGATTCATTTATATTTGGTAAGTCAACTTACACCGCAAATAACACTAACAACGGTGGTGTGTTTAATGTAAACTTTGGTAATTCTGATTACTACGCTTACACTAAAGGTATTGAAACGTTCTCAAACCCTGAAGCTGTAGATATTAACGTATTTGCAACTCCTGGTATTAACTTCTTTGACCACGGTTCATTAACAACCGCAGCAATTGATATGATTGAGAACGATAGAGCGGATTCACTTTACATCGTGGCTTCTCCAAATGTAACATCTGCTGATGAGGCAATTGACAATTTGGACACAGCTTCTTTGGATAGTAACTATTCAGCAACATATTGGCCTTGGATTCAAGTAAGAGATAATGACAATGCAACTCAATTATTCCTTCCACCAACAGGTGAGGTTTTGAAAAACATCGCATTAACTGATAATGTTTCTTACCCATGGTTCGCAGTAGCGGGTTACTCAAGAGGTTTGGTAAACGCAATTAAAGCTCAAAAGAAATTAACTCTTGACGAAAGAGATAGTTTATATAAAAACAGAATTAACCCAATCGCTACATTCTCTGATACAGGTACAATTATTTGGGGTAACAAAACGTTACAAGTTAGAGAATCTGCTTTAGATAGAATCAACGTAAGAAGATTGTTATTAAGAGCAAGAAAATTAATTTCAGCAGTTGCGGTTAGATTATTGTTTGAACAAAACGATGAACAAGTAAGAAATGAATTCTTAAGATTGGTTAACCCAATTCTTGAGGCTATCAAGAAAGAAAGAGGTTTATATGACTTCCGTGTAAGTGTATCTAATGACCCTGAGGACATCGATGCAAACACATTGAGAGGAAAAATTTACATCAAACCTACTCGTTCACTTGAATTTATAGATGTTGAATTCATTATTACTCCAACAGGAGCATCATTTGAAAATATCTAATCTAAAAGGGGATATAAAAAAGAAAGGGTATCAGAAATGGTACCCTTTTTTAGTTCCACAAGGAACCATAATAATATTATTGTTATATTTTTAATTTACCCAGCATTACTGGAACTAGAAATACTAGTTATATTATTATATTCTAGTATTTATTATATAATAATCTATTTATACTGGAACTTAATTGCTGGAGCCTGTAAAAAACTACGAAATAAAATTGATAAAGTCAAGTAATTGAGTAAAATAAAATTATTTCCAATTGAGATATATTTATAAGAGTATATAATAACAAAAAAAACTAACAAATACAACATGGCAGATTTACTAATGAAAATGCCGGTTCCTTATGAACCGAAACGTAAAAATAGATTTATTCTTAGATTCCCTTCATCATTGGGAATTAACGAATGGTACGTGACATCAACATCTCGTCCAAGTGCTAAGATTAAATCGGTGGAAATTCCTTTCTTGAACACTTCAACATACGTTGCAGGTCGTTTTGATTGGGAAGAGATAAAAGTAACGTTCAAAGACCCAATTGGTCCCTCTGCGTCTCAAGCACTTATGGAATGGTTCCGTTTACACGCAGAATCAGTAACAGGTCGTATGGGATACGCTGCTGGATACAAAAAGGACGTTGAACTCGAAATGTTAGACCCAACGGGAGTAGTTGTTGAAAAATGGATACTTCAAGGTTGTTTCTTAACAAGTTTGAACTTCGGTGATTTGAACTATTCTCAAGACGATTTAGCAACAATCGATGCATCGTTAAGAATGGATAGATGTATTCAAGTTTACTAATATTCACATAAAACATATTAAATTCCCATTAACTATTAAGGTAAATCTGTCTAATAAGTTAATGGGTTTTTATTTTCTTTATATTATTTACTTTCAAATAGTTATTGTGTAACTTATACCATGGAAGAATTTAGAATAGACCCAACGATTGCCTATGACGTGGTGGAACTGCCAAGTCGAGGTTTACATTACCCAAGTGGTAAAAAATCTGTCAAGGTGGCTTACTTAACTGCCGCAGACGAAAATATCTTAGCATCCCCAAATTTAATCGCAACAAACACAGTTGTTAATGAGTTAATCAACAGAAAAGTTTTGGACCACGATTTAAAATTTGATGATATTGTTGAAGAAGATAGACAAGCAATCTTAATTTTTTTAAGAAACACCGCTTTCGGCTCTGAATACAATATGACGATTACCGACCCAAAAACAAACGAACAGTTTACTGCAGTGGTTGATTTATCAAATGTACCGATTAAAGAATTCAATTTAGTTGCGGATGCTAATAATGAATATCCTTATTATTTTGAAAAAAGTAAGGTTGATATTACATTTACCTTTTTAACACAAAAACAAGAAGACGAACTTCAAAAAATCAAAGATAGTTGGAACGGTAATGGTATTGCACCAATCGTAACAAAAAAACTTGAAATGATGATTAAATCTATCGGTGGTAATAGAAACCAAATGGAGATACGAAATTTAATCGAACGTTTACCAATAAAAGATTCCCAAGACTTTAGAAAGTTTATTTCAGATATTAAACCTGGATTAAATTTGACTAAAGATGTAACCACCCCGTCAGGAGATATAGTCCAAGTTGAAGTTGGATTCGGGGTTGAGTTTTTTCGCCCTTTCTACGGATTATAGGAAAGGTCAGCTCGATGAGATACTATATTTAGTAAAAAGAGGATTCTCATACTCAGATATTATCTCAATGCCTGTTTATGTTAGACGATATTACGTTCAATACTTGATAGAAATTGAAAGTGGAAACGATTAACAATCTATTTATAAGGTATGAACGATAAATTATCCCAACTCGCCAAATCGGGAAGGCAAACCGAATTTTTTAACGAATATAAAAAGACAAATCCGAACGCAAGTGTATCGGATATGTCGGCTGCGTATAACTTTTATAGAACAACCGATAATAGTGTTGCTCCAAGTACATCATCTAACCCAACAACCACAACAAGTGGACCAACGTCAAGTGCACCAAAGGGTATTTTACAAGCGGTAAGAGAGGGGTTAAAAAGTCAATCAGGAAAAGATTACGGTTCAACAAGTGAGAATGCAACAATTGAAACTGCGATTAATATGTTATTCGATGCGAATAATAAATTAAAATCGTTAGGTGACATAGCAAAAGATGCGGTTTCACAAGCCGGTACCGCATTAGTTGACAACTACAAACAACAAAACGCTTTATTACAAGATATTAATTCGGGAACAATGATGACCGGAGAATTATCTAAAGCATTTAGAGAAGAAATTACCGAAGCATATCCTGACGCTCAAAGATTAGGAATATCTTTTTCTGAGTTATCACAAACAATGACAAGTTTAGTTGCCGATTCAGGTAGATTTAGATTAGTCAATGCCGATACTATTCGTGATATGGAACTATCAAGTAAGTTTGTTGAGGGGGGAATGTCAGGTGCCGCACAAATGGCAAACGATTTTCAAAGAGTTTCCATGGGCGTTAAAGATACAATGGACTATATCCAAGATGCAAGTAAAAGTTCACTAGAGTTAGGTTTAAATTCAAAAGAAACAATCAGTAAGGTTGGTCAAAATATAGGATTGTTAAATCAATATGGTTTCAAAAATGGAATTGAAGGTTTAACCAAAATGGCTCAGAAGGCACAATCATTAAAAATGGACTTCTCGATGGTCACCGCTTTAGCCGATAAAGCATTTGAACCCGAAGGGGCAATGGAATTGGCGGCACAATTATCGGCAGTTGGAGGAGCATTTGGTGCAATGAACGACCCTCTTAAATTAATGTATATGACAACCAACGATATGAATGGTTTACAAGATGCATTAGCCGGAACGGTTAAAGGTTTAGCAACGTTCAACCAACAAACAGGTCGATTTGAAGTAACAGGAGCAAATTTAAGACAAGTAAGAGCAATTGCAAGTGCTACCGGACAAGATTTTAAACAATTATCTGATTTAGCGGTTAATTCGGCTCAAAGAATGTCTGCGGCTAGTGAATTAATGTCAACAGGGTTAGTGATGGAGGATGATGATAGAGAATTCCTTACTAACATGGCTCAAATGAAAGACGGTAAAATGGTAATTGAAGTACCAAAAAGTTTACAAGACCAATTGGGAGGTAGTACCGTGGCATTAGAATCCATGAGTGACAATCAAAAAAATATTCTATTAAACCAAAGAGAGGCGTTTAAGAAAATGTCAGCAGAGGAAATTGCAACAAAACAAGTTAGTGCAATTGAGAACATTAATCGTGATGTATCATTTATCGCCGCCAAGGCAAGAGTTGAGGCAGGTAAATTAGGTGATAGTTTAGTAAAACAATTGGGATTTGACCCAATGAAAATGGCAATCGAATCAAAAGAAATTGCTAACAAAGTAGCTAAGGGGACTGAGGACACCGCCAATGTTATTAGAACGATAGCGACAGATGTATTTTCAAGTACAAAAGAATCAAATCAAAAAGGTACTGTTACAGGTAAAACAACCCCAATTAACACTAAAGAGGAAATTAAGAAAACCGAAGATAAAACACAAAAAGTTACTGAAAAACCAATTGAGAAAAAAGAAGTGGAATTAAAAATAACATCAAATAACACATTAACCGATGGTATTATGAGAGAAATGTTCAACGATGCGTACTTCCAAGGTCAAATTAAGGGTTCATACCTTAATGCCAATTAGTAATTTTTCATAAACACCTATTTATCATATAAAAGAATAAGATGCCAAGTTACTTAGATTTCGATACTACAAAAAACTTTAGAGATTACATTTTGGGTAAGACTCTTCAATCTCCTAATGGTCCTCAGACTAGTAGTTCTTCAAATTATGCTGTTCAATCTTTAAGTAACATGTCAAACGTTGACCCTGGAACTGTAGAGAATAATTTACCACAATATTTGGTTAACACACAAAATGGTAACATTTTTAAACCATTACAATATTCGGTTAGAGATGGTATCAACACATTACCAAGAAGAGCAAACTTAAATTTATACCCATATTTTGAAAGAGACCAAGACCATAATTTAATTGGTATATTAACCACATCAAATTATGATAATGAATCTGAATTGTTCAAATTTGCGTCATCATATATTAAAACAGACCCACAAGGTCCATTATTAGCGAGAATACAACAAAACTTATACGCAGCAACTGTTGGTCGAGTAAGATTAATAGACGCATTACAAGGAAACACAACTACAGCGATTAATATTATTACAGGTAGAGAACCACTTGTTGAAGGTAATACGAAAATAACCGTAGCAAAAACTTTACCGGGTAAAGCAATTGATTTTGTACAAACAGTCGTGGGTGTTGAATTTCCATGGTCGGAAATACCTGGCGATTACTTATCTAACCCAAGAAATCCGGTAAACTATAGACCTGAGGCAAAAACTGAGTTAGGTAAAATATACCAAGACGTAACGGGAGCATTGGGTTCTTTAATTGGTATTGATAGAAGGCCAAAAGTTTCAAGGAAACCTTCAGATTTAATGATTGAATATCTTGGTTCGGGACAAAAAATTGCGTTATTTGATAATTTATCATATTCAAAATACGGACCAAACTACACGACAACAGCAAGGTCTCAAAATTCATCTAAATTATTTAATTTTATTGATAATTTAGCTCAAGGTGTTAAAAACGTTTTAGGTGTCGAGGCACCAACAAAATATGCATATATTGGTGACGATAGAAGTGATGATGTAAAATATGCAATGAATGACTTTAATGATAGACCAGTTAGAAGCAATTACTATCTTAGTGTTATGTTCGACCCAATACAGGCGGATTTATTTGGAAGAAAACGAAATATTTCTGAAGGTGGAGGAATTGGAGGTAAATTAACGTGGATTAGTCGTTCATCAAAAAATAAATTAGGAGTCGGTAACAAAGAGTTCCCAAGTGAGAAATCACAATTTTCGGAAAGTTTATCAACTAACTATAACTTTAGAAATGGGTCAATATTAGACACGACTCAGGATATTCTTGATTCAATGCCAACGAATGGAGCTGCAGCACGTTCACACGTTGCGAATGTTATCGACCAAACAAGTAGAATCTTTAAGGAAGGTGATACAATGATGTCCAGAGGGTCTGCAGTTAAGTATGTTGACAAGTTTACTAAAGAGGAAGGTGGAATTGAGTATTGTAGAGTTTGGACCAAGGATAGGTCTTATATGAACAATTCTGACACCATGAAAAGAACTGGACTTATTAGAAAGTACGGTAGTAGCGTTTTAACCAAACCGTGGAACTTGAATATCGCGCCAATGTCTAATGGAAACAAAGACTTTGGACCCGAATCAAATATCGTTAAAGGTAAAGGTGACGGATTTTATGCAAAAAAATACATGTTTTCTATTGAAAACTTAGCTTGGAAAACATCTAACTTACCTGGATTTAGTTATAACGATTTACCATATTGTGAAAGAGGCCCAAACGGAGGTCGTGTTATGTGGTTCCCACCTTATGATTTAAAAATTAGTGAGAACAACAGTGCTAAGTGGGAAACTAACACTTTCTTAGGTCGACCTGAACCTGTTTACACGTATCAAAATACTGAAAGAACGGGACAAATTAGTTTTAAGATTGTTGTTGACCACCCAAGTGTATTAAACTTATTGGTAAGAGAACACTTTAAAGGGATGTCAGATGAGGAGTCTGAAAATTACATTAATGCGTTTTTTGCGGGATGTCAAGACGTAGATTTTTACGATTTGATTCGAAAGTATGTAACTTTAAGTCAAACAGATATTACTACAATACAGGCATTTTTAAATGGAAATAACGACCCACAAACAATTACACAATTTACAAGTGTAACAGACCCAATTGAAAATCCTGGAACACCTGATAATGGAGGTGCGGTACCAAATACCGACCCAAATAAAACAGACCCTAAGAGTTTTTCAGCGACGTTATATTTCCCTAACGATTACCCAACAAAAGGTAGTTCTAAAGGTGATTTATATTCTGACACAACATACCAAAAAGAGTTTGACCATTACATGTTGTTAAAGGAAGGTGAATATAAAAAAGAATTAAACCAAGGTTTAGATAACTTATTGGTTAACGGTACGTGGGGACCAAAATCTAAAAAAGATTATAAAATTTTATTTGGAAAAGAATCGCCAACAAAACCAAACATATCTGAAGTACCGGCATTAAAAACTGAAGTTGAAAAACAGATAGATGATGCATTTAATGAGTTAAGTACGACATACCCTAAAGTAAATGAAAAGTATGAGGAACTTAAAAAGGGATTAACAGATAAAACAGTTAAAGATATTAAAATTAAACTATCATCAACCACATCTGCGGTTGCTGACGACAATTATAATTTAAAATTAGCATACAGAAGAAGTTATAGTATTATTACCGATTTAATTACAAAAATATCTAAAGACGGAACAACAACCGCTTTAGATAAAGTTAAATGGAAAAACGTTGTAACAACTAAAGATAAGTCAGCTAAAGAAAGTGCAATTGAAATATCTTTAAAAGATTTCGGATATACTGACAATGAAGGTAAATTTACAATTGAATATGTTTCAAATATTGGTGAACAATTAACAAACGGTTCAATCGGTAGTCATAAAAATGTCGATTGTAGTGATAATAAATTGGTAACAACGTCAAATGACCTTAAAAGAACTGCACCGATAACATTTTGGTGTAGAGAAACAACATTTGAGGTTAACTATTCGGTTAAACCACCGGATGTACCGGCAACGACACCACCACCATCTATAACTGAGGTTCCTAAAACAAGATTGGTACCATACGAGGAAAAACCAAAAGCGAAAGATAGAAAACCAAGTATTGACCCACTTAAAAATATTGTAATGAAAGTTCTTTCTGAATGTCATTACTTTAAAATTTTAGAGGAAGATTCACCGGTTCAATTTAACTCGTTAAAAGAAAAGTTAAGATACTTTCACCCTGGTTTCCACTCAACAACACCTGAGGGTTTAAACTCACGTCTAACATTTTTACAACAATGTATTAGACCCGGAGACACTATACCCATTAAAGGAATATCAGATGAGAGTGATATAAATGCGAGAAACACTACATTTGGTCCTCCACCTATTTGTGTATTGAGAGTTGGTGATTTCTACCACTCAAAAATTATTATCCGTGACGTGAACTTCTCATTTGACGAAGGTACATGGGATTTAAATCCTGAAGGTATCGGAGTTCAACCAATGATTGCGACCGCTACATTGAGTATTAGTTTTATTGGTGGACAAGGTATGGAAAAACCTGTGGAGAGATTACAGAACGCGTTATCTTCCAATTTCTTTGCAAATAGTGAAGTGTATGACCCAAGAGCAACGGCAACTGAAGATAGAAGTAAATTTACAAAAGAGTTTTTACAAACTTTAAATTTATCTAAACCTTCAGAAGTAAAACCAAACGCGGTTGATGCATTAACACAAACCAATAAAGTAACTGAAGGGAAATACATTGGAACTTTAAATGATAAAACTTTAGATTACACAGATTTAGTAAAACAAGTGTTTAAGGATACCGAGAATTATACTAAAACGTATATTACGGGGTATAATAACATTGTTAAACAATATGGGGATACGTTATCATCGATGTTCCTATCACCAACATATAGAACAATAAGAAACTATACGGTACAAACAGGTGCGGGTACTGAAACAATTCAGTTATTCGGTGATTATGTAAAAAATAAAGAACTATCGGTAATGGCTAATGACTTCAAACAAATTTTTATTAGTAAAATTGAAAGTGAAAGTATGACCGAAATGTTTAAGTTTGATAGAGATATGACGGAACCTGTTGTTAAGAAATCGGAAGAGATTTTAAAACCATTCATTATTAAAAAAGTTAGTGAAATGATTGACACGTTCTCAAGTAATAAATCGATTGTTGACATTGAAAAAAGTAGAAACGATTTAATTTTAACTTTAGATAAGGTAAATTTCTTAGTTGAAACGGGTCATGACGGTAAAGTAGATAAGGACCAATACATTGGTGCTGAATTATCTGGTTTTACCTATGATAAACTCTATTCAAAATATGACAACAACATAAAATTCATACGTGATAAACAAAGTAAATTTTATGAAGATTTAGATGATTCATATATTTTTGAAAGTACGTCCACAATGACAACCGAAGATATGACGAATTTCCTATCAATTCTATTGAAAGATTCAATACAGGAAATAAAGGGATTATACACGAAAGATGAAACCATTTTTACAAAAAGGATTTTAGCTGATATTGAAAAAAGACTTAATAAATTTATGGTTACACCAAAAGAAAAGGATTTAAAAGTAAAAAAATACCCAATTCAGAAGGATAGTAATAAAGTTTCATTTAATATTACAAATGAAACCTTTACATTTAATGATACACAAAAGGAACAATTAGTAAAAGTGAACACCACAGGAAAAGTGAAATCAACTGATACATTAAATTACGTAAGATAATGAATAGTCAATACATAGATAGATACCAATATTTTTTGGAAGACGGTAATTTTAAAATTGTACCGGGAATTGAATTACCTATTAAGTCAACAGACAAATACGTTCAATTTAAAAAAAATAAAGATAGATTGGATAAGATGTCACAAGAATATTATGACACACCGTTATTTGGTTGGTTAATTTTACAGGCCAACCCAACTGCGGGTGGAATCGAATTTGAAATACCTAATAACTTTGTTATGAGGATTCCATTTCCACTTGTTCCGTCCTTACAAGATTATAGAAAAAACATAGAACTGTATAAACTATATTATGGGGAACAATAATTTAAAAAAAAGTAATGATATATTAGTAAAGGTTGACCAAAACAACTTAATGTTTATCGACCCTAACACTGTAGTATCTAATGGAGAAATATCGCCAAGAGACATACAACCTGAAAATTTGGTTATGTATGTTAACTTAGAGGCGGATTTAATTCCCCGTTCAATACTTGTGTCAGGTAATGAACGAAACACTCTTACTTCAATTGCAAAGGGTACGTTCAATATGATGAGTAACCAAGGAAAAGATTTTGATTCGACTTGGACCGAAACATATACTGAGATTAAACAAAATAGTGCAACAAAAAAAATTGACGATGATTTTATCATGTCAGATACTTCAGGTCAGGGTTTCGGTATAGACAATATAAAAATTGACATTACAGGTGCCAATGCGGTACCTAGGGTTACCATTAATTTTGTTGATGTAAGAGGGAAGACATTATTTGAATCACCTGAAAATTCACCATATCAAGCATTCTTTCATTTACCATGGCCAATATTTTATCTAACGGTAAAAGGATTTTACGGTAAGGCGATAAGATACAGATTACACTTAGTTAAGTTTAATTCAAGATATAATTCATCCAATGGTAACTTTGAAGTAACAACATCATTTATTGGGTCAACTCATGCTTATCTTTCGGACATTCCGTTGGAAGGTATTTTAGATGCACCATATATGTTTTTAACTGAAACAACAACCGATGGAAACATTAATGGTAATACCAAATTACAAGATAAGAAAGTTACAAAATCAACAAAAGGTTATAGTATATTAAAATCGGTTTATCAAGAATATATAAATAAAGGATTATTACCCAAAGACTTCCCACCAAGAACATTGAGGGAAGTAATTGTTATTGCCGGTAGATTAAACAGTATTTTAGAAAAGGAATTATTCTCAAAAATTATTGACCATAAAGTACTTGCAGGTATTAAAAATTTTGAAGATACAATAACGACATTTGAAAACGCAATTATCGGTTGGAAATCGAAACATCTATCGGCGGTATATGAGGAGGACGATATTCCAACTCAAAAACCTGATGGTACAACCTACTTTAAAAGATGGCACGAATTAGCGGGCAACAAAAAGACTGAACTAACAACTATCACAGGTTCAACCACATCAGGAACTTTAGAAACCATTATTAAAAATTACTCAGATAAATTAAGTCAAAACGAGGCTTTCGGTGAAAATAGAGATAAGAAACTATTACGTAAGTTAGACTTTGATATTCATCCTGTATCATTTGGGAGATTAAAGAATTTAAAAAACTTTTATAGAACTAAAGATAAAGTAGGGGTTAATATTGATGACTTATTAGAAACCCTTTATGACATTCAAAGAGATTTTGTTGAACAAAGAAACAAACTTGAATTGAATATCGAAAAGAAAATGAATGCAATCGTTAGTGATGGTACTCTTGGAATTGGATTTGAACCTACAATAAGAAATATTGTTGGTGTTATTCTTGCAAACGCCGATGCTTACATTCGATTATTACGAGATGTACATTACAAGGCGTTTGAAGCTTCGAATGTTAGAAAAGATTTATTAAAAAATATATCGACCGATAGTATTGGTGATGATATATATCCTTGGCCGGAAGTGAAAAAACAAACCGCAGGGGGTAAAAATTCAGTTTTAGTATACCCAGGTAGTAAAGATATGGTTGGAAAGTTACAATCCAATGATAGAAATCTTTGGCCTGAAGTAGACTTCGTTGAGAATTTCTACCAAGTGTCAACAAAAAAATCGGACCCATTGGCAAATAAGGAGGGTAATCCCGATAGTATCAGTTTTACATTTGAAACCGATACTGCTAAATTAAGTAAAAAGGACATTAGTACATTAACTTATTTATCACCATACGTACCGTATTATGATAAATCAATTGCATCTGTTCTATATGAAATTTTTGAAAGAGCAAAATACACTACGTCATTTAATTCTTTCAGTAATCAAACAATACAACAATTGGCGGATATTGAATTTTCAAATTTGAAATCACAAATTGAAGGTGATTATGACATTATTGACATTTTAAAAACGAATATAAAGGACGTTGAGAGTTTAAAAACTTACATGAAGGGATTCTCGGCATTCGATAGGTGGCCTTATTATCAAGACCAATTACCGACGGTAAGTTATATAAAGGATTTATTATCACAGGATTTTTTTATTGAAAAATATGTTCAAACATCTAAAACGTTAAATTTTGATGGAGAATACGATAAACTATCTTATGATTTAAGTAATTACAAACCCGAACCATATAGATTATCATTATATCCGTTTAACTCATCTACCTACTTATCGTATCTTAATATCACAGAATATAAAGATAGTGAGTTGTTATTGAACAACATGTTAAAAGTGGACACTAATGAGGCATTTGTTACTTCATCTGTTAACGGAAAAATGTGGGCGAAAAAAGAGTTTCAAGAAAACCTTTTTACCCAAACGATGGATTTTAGAGATATTTCAGGTAATACCCTGTCAAAACATATATTAAACACACCGTACTTTCATAAACAACTCTATAAAGATTTTACAAAGAGTGGTATAAACGAAAAGTATGTCGGTTCGGCGTATCTCTTATTAAACTCATTACCATTTATTGATTTAGATGATAAAATAACACCAAATGAAGTGGTTAAAGAAGGTACAAATTCGACCGTTGGTGAAGTTAGATTATCCACACTTTTTAAAGAAGTGGGCGCAACACATTTTATTCCATATCATTTAATTTTAAAATGGGGGTCAATATATCACAGATATAAGAAATTTATAACTGAAGGTGTTGACATTATTAGTGGTACAACCGAAACGATTAATGTTCCGTTATTTTTTGATGCAATGTCAGGAAGAACATACACATTAAACAACGGACAAACGGTAACACAAAGTAGTAACGATTTCGGAATATGTCCATTTTACCAATCGGTATTTCACCAAATTGTTAATGGATATACATACTATAATTTGATTACAGGTGCAACGAGTTTTAGTGCGGCAATTAACAATAACGTCATCTTATTAGAAGGTCAACCAATTACTGGAGGTAAGAGATGGACAACATTTATTGACAATTCAAAATTCACAAAAACGGATACACGTTATACGTTACTACCAAGTAACGGTAGAAGATATCTTTACAACGATTCATCTGATTTTGAAAAACAAAATAACTTCAGAACTTTATGGGGAATTGATTCGTTGCCGATGGGTGAAAAACCAATTAACTATAGTGGTCAAACGTTACCAACGTATTCACAATATCACAAAACGATAACTAACAAATACTCAATAAGTTCTAACTATAAGAAAATTATAGATTTAATTGCCGTTTTCAAATCGGACATTTTAGACACATTTGAAGATGCGTTCTTGGACTTTGCAAGTGGTAAGATTAATGAAGAAATCCCGTACAAACCATACAACGTTAAGTACAGTAAATTCCAAGATTTATTAAAGGAAATCGTTTCTGTTAAAAAGGGTGTAAACAATCCAACGGATATTAATGAACTAATACCTCTATTAATAACTGAACAAACTAACAATTTAAAATACATTACCAACGAATTACTATCAAACGAAAACCTAATAAAGTTAACTTTAGGTAATCCAAGAGAAATAAACAATTACGTTTTAGGTGGTTTCACAGGTATTGATAATCAAACGTTTTCAGTTAATGAATTCAACGCATCTCAACTTACAGATAACTTAGACAATATTAAATTATTTTTAGGTGAAGATATTAGTGGAGACTACCTAAACTTCTTTGTTAATAATAACATTGAACTTAGTGAAGATAACATAAAACAATTTAGGTCGATAATCCACATCTACGCGGGGTACATTCAGAATTTAAAAAATGAATACATAAGGTTAAATCCAACAGATGTAAATTACAATAGTTTTGTTTACCCACCAAAGTCTGCATTTATAAATTATTTAAGTGTAAATTTAATAAGTGGACCCGTTAACCCCGTGACCAATGTTAGTACAATGAACGATAGGTTAAGTTTATTTTTAACTCGATTTGTTAGTAAAATACAAAAAGAATTAGAGGTTAAAAAAGGAACTCAAGTGTTAAACATTGTTAACGGTTATAATGACGACCCTGTTAAATTAGAACTTTACAATTATTTTAAATCGTTTAATGATAAGTGGATTGCCGGTAATTCAATTGGTCAAAGAGGATTGTTGGAAGAATTTTTATTCATAGATAAGGCGAACAAAGACATTGGTGATAAAGTTTTCCTTGACATGGAAAGACTTGTTAATTTGGTAGATAAGAAAAACGATAAAATTAATTTATATTCTGCGTTGTCGTTATTAATACAAGATTCGGGATTTGATATGAGAGCGTTACCGGCTTACGTTAATTTCTACGGAACAAACTTTACGAATAAGAAAAAAATTACACCAACTAAAAAAGTTGCGGAAAGTCTATTTGGTACATTTCTGGAAGTAGACTACCAAGAATCATCACCAAAAATTATTTTACAATATATCGGACCAACATCAAAACACTTGGAATTATCCGACATTAATAAGAAATACAAATATAAAGACGACAGTTTTAACGTCGGGGACCCGAATAATAATCCAATATTAGTTGCCAATGATGCGTTTCTTAATACTGACTACTCAAAGGCAAATAAGGTTGTTGCATTCGAGGTGAGTTTTGGTGACCAAAATCAGTCAATGTTTAAATCCGTACAGTTAGACCAAAGTAGTATTAAAAATACAAGTGAGTCGTTTAAGATAATGGAAAGACTTGGACAACAAGAAACAGGTTCAAGTACTGCACAGATTGATATTGGACTATTTGACATTTATCGACAATCATCGTATACTTGTGATGTAACATCTTTAGGTAACGTAATGATACAACCGACCATGTATTTCTACTTAAAAAATATTCCACTATTCAGAGGTTCATACTGGATTACTGAAGTGAGTCATAACATTAGAGCGGGAAATATCGAAACTTCATTCAAAGGAACGAGAATACCAATCCAATCATTACCTAATCCTGAGGATTCATTCTTAGCATCGTATAGGTCGTTATTTGATAAGTTAGTTAAAAAGGCGGTAACAAGAGTTAAATCTGAAAATCTACAACTTCAAAACGCCAAAGGTACTGAGAAAGTTATCCAAAATGAAGAAGGAACCTTTACGATTGATATCAGTAGTAAAACACCAATAAAAGGTGAGGAGTTAGTTAATCAAACGAACTACAAAGAGTATGGTATTCCATTTAACGGAAAAGATGGTGAAAAATACGTCCAACTAATCACACTTAATAAAGAAGAATGGTTAAGAGCTAACGTAGTACAAATGGGAGGTAAGAATTATCCAATTGCCGATGACATCAATATGAGTTATGTTTCTAAATTGAACAAATCAATAGACACACCAATATTATTAAAGTGGTCAGACATAAAGGATAATAAACAAATGTATTATTCTACTAAGTTTAATGTTGGTAAGGCCACTCCTGATTTTGTTGTGGATAAATTCAAAAAAACTGAATTCCTTAACCCAACGGCAAATATTAGATATACGTTAGATACTAACATAAATGTAACAAATAAAAAATACGAAGGACCTGTCAATGTTGGACCATCAATTAACGGATATGGTATTGGTATGTCCAAAGCATTACTTGATAAATTGAAATTATTCGATGGAGATATCGTATATTTCAAAATGACCGAGTAGATTAACTAAGTTACAGATATTTATACTTATAAAAACAATATTATGGAAAATAATAGACTAAACAATACAATGGACCAATTCCTTTCACCTAAAACCGTAAAGAGTGTTTCTAACGACGGAATGGAAAGAGAAGAGTGTGATATGGTAACCGGAGAATGTTACGTAATCAGGTCAAAAGACGGAATCGTTGAAAGAATAAATAAAAAATACATTACCGAAGACGGTAGACAACTTTTACAAGACTAAAATTATGTTAGAAAACAAATTACACGAAGAATTGATGCGTCACAAGGCCATCAATAAATATGGTAGTACAATGATTATGGAACAAGACGCACCTCTTGAGGAACCTGCGTTGGGTGATGAAGCACCTGTTGCGGACCCCGCATTAGAAATGCCTGCTGACCCTGCATTGGACACAAGTTCAGCACCAACAGACGCAGCACCTATGGGTGATGTTCCAGCTCCACCAATGCCAGGTGAAGATATGAGTGCACCGGCGGAACCTGGTATGGAAGAGGAAAGTACTGAAGAAATTGATATTACTGATTTAGTTAATATGACTAAAAGTATCAAAAAACAAATGGACGCGTCAAAAGATGAAAGTAACGGTGCAATCCAAAAGATGGACAGTGTATTCTCTAAATTATCTGAATTAGAAGGTAAATTAAGTGAGATGGATACTGTACTTGCTAAAATCGATGAATTAGGTTCATTAATTCAACAAGTAAAACCAAAAACTCCTGAAGAAAAACTTAACATGCGTTCTTTAGATTCATACCCATTTAATGAAAAACCACAAGAATTTTTTGCTCACAAACAAGGTGAGATGAGACAAAGTGGTAAAAATGAATATGTGTTAACAAAAGATGACGTTGAAAATTACGGTAAGGACGAAATAATGAAATCATTTAACCCAGACTTAGATAATGCAGCTCAGTACTAATGTTCAGTTTCTTTTAGAAACACAAACACAATTTAGAATTTTACATTGGCAAACCAAAGGTTATGCAAGACATAATGCTTTTGGTGGAATATATTCGGCACTTGATGATTTAATCGATACCTTTACTGAAACGGCAATGGGTAAGTATGGTAGATTTTCTTTGAGTGAAAACGAAAAAACTTTAAACCTACAAAATATTTCTGACTTAGAATTGGGACTTTTTATAAAGACAATCAAAGGAAAACTTTTAGAGATGAATTCAGACTTAACAGATAAAGATTCTGATTTATTAAATATTCGTGACGAAATGTTGGGAGAAATCAATAAATTAAGTTATCTATTAACTTTAGAATAAAAATAATAATAAAAAATGATATCAGGCTCAGTAGCAACAACAGGTTCAACATTAACAAGAACATCACTTTCATATATTAATGAATTAGTGACAGGTGCAACAACTCAAGGACTTTATCGTATATTTGTCGATAACCAACATATTGACGATTCAATGGTTAGCGAGTTGAGAAATGTATATGGTTATGATGTAACACCTAAAAATTCATTTATGGGAACCCACAATGATTATATCATTAGTTGGGAACCAATACCTTCAACTGTACCAGCTGAAGGCTCAGGGACAATAACGTTTAATGGTAGTACACAATATGTTACGGCATTAAACTCTGACTTGGTAAATTGGTTACCGGGCACAGGAGATTTTACAATCGAATGGTTCATGAAGAAAGGAGTTGGTGGTAGTAGTTTCCCTAGAGTATTCTCTTTAGGTTTTAACACAACAGCAACTATCGGATGTTCTATCGAAGGTTCAACATGTTATATTTGGCCATATGGTGGTGCATTAAATGGTACGATGCCTGATGGTTATAACGATGGAAGTTCTTGGACACACATTGCAATTTGTAGAAGTGGAACAACAACAAAATTATTTATTGACGGAACTTTAGCTGAAACTAAATTAAATGACAATAGAGATATTACAGATTCAGTAAATGCCGGATTTGACTTAAATATGGGTGTGGATGACCCTGAAGCTGGTTCTCCAAACTGGTGGTCAGGTTATTTAACTAACTTCCGTTGGGATAACTCAGCAATCTATACAGGTTCTTCGTTAACGGTTCCAACATCTCCATTAACAGCCACAGCAACTACTAAGTTATTATTATTAGGTGGTTCATTAGCTAACCCTGTTTTTGACGCTGCCGGTTATAACAATTTGGTTAACAACGGTTCAGAATGGAGTTCTGATACACCATTCGTATAACGATTAAAAATATATTAAAAAAAGATTAACCCGGATTTTGAAGTCCGGGTTTTTTTATGTATATTTTAGTATAATATTTCTATTAATTTAAATTTTAAAAACATGTCAACATTTGATGCAGTACTGGCACAGTACGAGAAGAACAAGAACAACGCCACAAGTGGCAACGCAGGAAAAATCTCGCAAGAGGACAGATTAAAACGTTATTTCACTACCATTTTACCTAAAGGTTCAAAAGGTGAGGAAAGACGTATTCGTATTTTACCAACTACAGATGGTACATCACCATTTAAAGAAGTGTATTTCCACGAAGTACAAGTAGATGGTAAATGGGTTAAATTATATGACCCAAAACAAGAAGGAAAACGTTCACCATTAAACGAAGTTTATGACAGTTTAATGATGACGGGTGTAGAATCAGATAGAGAATTAGCTAGAACTTATCGTTCTCGTAAATTTTACATCGTAAAAGTTATTGACCGTGATAACGAACAAGACGGGGTTAAGTTTTGGAGATTCAAACATAACCACAAAGGTGATGGTATCATGGACAAAGTATTCCCTATTTTCCGTAACAAAGGTGATATCACCAATGCTGAAAACGGACGTGATTTAATTCTTTCTTTAGCTTTAAGTAAAGCGGGAACAGGAAAAGAATATACAACAATTAACTCAATCATCCCTGAAGATATGGGTCCATTACATACAGATGCAACTGTATCTGAAACATGGGTTAACGATGAATTGACTTGGGCTGATGTGTATTCACAAAAAAGTGAAGATTACCTTGAGTTAGTGGCAAGAGGTGAGGCACCACGTTGGGATAGTGACCTTAAGAAATATGTTTCATCTACATCAGGTGAAGAAACTTTCGGAGGAGCTAAAACACCTACAACTTCAACACCTACGGCACCTGTGGTTGACCCACAAATCGACGAGGAAGTTGACGAAGATTTACCTTTCTAATTAACAAACAACAAGGAACCCTTGGATTCACCTTGGGTTCCATTTTAAAACAACCAACATGGCAATTAAAAAAAATGACTTTTCTGCCTTAAAGAAAAAGTTCTCTAAAGAAGCGTCTTTCAAAGCTGAAAGATTCTTTGATTTAGGTAACGCTTTCTTGGAAGCAACGGGGTTACCCGGTCCTGCAATGGGACACATAAACATGTTACTTGGTCACTCAGATACAGGTAAGACCACAGCATTAGTGAAAACTGCCGTTGATGCACAAAAGAAAGGAATCCTTCCTGTCTTTATCATCACAGAACAGAAATGGGATTTCCCACACGCTAAATTAATGGGTTTTGAATGTGAACAAGTAGTTGACGAAGAAACAGGAGCAATTGATTGGGACGGATTTTTCCTTTTCAACAATAACTTCCAATACATAGAACAAATTACAGATTACATTAACGAATTACTTGACGCTCAAGCTAAAGGTGACATTCCTCACGATATGTTGTTTTTATGGGATTCTGTGGGTTCTGTTCCATGTAAAATGACTTTTGATGGTAAAGGTGGTAAACAACATAATGCGTCCGTATTATCGGATAAAATCGGAATGGGTCTGAATCAACGTATTTCAGGTTCAAGAAGAACAGATAACGATTATACAAACACATTAGTAATTGTAAACCAACCATGGGTAGAATTACCTGACAATCCATTCGGTCAACCAAAAATCAAAGCTAAAGGTGGTGAAGCCATTTGGTTAAACTCAACTTTAGTATTCTTATTCGGTAACCAAAAAGGTGCGGGAACAACTAAAATCTCAATCACTAAAGATAAGAGAAAAGTTAAAATCGCAACAAGAACTAAAATCTCAATTATGAAGAACCACGTAAATGGTTTGGGATATGAGGATGGACGTATCTTGGTAACATCTCACGGGTTTATGCCAGGTAGAGATGATGTTGAAGAGAAAAAATCAATCGAAGACTATAAAAAAATCTCAGGAGATTATATTAGTGAAAGATTAGGTGTCAGTGTTGCAGACATCGCGGATGTGAAAGTTGTAACAGAAGAAGAGTAATTAATAAAACAAATTTAAATGTCGGTTTTACTTGTTGACGGAGACAATTTACTTACGATTGGGTTCTATGGTGTTAAGAATTATTTCTATAAAGGAAATCATATTGGTGGATTATACCATTTTATTAATACCCTTAGAAAATCATTTGAATTATATAAGTTAGACAAAATCGTAGTATTTTGGGACGGTCATGAGGGTTCTCAAACCCGAAAAAAACTCTATTGTCACTACAAAGAGAATAGAAAATCAAGAATAAGAACCGAAGAAGAATTAAGCTCTTATAACTACCAAAGAGAACGTATTAAACAATACCTTGAAGAGTTATTCGTTAGACAAGGTGAATATGAGTATTGTGAGACCGATGACGCCATCGCTTATTACACTCAAAACTCACCGAAAGAAAAAATAATTGTTTATTCATCTGATGGTGATTTAACACAATTAGTTTCTTCTAACACACAAATCTACAACCCATCTCATGGGAAGTTATACAAACAAAAGGATACTATTATTTATGACCACGAAGAACTCTTAATTGAAAACGTAAAGTTGGTTAAGATGATGTGTGGTGACGCATCGGACAACATTGCAGGTATTAGAGGTATGGGAGTTAAGAGTCTTTTGTCTCTTTTCCCCGAACTAAGAACGGAACCACTTACACTGCAACAAATAAAAGATAAATCTAATATTTTATTTGAACAGGATAAGAACAACAAATTAGTTACCAAATTACTTACAGGTGTTACAAAACATGGGGTTCTAGGTGAAGAATTTTTCGAAATAAATAATAGTATTGTAAGTTTGGATAAACCTTTTCTTACTGACGAGGCAAGAGAGAATATCGAACTCCTTATAAATGAAAATTTAGACCCCGAAGGACGGTCGTATAAAAATACGATGAAAATGATGATGGAGGATGGACTATTCAACGTGTTACCAAAATCAGACGACGCTTGGATAAAGTTCCTAAACCCATTCCTTAGATTAACAAGAAAAGAAAAAAATAAAAGCTACATTAAATTTAAAATCAAATAACACAATGCAAAACCAAGAAATTACAAAATTCGAATTCCTATTAACATTAGAAGGAAACATCATTATCCAACGATTTTTTAATGTTAAAGATTACAATCCAAGAGCGAGACGTTCGATGGATATGCACTACTCAGTAAAAAATATTTGTGACGAAATTTCGGAAGATTTGAAAATGAAAAGTTCCGACTACATGAGTGAAAATCCCAATTATTTTTACGGTTCTGATGTTTCAGAAGATGGGGATGAGAACAAAGAAGAACACTTTTTATTGGAAGTAAAGCTAGGCGACGATGTATTTATTTCTAGAATATTCCCAGCACATTACTACCATCCTAAAGCGAGATACTCGGTGGATGTTAGACCAAAAATCAGAGGTATTTTGTCAGAATTGACAGATATATTGTCATCTAATGACTTAGAGACAAGTTACCTACAATATGAGCTGTAATTTTTTTAGAAAATATAAACAAATATAAACATGAGTGAAAAGAATTTCGGTTATTTAGGTCAGTCGTTCCAGGTTTCTTTATTGAAAACAATTATTGAAGACAAAAAATTTGCTAAGAACATCGTTGATGTTATGGAAAGTAAGTACTTCGATAGTCCATACTTTAGATACATTATGGAGAACGTTAAAGAAATACACACTAAGTTCGGGGCAATCCCGTCTTACGATACGTTGGCACAAAAACTAATGTCCGAATCGAACAAAGATACGTCATCCAAATTACACATGGATACGTTAAAAACAATTCAGGAGCACCATATTGATGTTCCTGAATACATTAAGAATACTTCCCTTAATTTCTGTAAACAACAGGTATTAAAGAAAGCAATTAAAGATGTAAACAATATCATCGAAAATGGAGACTTTGAGGAATATGTAAAGATTGAAAAACTTGTAAACGATGCATTACAAGTAGGTGCGTCTTCAGACGGTGCAAAGGATGTCTTTGATGATATTGCAGGAGCGTTGGAAAAAGATTCAAGAGTACCAATCCCAACCGGAATCAATGGAATCGATAGACTTTTGAAAGGTGGTATCGGTATGGGTGAATTAGGAGTGGTATTGGCACCTACAGGTACAGGTAAAACAACCTTATTAACGTTATTCGCTAACACTGCGTTTAATGACGGTAAAAATGTTTTACAAATATTCTTCGAGGATAGTGAAACAAATATCAAAAGAAAACACTTTACGATTTGGACAGGTATTGAACCAGATAAACAAAGTGAACACGCTCAAGAAGTAATTTCAATCGTTGAACAAAGAAATAGTGAAAGTAAAAACTTCTTGAAATTATTAAAGTTACCAAGTTTCGGTGTTACAGTTTCAGACATTAAAACTATTGTAAGAAAAATGGAATCTGAAGGTGTTAAAATTGACCTTTTATTAATTGATTATGTCGATTGTTTAAGTGCTGAGAAAAACGCTTTCGGTGAAGAATGGAAAGGTGAAGGTGCAATCATGAGACAATTAGAATCAATGACATCTGAATTTGATTTCGCTGTTTGGACGGCAACACAAGGTAATAGAGATTCTATTTCTTCTGAAGTTGTAACAAGTGACCAAATGGGTGGTAATATTAAGAAAGCACAAGTGGCTCACATTATTCTTTCTATCGGTAAAACGTTAGAACAAAAAGAAAATAACTTGGGTACGTTAACTTTATTAAAATCACGTATTGGTCAAGATGGTGTTATTTTCCAAAACTGTAAATTTGATAATAAATTCCTTATTATTGATACAGATTCACAAAATACATTATTAGGATTCGAACAAGATAAAGTAAAGGATAGAGCAACAAGAGCACAGGAAGTGTATCGTAAATCACAAGAAACGAGAGTAAATCAACAATAATAAAATATAAAAATATGACAGAGAAAATCTTACAAGATAATGGCGGACGATTCGTCCTATTCCCAATACAACACCACGATTTGTGGAAATATTACAAACAATCTGAAGCGTCTTTTTGGACCTCAGAGGAAATTGATTTGGGACAAGACGTATCCGATTGGGAAAATAAATTAAACGACGATGAGAAACATTTCGTTAAACATGTATTGGCATTCTTCGCTGCATCCGATGGGATTGTAAATGAAAATTTGGCAATTAACTTTGTTAATGAGGTTCAATATACCGAGGCAAAATTCTTCTATGGTTTCCAAATTATGATGGAAAATATCCATAGTGAAACTTATTCTCTTTTAATTGACACATTAGTTAAAGATAAAGAAGAACAACACTATTTGTTTAATGCAATTGATACGATTCCTGCCGTTAAGAAGAAGGCGGATTGGGCATTAAAATGGATTAATTCGGATTCGTTTGTGGATAGATTAATTGCATTCGCAGCAGTTGAAGGTATTTTCTTCTCAGGTTCATTCTGTTCGATTTTTTGGTTAAAGAAAAGAGGTTTAATGCCTGGGTTAACATTCTCAAATGAATTGATTTCTCGAGATGAGGGTGTACACTGTGATTTCGCTTGTCATATTTACAACCAACATATTGAAAACAAAATCGACCCAAATAGAATTAAAGAAATTATCTGTGGGGCATTAGAAATTGAAAAAGAATTTATTCTTGAAGCTCTACCAGTTCGTTTGATTGGTATGAACTCTGAATTAATGTCACAATATCTTGAGTTCGTTACTGATAGATTATTGGTGTCTTTAGGTGTTCCTAAAGTTTATAACTCAGAAAACCCATTTGATTTTATGCAAAACATAGCATTACAGGGTAAAACTAATTTCTTTGAGAAACGAGTTGCAGAATATCAAAAGGCAGGAGTAAATAACGTGTCTGAAGATTTGGATTCAGCATTTGACGATATTGATTTTTAAACTATAATAGAAGATGAAAGTAAAGAAAAGAGATGGTTCCCTTGAGGAAATGAGATATGATAAGATTACACGAAGAATTAACGTATTCTGTAATGATTTAGATTTAGAGTATGTTGACCCTACCTTTGTAACATTAAAGGTAACACAGGGAATATTTGACGGCATATCAACAACAGAATTGGACGTATTGGCAGCTGAGACAGCTGCCGCTATGGCCACTACACATCCTGACTATTCAAAATTAGCGGGAAGGTTAGCGGTTTCCAATTTACATAAAACAACACCAAAAAAGTTTTCACAATCGATTAAAGAATTATATTCATTTGTGGAACCTAAAACAGGTAAAGAATCGTCACTTATTGATGATGATATTCACAAGTTTGTGTTGGCAAATAGAGAAGTGTTAGATGGAGCAATTAATCAAGAAAGAGATTTCATGTTTGATTATTTTGGATTCAAAACGTTAGAACGTTCATATTTGTTGAAGATTGGTGATAGAGTTGTTGAAAGACCTCAATACCTTTACATGAGAGTTGCGGTCGGTATTTGTAATGGTAACGTTAATGAAGCTATTAGAATTTATAACGACCTATCTGAACACTACTATACTCATGCTACACCAACATTATTCAACGCGGGTACTCGTAGACCTCAAATGTCTTCTTGTTTCTTAGTTGGGAATAAAGGTGACGATATCGATGGTTTATTTGATACGTTGAAGGATGTTGCTAAGATTTCTAAATGGGCTGGTGGTATTGGATTACACGTACACGATGTGAGAGCTAAAGGTTCATACATTAAAGGAACGGGAGGAGAATCTGACGGATTACTACCAATGATGAAAACTTATAATGAAGTTGCTCGTTGGATTAACCAAGGTGGTAAACGTAAGGGTTCATTTGCAGTATATCTTGAACCATGGCACGCTGACGTATTTGATTTTATTGATTTAAGAAAAAATCACGGTAAAGAGGAAATGAGAGCAAGAGATTTGTTCTTAGCAATGTGGACACCGGGGTTATTCATGGAAAGAGTAGAAACTGATGGAGATTGGTCTTTATTCTCACCTGACGAAGCACCTGGATTATCAGATGCGTACGATAGTCCTGAAGATAAAGCATTCACTCGTTTATATGAACAATATGAACAAGAGGGTAGAGCAAGGAAAGTGGTTAAGGCACGAAAATTAATGGATGCAATTTTAACTGCACAAATTGAAACAGGTACACCTTATATGTTATATAAGGACCCGGCAAACTACAAATCAAATCAAAAGAATTTAGGTACTATTAAATCTTCAAATTTATGTACTGAAATCATTGAATATAGTTCACCTGAGGAACAAGCAGTTTGTAATTTGGCATCAATTGCGTTACCAAAATACATTGTTGACGGAGAATTTAGTCATCAATTATTATATGACCAAACTTACCAAGTTACAAAAAACTTAAACAACGTAATTGACTTAAACTTCTACCCAACAGAAGAAACAAAACGTTCAAACTTTAAACATAGACCAGTAGGTCTTGGTGTACAAGGTTTAGCTGACGTATTCTGTATTTTAGGTTTGGCGTTTGAGAGTGAAGAGGCAGATAAGTTACAAACTGAGATATTCGAAACAATATATTTCGCGGCGATGACTTCATCAAAAGATTTGGCAAAAGAATTCGGACCGTATGAATCTATTGTTGGTTCACCTATCGAAAAAGGAATATTCCAATTTCAAATGTGGGGTAAAACCGATAGTGATTTATCAGGACGTTGGGATTGGAAATCATTAAGAAAAGAAGTCGTTAATTATGGTGTTAGAAACTCATTGTTAGTGGCTCCGATGCCAACAGCATCTACGGCACAAATTTTAGGTAATAACGAAGCGTTCGAACCATTCACAACTAACCTATATTCACGTAGAACATTAGGTGGTGAATTTATTGTTATCAATAAACACTTAGTAAAAGAATTGGTTAAACTTGATTTGTGGAATGATGCAATTAAGAACAAATTAATCATGGAAAATGGTTCAGTTCAAAATATTCCTGAAATCCCAACTGAATTGAAAGAAGTTTATAAAACTGTTTGGGAAATGTCACAAAAGAGAGTTTTACAAATGGCAGCTAACAGAAGTATCTTTATTGACCAATCACAGTCATTAAATTTATTTGTGGACAATGCCACAAAACCTAAATTATTGGCGGCACACTTATATGGTTGGAAATTAGGATTGAAAACTGGTATGTATTACTTAAGAACAAGAGCGGCGGTTGATGCAATTAAAGGATTAGGTGTTGATATGTCAGCAATGAAACCTATTGAACAGACATCCTCAGTAAACAATGTAGATGTACCAACTAACAATACTCTAATAAGTGAACAAACTCCTGAAGTTGTAATGACATCAGAAAGACCAACAGATTCACCTTTTGAGTGTGAAGGATGTGGTTCATAACATATTAGACGATTAAACACTAAAAACCTTAACATTTGTTAAGGTTTTTTTATTTATTACCATTTTACAATTATTTATATTTATTGTTATGGCTACATACGGTATAGACTTCCCATTTAGGGATAGTGCAATTGGTAATTACGTTAGATTAACTGCAACCCCCGAAAAGGAGGTTAGAGCGAATTTAATACATCTACTCCTAACAAGAAAAGGAAGTAGATTCCTATTACCTGATTTCGGAACACGATTATACGAATACATTTTCGACCAAAACGATATTATCACACATAATAACATCGAAGAAGAAATAAGAGAAGGTGTAAAGAAATACATACCAAATCTTGATATTAATTCAATTCAGGTAATGTCTGCGGAAGACGACCCTGAGCAGATGATTACATCCGTGAGTGAAGATGAAGATGCGAGATTATTTAGAGTATCAACTGCAGCGAACAAACCGTACACTGCAAAGGTTAAAATTGATTATACGGTTAATAACGGTACATTTACCACACCAGATTTTATAATTATTAATTTGTAATATGTCAAAACAAATATCATACGCAACAAGAGATTTTGCGGGACTTAGAGAAGAATTGGTTGATTTAACCAAACAGTACTATCCTGAACTAATAACCAACTTCAATGATGCTTCGATTTATTCGGTGTTATTGGACATGAACGCGGGTATTGCGGATAACTTACATTATCATATTGATAGAGTTTGGCAAGAGACGATTTTGGACTTTGCACAACAAAGACAATCATTATTTCATATTGCGAAAACTTACGGTATTAAACTACCTGGCCCGAGACCATCAATTGCTTTATGTGATTTTTCAATTAATGTACCTGTAAAGGGTGATAAAGATGATGAGAGATATGAAGGTATATTGAAATCAGGAGCGCAGGTTTCAGGTGGAGGACAAATATTTGAAACTGTCGAAGATATTGATTTTTCAAGTCCTTTTAATAGTAAAGGTGAACCTAATAGATTGAAAATACCTAATTTTGATGGTAACAATAAATTGGTTTCATATACAATTACTAAAAGAGAAGCGGTGGTAAATGGTGTAACAAGAATTTACAGAAGAGTTATTACATCTACTGACCAAAAACCATTCTTAAAGATTTATTTACCTGAAAGAAACATATTAGGTGTTACATCAGTAATTCATAAAGATGGTGGAGGTTACGGAGCAAATCCTACTTCAGATGAATTCATGGGAACCGATAATAGATGGTACGAAGTAAAATCACTTATTGAAGATAAGATATTTGTTGAAGACCCAACTGAGGCATCTGATAAAGATAATTTCAAATCAGGTGATTATATGGGTATCGTAAATAAATTTTACACTGAATACACACCTGAAAACTATTATTCACTAACTTTTGGTTCAGGTAATGTGGACCCAATGGATAACTTGGACAATTATATGACAGGAAACATGAAAGTTAATCTTTCTACATTCCTTAATAATACCTCATTAGGTGCAATCCCAAAAACCAACTCAACTTTATTTGTAAAATATCGTATTGGTGGTGGTAAAGACACGAATTTAGGGGTTAATGTAATCAATTCGATGGATACCTTCGAATATGTTGTAAACGGTCCTAATACGTCAATAAATGACCAAGTAAACCAATCATTAAGAGTTACTAACATTACACCCGCAGTTGGAGGTTCAGACGCACCTACAGTTGAGGAGATTAGAAACATGATTGCATATAACTTTGCGGCACAAAACAGAGCGGTGACGTTAAATGATTATAAATCCATGATTGAAACCATGCCAGCGACATTCGGTGCACCGGCAAAGGTAAGTGTAATGGAGGAAGACAACAAAGTTAGAATTAAGTTGTTATCATATGATGAGAATGGTAATCTAATTGATACCGTATCTAATACGTTGAAAAATAACGTTTTAAACTATCTTTCAAAATACAGAATGTTAAACGATTACTTAGACATCCAAAGTGGTGAAGTTATCGATTTAGGATTAGAAGTTGATTTAGTTGTAAATAAAAATGAAAATTCAACAGATATCATCAAATCCGTTGTTCAACAAGCAACATCCTTTTTCTCAATCGATAAGAGAAAAATGGGAGACCCACTATTAGTTGGGGATTTAAAAACTCAAATTGGTAATGTGGTTGGTGTTGTTAACGTTGTTGATATTAGAGTTTACAATAAAATCGGTGGGGATTACTCTTCAGCACAAGTTTCACAATCATATAAAGATGATGTAACAAAAGAGATTCTACAAGCTGAAAGTACCATATATATGAAGTCAAATCAGATATTCCAAGTAAGGGTTCCGAACACAGATATTAAAGTTAGGATTAAAACTCTCACTTCGACTACATATTAATTTGTTTTTTTCTTATCTTATAGAAAACTAAGGAGTTTCTATTTATATAAGATGATACAAAAGCATAGAATTCATACAGATATCGGTCGTGACCAAAAGATTAATATCGAACTCAAACAAGATTTTGATTTGTTGGAGATATTATCTTTGAAATTCACACAAAAAGATGTATATGCCACGGGACTTTGTTCCGATTATGGTGTAGTTGTTGGTCGTGTTTCAGTTAACAATGGATTTGGAGTACCAAATGCAAGGATTTCAATTTTTATCCCGTTAAGTGATGTTGACGAAAACGACCCAGTAGTTGCGGCTCTTTACCCGTACAAAGAAATTAACGATACATCCGAAGATGGATATCGTTATCACTTATTACCTTCAAGAAAACAACACACAGGACACACACCGACAGGTAAGTTTTTTGACCAAGAGGATATTCTTTCAAGAGAAGAGTATATGGAGGTTTTTGAGAAATATTACAAATACACGGTAAAAACAAACGATGCAGGTGACTTCATGATATGGGGCGTACCACTAGGTCAACAAATTATTCATTGTGATGTAGATTTATCGGACATTGGATGTCAATCATTAATTCCTTACGATTTAATGTACGAAGGTGTTTCACCTGAAAAATTCATAAACGGTTACACTTATAGAGATTCAAATAATTTATCGGACCTTCCACAAATTGTTTCTTTTGATAGAACAATTGAGGTTTATCCTTTTTGGGGTAATGAAGAATTATGTGAAATTGGTATTACAAGAACCGATTTCGATTTAAAAGAAAAAGGTATCAGAATCGAACCTTACGCGTTATTAATGGGAGGAACTTTTACCGATACAGGAAAAGATGCGTTAACCCAAAATTGTAACGTGGACAACCAAATGGGTGAAAAATGTAGACTTACCACACATAAAGGTGATATTGAGGCTATAAGATTCAGCGGTAATTACGAAAAAGATATTAATGGTAACCCAATAATTGATAGACCAATTTTGGAATCTGTTAAAATTGATAGTGTTATTGATGACAATGGTACATTCTTTTTTAGAGTACCGATGAACATGACCTACCTTACCACAGATGAATTCGGTAATTTAGTTGAATCTAAAAATCCGAATGTCGGCATACCAACACAAGGAAATTATAGATTTAGATTTTCTTTAGGTGAAGATGCGGGTGCAAGAAATGTGTTTACCGGTAAGTTCTTAGTTCCAAATATTAGAGAGTATCATACAAATGATACAAGTAGAGTTGGTGCATACGGCACCATAAACCCAAAATCATACTCTTTTAGTACATCTATTGATGACTACCCATCAGAGGCGTTAGGGGAAATAACAGGAACAAGTATTGAAGCTATTAGTGAGGGAAAAACTAAAGTACCTCAAGATTACTTCTTCCAATTAAGATATAATAGGGTTTATAGTGTTTCCCAATTTGTTAACAAATATTATAAAGCAAGTGCTTTAGAAAAACTTTTTAGTTTCTTAGTAAAAGATAGAAACGAATCATTCATCGGTATAAAAGAAATTTGGCCAGAACAGGGAGCGGATTGCTCAGGAACAAATAACTTTTTCCCAATAAACGATGCGGTTAGAAATCACAGATTTAATTTTTTCATTTTAACCATTATAAGTTATATCGAATATATTGGATTATTCATTCAATTATTCTTTAAAGAGATAACAGCACAAAGTTTATTTGCAATTGCAGAACTTCTTGAAAGTACGGGTGTATCGTCAAGAGCTTCCGCTAAAATGTTCCAAAGAGCAAAAGAATTCCAATTTAGAAATATATTCAAATTATCACTTATTACTTATCCTGATTGTTATGATTGTAATGAGGATACTCAAGCAAACGAAATAACCGTAAACGTCCCAAAATTAGAGTTTGATGCCGTTACAGGTACTACTGCAACTTTTAGTAATGTTACTATGAAGGAGAGATATCAAATTGCTAGGGAGGATGGAACATGTAGCAAATATACATTTACAAATTCATCACCAACAAGTGGATATACGGTAACCTATTTAGATTGTGATAATAATTCCACAACGGCTACGGTTCCCGCAAATGGAACACTTGATAACGTTTGTGGTAAACCTGGACAATCTCTATCAAGTGGAACAATAACTTCAGTTGAAACAGTTAATGGTTGTTCCGGTGTATCGGGATTCGACCCAGACGGGTCTTTGTATTTTGATACATTTACACCTGTAACACCATTACCAACAAACAATTCAGGAGTTAATGCAGATGGTGACTTCCTTTACCAAAGATATGTGTTTGAGATTGAATTATTTTCAGGACAATCTGATTACATCACTGTCGGTGTTGGTCAACAATTTCCTATAGTGTGGGATAATGAGTATTCACAATGGAAAATACAATTAATCTATTCATCAATCATAAGCCAAATTTCAGAGGCGTTTAACACTCCATTAGACCATCCTGTTGCAGGAACGTGTCACGAAATTGACGGTAGGGTAAAAATTAAAAATGTATGGTTCGACCCAGCAGGTAATGTACCTTATAGTAGTGTAACCATTAACGAAGTTGAAAGTGGTTGTCAAAAATACGATGCAATTATCGAAGACGAGTTAGGAAGAACGGGTGACATGAGATTGAGAGGTATTGTATTACCTTTAACAGGTTCAACGGGAGGAACAGTCGATACATATGTTGAAGGTCTTGATAGATTAAAACTTTATAGAGCACCAAATGCCGCTTTAGGTGTTAATCCAATATATAATCAAATTGATTATGGTTATAACGACACAATTTTAGGTCTTAATATTGGAGAATGTGAAACAAGACCACCTTATAATTTAGGTGGAGTTGCATCGGAGTTTGCAAAGTGGCCAACGGAAAATAGAGGAGATTTCAGAAATGAAGACTCAAGATGTATATACAGAGGAACATATTATGGGCAAGTTAAGAAAAAGGGACCATATTATGTTGAACCCGAACAAACTAACGGTGGAACATTAACAGGATGGTCAGAATTTAGAGACGGTGTTTACACAATAATACCGTTAGCAGGAAAAAACGGAGAATTATTAAGTTCATATAGAAGAAGAAAATTATTCGGTAAATTAATGTGCGGTGGAGTCGTATCGTACATTTTCACTGACTCATGGATAAACGGAGTATTGTATTTCTTCCAATTTAAAAGAAGAGGGGAAAATAACTTCTGTAAAGACTGTGTATACAAAAAAGTGGATACCGATGGTTCAATACATTATTATTACAGGTCAACACCATACCACCAAGAGTATAGTAATTTTGAAACTCAATACAACGGTACTGATATTGTCCCAAATACAACAAAAACATATGACGAGGTGTACAGTGGAAAAACGCAAGGGTTTTATGGTACAAGAAGAATTATGTCATTTGACCCAAGTGTGTCAGGTAAGGCTTGGGTAAGTAAACTAACAGACCTTATCGGAGGGTCAACATACAAACGAGAAATTAATTTCCCAACAACTATTGTTGACTTAGGACCAAGATTGACATGGATTAATGAAGTGTGTATTGATGCCGCGTTAGATGTAAACTGTTCAGTTTCTAGAAGTATCGGTGCCACATCGTTTAAGGGTGTTGATGATTTAATGGAATACATCATCCAATCGAAAGAAATAAAAGAAAAGGGAAGATTAGATGTTCAAGATTTATTCGATAGAAGAGGTAAAGGACAAATTGATGGTGACATTGCTCAGTTGTTAAATTTTAACACACAAACAGGAATTTACCCATTTGAATCTGAACAATCAAATTCACCATACACATCATTATACGCTAATCTTTTCGATGGTAAAGGTGCAGTTGGTTTGGATTTTGTTTTCAGTGAAGACGACACAACAACACCAACAATAGAATATGATGGTTCATTAATAAGAAAATGCATTAACACGCCGGGTAGATTAGGTGACAATTCACAAAGAGTACCATATTACATGTGGGACACACACGGACACGGATTTGGTGAGGTACAAGGAGATGGTGAGGTACAAAGTTATTATACAGGTAGAATCTTCAATCAACGTATTCAAGAGTTTACTGCCAATTTAAATCCTGACCCTAACTCATTGACTATTGATGATAATTTCTTTAATCCAAATATATTACCACCGATAAGAGATTGTATTGAGGTAAATGGGGTTAAATCAAAAAGTAACGACAACTATAAAGAATATACTGTAAATGGTCAGATAAGACACTTAATGGAAATTGGGGTCCCGTTCCATTATACGTTTGGATTAAGAAAAGGTAAAACTGCCTTCGATAAATTTATTGAAATGTTTGGACCAAATTAATATGTGGATAAAAGATTTATTTAAAAGAAGAAGACCGACACACTTAATAATTTACATAAACTATAAAAAAGAAGAATTTAATTTATATAGTTTTTTGTCAAAATTTACACACAGTGTTGGTCCATATAAAAGTTTAGATGAAACGATAGAAGGTATAAAGAAATTTATAACAAAATATCCTTATGTCCTTAATCAGATAAATTTAACAAGTTATGGTACCGGAAAAAAATTAGTACAGACTGATGAAAATTACGAAAAGATAAAGGAAGTTATCGACGCGTTAAAACCGATTATGACTAAAGACACTAAATTAATGTTCACAACTTGTTTTAGTGGGTTATCATATAGAAAAATTGTTGAGATGTCGGAATATCTTGATGGTATTGAAGTTTCGGCAATTAGAGGTGAATACAAATCAAACGTAGAAATGACAAGATGTTCATGTAAGGAAAAGGGATATAGTGATTACGTTGTGAGTAAATTACCATTAAGTAAAAATGGTATGAGATATGACGAAAACAAAATTGCAGATTTAGTTAGACGTGACATGGGTGAAGAAATAAATTGGGTAAGTGCAGGAATGGCATACGAATATAATAGATTAGTCACTGAAGACGGAGTGTGTTATGTTGGAAAACAACCATACACGTTATTCAAATCTATAAGAAATTACATTTTCAATACACAAGATTAATGGAAAAAAAACAAATAATATTACCAACTCTAAAATACGAAAATTCCCCAACTGAGGAGTTACAAATTCGTATTGGTTTAGATGAAGAGAAATCTCTTTTAAGAATTGACGATAGAGACGTTATTCTTGACCTTGCTGAACAATTTAAAACAGAAAGAGAAGCTTGTGTTAGGTATAAAATTTTTGGTAAATTAAAAGTGGTTTTTAGAAATTTATATCTTGGAACTTCTCCTTATGATTATTTAGAAAATAAATTAGCATTAGAGGGTAACGGTGAAAACTTAGACTTTACAGGTTACTTACCCTATGATGAATTTGCGTTCCTAAGAAAAGACGTGTTTAGAGAAATAACTCAAGACGTGTCGACAAATTCATTATCTGGATTTACGGGATTCTCAATCATTACTACCGGAGATACTACACATCAAAAAGTAACACCAATCACGGCACCATATCACAATTGGAACATTTATTTATCACATGTTTCATCTCACACTAAAACTTTCCCAATGAAGTATACCTTAAGTGGTGTAACTAAAACTGAAGGTGTAAATTTAATAACATTTACAAGTGGAGATGGTATACCATTTAGAGTATCAAGTACAACTAATTCATATAAATTAACAAGTCCAATCAAACACGGTATGTCACAAGGTGAATATGTCATTATTGAAGACGTACCTTATTACATAAGTTCAGTTGGTGACGAATATTATGATTCATCAAGTTATGTAATTAATTTATATAAAACTCAATTTGAATCAGGTACAACCCTTAATCAGTTGGTTATGGGTAAACGTTGTACAAATATTAGTAATATAACAGGTTCTACAAGTGAGTATTATGTACATAAACATAGAATATTAACGGAAACAAGTGATTATATATTAGATAAAGTTGGGTTTGAATCAGCAATATTCGAGGAAGAAAGAAAACTATTATTTCAAAATAAAAACGGAGATGTTGACCCATTAGTTGAAAGAAATAGGATGGAATCGGTTTTATTTGATTTCAAGGTACCTGTTACATTAACGGGGATGACAAACAATCTTAATTACACCCCAACTGAGGTCTATGTAACGACGATATTTCGTAATGGTAACGGATACTTCAATTACCCACCAAAGGTCGGTTATTCGTTCCATATACACGATTATTGGATAGATAATCATTTTGATGGTACAGGAACAAATGAAGTGGGGATGACATCAACACCAATGACAAAAAGTGGGATAACGTTTTATACGGGTAATACACTATCAAAAGGTGATATCGTCACAGGTGCGTATGTTGAATATGACCCATTAATGATGAAAGAAAGAATTATTTCCGAAGCTTTCCATAAAATTGTAAGTAATCCATTAGTATTCGACCATGACCAAACGTCAAATATAGAATATCCAGGTAGTACCACCACTAACCCAACAGGATTATATTACCAACCACACTATCGTGTTAAAATTAGAGAGTTATCACCATATATTGAAACTTCAGATACAAACGATATTCTATTTTTACCTGACAATGCTAAATTTTTCCCCGATGGAAAATTATGGAAATGGAGAGATGTTTATGAATTAGGATATACTGACGTAGATGGTTACGGTGTTGATTATCCGTATATGAATGATACACATTATATTCAGAATAATATAAACTTCTACCTTAGAAATGAAAAGGCGTTCACAACCAAAAAAGATGGAATTATTAATTTCAACTTAACAAACGATAAAAATAAAAATGGTGGAAAAACTAATCCTAACTGTTAATGAAAATAATACAAAGTGATTTAGACGGTAATTTATTACTTAATTCAGAGACCAACTTTAGATTGGACTTGGGATGGCAAGAGGGTATTGAAGAATATGAAAAGGAAGTCCTTAAAGATATCATAAACCCAACTGAAAATTTTGAAACGGTTAGATACATCCATAAACCATATACAAGTTCAGAAAATAGTGTGGAACAAACTGATATTTGGTTCCAATTCTTTTTTTATAATGGTTCTAACACACACGTTGGTGGTTTAGATTACGAACATATCGGCATTACAAGTGATGAAAATAATAAAATGTCGAGAGAATCTTCAGAAAGTTTTTTCAGACTTGAATTATATAAAACACCTAACGATGAAAGACCAACTAGAGGAAATAGAAAATTAGTTCTTTCTAAAAACCTTTCAATTCCATTAGGTGAAAAAATTTATTACACAAAATTATACGACTATATCCATGTACCTGTATTCACCGGTTCAAATTATAGAAACAAAGAAAACATGTATCTATATTGGTTCCAAGATGATACGGTACTTAACGGTACAACAATGTCAGGTGACACTTTTTACATGACGGCAAGATTCTTTGATGCTAAAGATGGGTCGATTTTAAATTTTAATAATAAATCGGTATCCCCAACAACTACGGTAAATGAGTCTCAAGACGTGTATTATAAATTGGTAATGGATAAGACAGATTACACCTACCAAGTATTTAGATATAATGGGACTACCGGAAGTAGAATTGGGGAATCAGGTGACCCAATAAACTTTTACGAGGCAATTAATGGAACCATTTAAGAATTATGAAAAGAATAAAACATCAAATATTGAGACCCTCAACGGGGTTGACATTTAATTTACCGATTTTCTTAGAAAGTAGTGTAGATGAAATGGGTGTTATGGTTTCATTTGACGGTGACATTGAACAGGTAGAACAATTTTGTAACTTCACATATAGAGGTAATGGCAATACAATTACAGTTTATAACACAACCAACACAACCAAATTAAAAGATTTAGTTAATGCGGTTTTTAGAGTATCATGGGGGGACGGTACAACGAGTACCATTACCATGCCGACAGTATACGATGCAAATCTAACATCCGCAAGTCACACATATTCGACAAATGGTGTAAAGACTATTGAAATTACTGTAGATTCTCCGTGGAGAATAAATAAAGTAAAAAAAACATTAACTGTTCCATTTACGAGTTCATATGGAATACCAACAGATTTAGGTACATTAACATTTAGTGTTCCCTATAGTTCCCCTGAAATAACCCACAGTCAAAATTATTTACAAAACTACAGAACATTAACGGGTCAAACCGAAAATACCAATATATCTTTTATGGCAATTGGTAAGAGTAGAATTGATGAAGTTAGAAAATATGGTACAGTAAATGCGTATAGTGGGTTAACAATTACAGATAACTATACAGGATATACAATAAATGAGTTATATTATATGGATTACGCAGATGGTTACACACATATTACAGGAACAACCGCTTCATATCAAAACGAAGAAGTGTACCAAGGAATGGTAACTAGAAACGAACATTTACTTGGTTTCATTGACGAACCACAGATTTTTTCTGACATTTTTGTTGAGAGAGGTAAACAAGGAATCATGGAAAGGAACCTAAGATTAGGTGAAATGGACAGTGTTGGAGAAATAAGTGTGTACGGAAGTGGATATTTTAATGTAAAAAAACAATAAAAATCATATTTATAAATAAAAAAACATGGCAATTGGTAGTTACGGTATTGTGAGACCTGCGGATGTATCTCCTGACGATGTTGATATCTTTTATCACTACGTTTCAGGTAGAACGGCAACGTCTCCAGTTACATTTAAAAAATTAAGTCCAGCCTCTGATTATTTGACTCCGGTTTTACATAATGGAGAAACAGGTGGAACAGAGGACGTAGAAGTACTTGGTGGGTTATATAACCTAAAACTTGCCGCTGCCGATTTCTCAGAACTTGGAATTTACACACTTCATATGAGACCTAAACAAATCAGAACAACAATTGCTGATTGTGGAATTTTAGCGTCTCTTCCTTCAGTTAGAGGTTTAATTATTGATTTAAGTACAGTACCTTCAGCGGATAGAGGTAAATTTTCACCTCAAGGAGTTGTTGGTTACAGAATTGAATACATTAACCCTACGGATAATAAAAAAATACCAAATTTTTATAGAGTAGTAACATCTAATTTTTATTGTGAACCGGTAATATCAAACACAACCAACACAAATCAAAAATCAATTAGGTATAGATATACTGATGCGGCAACAAACTTTATGTTTTTAACCATCACACCAAGTGCGGCTCCATCAACAAGAGCAACTACGGTACCATTTATTGGTCAACCAAACCAAAACATTATATTAACAAATACATATTTTAACCCAACAACTGTTGAGGTTGAAATGGTTGAACATGATGCAACTACATTAGCACATGCATTGTACGGTAATCAAAGTAAATCTGTTTCTGATGGTGTATACACTATCTACGATAACAATAACAGTATCTACAGACAATATAACCTTTATGAGGTTAAAGACCAATATAACGAAACGTTATACGAGGTTAGAGAAAGAAAAACAGATATTGATGAAAATTTAAACTTTAATGTTATTACCGAATAATGGCAAAAATAAGATACAAGGTACCAAGTCAGGCTGCAAGTGGAGCGGAAACGTTTAGTGATAGTCTTGTCGGTAATCAAATTACCGATGGGTCAAGTCAACTGACTAACACCAATTTTGCAATTGATAGAGTTATTCCTGAAAAGGATAGTAAAGAATTTAGAACAGTTCCCTTTTCTGATTTCATCACTTTAGATGATTTAAAAGAAGAGGAGAGTCCGGTTGTTGATACTTTACCTTTTAGCGGTCAAAAACAGAAAATTAAATTTAAAAATTCAAAATCTGATGCGGGTAAATCATTATATGGTTCACTAAAACAAAGATTAGGAACCGCAGTTACAGATATCATTAAGAAATTCCCATCGGGAATTATGGTGGACGGAACAACACCTGGTTTAGCATCGAACTTAACGGCAGAATCTGCGGTTTACGATAGATTAACAAATACAACAGAATTTAAATTCCAATACAGTGCAATTTATAACCCAATGGGTGTTGTACTTATTGAACCAAAAAGTAATACCTTACCTCAGACAGAGAACGACTTTAAAAACTTTTTCTCGTCATATACAAAATATGTGTTAGACTTTAGTGGTACAACACATAATATCTTAGTTTATAGTGAACCGGACGTTAACAATCTAATCTCGATGAAAGTTGAGGGAAATTGTTTCAACAATAACAGTACATATACCGACTCATATATCATTAGACCGAATGACGGGATAACTGAGGAGTTCTACAAACAATTAGATGATTTACAAACTGTTTTATTAAACAGAGAGACGTTACCAAAATTCCAAGCTAATTTTACGGTTCCGAGAGATTCAAGTGACGGTTATTCAACAGAATTAACCAGTGAACAAATCAATTGGCCAATTGCTAGAGATGGGTGGAACATCCAAATTGTTGGTTTAGAGTTTGAATATTACGTTGAAAAATTAAGTTCATTAGGTGATGAAATTGATGACTATAAATCTAATTTATTAGTTAGGTTTTTAACGGCACCACAACTTTTTGAATTTGATACTGAAGAGAAAAAAGCGGAAGCAATTTTCCAAATATATGGACAAAGTTTTGATAAAATAAAAAAATTCATTGATAATATCGCTTACATGAGAAATGTAAGTTATGATGGTATTAACAATGTTCCCGATTTATTATTAAAAAACTTATCTGAAACGTTAGGTTTATCGACGGTAAATCTATTCGATGAAAAGACATTACAAGATTCACTATATACGAGACACACATCACAATATGAAGGTGTTTCATTAGGTCCTAATTTAGTTGAGGCCGAATACGAATTTTATAGAAGATTAATCTCAAACTTAGCACATCTTTACAAATCAAAAGGTACAAGATTGGCAATTGAGTTCTTCCTAAAATTCATCGGGGCACCTGAACCAATGATTAGATTGGATGAGTATGTTTACAAGGTTGATAGTTTATTACCAACTAAAACTTTCGAAGATGACATTCGTAATGTTATCCAAGGGGTAAAAGAATTTAATCATATGGAATTCGTTCCATTTGACACTACCATTGATGGTGTTGAATATCCTGCATATTCATATAGACTTGTTACAACGACCGGAAGTACAACCCTAACAAGAAGTGAATATCCTGTTAGTGAGGATAGTGGGTTACCAAGAAAAATACAAACAACCAACGGGGATTATTTCTTTGCTAAAGGTTCAGGTTGGTATAGAAAAACATTAGACCATAGGTCTTCAGACATATTAGATACTTACACATCTAACTTAACAGGTAGAGTAAAAGTATTAAAAACAAAATCCGCACCTTTCACATATGGTGAGGATTACTTTAATGTTTATAGAAAATTACCTGGTTTAGATTACGGTTTTGATATATCATCTGAAATCGATAATAGAAAAACGGAAGTTGTTGTAAATGACGACGATTCCAAATTAACTTTAAATAGAAAAAATATCAATGTGTTCCTATCTTCAGATAGAGCAATTGATTATGACATATACAGAAAATCTAGAGATTTATCTTTAAGTTTCCACACAATGACACCACAAACAGGTGTCACGTTTTCACAATTCTTAAATAATATTGTAAGTCAAAATATTAAGAACTCACATATTATTAAGTACAAAAAGGAATATAGAGTCTTAAAGGAAATTTACAAAGATTACATGACAAGTGTTGGGTTTACACCTTATAACTTTGTTACAATCAATGAGTTCATTGAAAGAATGAGTCCATATTGGGTTGAAGTTATTCAACAATTTATTCCGGCAACCACACAATGGTTAGGTGGTAATTTAATTGAGAACGGAGTTTTAAACAGGTCGAAATACCAACATAGACAACCGTGTACACCAAAAGAATTTATTGAAGTTCTTTATCCAAATTTTGAAAATGTAATTGAAGAGGATTTAGAAACTTACATTGGTGGGGGTTATGACGGTAATGGAAATATAGATTATGAAAACCACGCTAAATTCAGAGGATTACACGTATTTGGTGGATTAACATATACATTGTCGTTGGACATTAATGGTACGGTTTATAACAAGAATACGTCATTAATAAGACCATTTGGACCTTTTACCCCAACAAATGAATGTACAAAACTTACATCATCAACAACGAGTATTCCGTTAATCTGTGATTATAGAGGTACGTACCTTAATAATCAATCATGGGTGGTGAATTTTACTGGGTCAACAACGATTGATACGGTAAAAACACTTTGGAAAACAACATTAAATGGTTTAATTAATGACATTAATTCATTAACACAAGACTCTGCGGGTTGTTTGATTGATTACGAACCGTACGTTGAATTCACGGGTGTTGAATCTTGTACTCAATCACCAAAGAAAACAATATCCGCTGATTACTTCATTGATATTGATGGGATTGAAAAAGTTAGATTTATTTCACACTCAAGTGACTACAATGAATGTAGAGTTGATGAGTTAGTTGATTTTTACTTTACACCTAACTATAGTATTGCAAAACAAGAATGTAGTTTAAGAGTTGACGTTAGTACTCCATGTAGAGTTTTTACTGGTGACACTACTAATTGTCAATTACAGAGTGACATATACTTTACTGTTAGTGGTGCTGTGGGTGACGAAAGTGGAGACCCTTATAGATGGCCAATTTACGTTCATCAAGAATGTGACGATGATGTTAATGCTTCACCAATATGTGAGGCGGTTAGTGTTATTGATGACAATATAGTTAGATGTAAGTACATTATCCCAAGCTTCTTGGAGAGTGATACTATAGATTTAATATTTTCAGACGCTGCGAACTGTGAACAAAGAGTAAAAATTGAGGGACTACAACAAAAAATTGTTAAAATTGCTGACGACGTTACTGGATACACAATCAACCCAAGAGTACAATATAGACCATCGTTTGATTACGGTGTAAAAAAAGGTAGTATTGTTTACAAATTAATTAGTGGTAATGTACCAACATCAAAAGATGAATTTATTAGTAAATTAAACGATAATTCAATTAGTGGTGTAACAACTCAAAACGTATCAATAGGTGATGTTCTTATTTCAATTGATTTAAAAAATTGTAACTTCCTAACCTCACAAGAATTTAGAGACGCGGAAATTAACAATGATTATAGTTTCGCATATGAATACACAGGTGTAACAGTTGAAAATAAGGAATGTCTTTCTACGGTTAAAACAAGTTTAATCAATGACACTTACGAGATATTACCAACAAGTAAAGTTTTGGTGTATACTAACATTGGTATCAATTTAGAAAGTATACCATATCAATTTATATACAAATATCCTGAAGATTTATTCATTAAACCTGAAATTACAGAAATACCTTGTTGTGATGTTAATGAAGATTACTATCAAAAAGGTGATTTATTGGTTAGTGAAAATGGTGAATTAATTGAAGTTACAAGTGTTGAGTTAATTGACTGTAATACATTTAATCACAAAAAAATATTTTATCATTTTAATGTAACGGGAAACACACAAAACATAGTATTATTAAATGGTCAATCAACTGATGTTAATACTATCGTTGTTTCTTATAAAGAAGAGAAGTTCAAATTTATGGACGAATATCTATCACAACAATTCATTGGATTTGATTGTAGTAGTAATTCTGACGTTAATGATATGGTTAGAGATGCAACAGGATTACCTGTTTGTACTAATGACCAAGTTGGTGAGACATGTGGACCAATTTATTATCCTGAATGTATCCCACCAACTCCGACACCAACACCTACACCTACAAATACACCAACTCCGACTAATACCCCAACACCTACGGGTACTCCAACACCTACGCCGACTAATACTCCGACTCCAACAAACACGCCAACACCTACCGTTGAACCTACACCAACGCCAACACCAACCGTTGAACCAACTCCGACCCCAACACCAACTTCGGAGCCGACCCCTACGCCGACTAATACTCCGACTGAGGGACCAACACCTACACCAACACCAACTGAAGGACCGACACCAACTCCAACACCGACAGGTGAACCTACACCAACTCCCACACCGACCGCAACTTTAGACTGTGGTTTCGATGTGGTATTATCGACATTTGTACCCACACCAACCCCTACACCTACACCAGAACCAACATTAGATTGTAGTTTTGATGTTGATGTAAATATTGTTACACCAACACCGACTCCTACACAGGAGCCGACCCCAACACCGACACCTACATTAGATTGTAGTTTCGATGTTGACGTGAATATTATCACACCTACACCAACCCCAACACCGACAGGTGAACCTACACCTACGCCAACACCTACTCCAACATTGGATTGTAATTTTGACGTGGATATAAATGTAGTAACACCCACTCCAACACCTACGCCAACAAATACTCCAACGCCGGAACCAACATTAGATTGTAATTTTGATGTAATAGTTGATGTGGTAACACCAACTCCTACACCAACACCGACTGCGGGTCCAACAAACACTCCGACACCAACTCCAACTTCGGAACCAACACCTACACCTACACCGACACCAACGGCAACGTTAGACTGTAGTTTCGATGTCGATGTAAATATTATTACTCCGACGCCAACTCCTACACCGACAGGTGAACCTACACCAACTCCTACACCTACCGCGACGTTAGATTGTGGTTTTGATGTAATAGTTGAGATAGTTAACCCAACCCCTACACCGACCCCAACTTCGGAGCCGACTCCAACACCTACGGACACGCCGACACCTACTCCAACACCCACACCTACTGGTACACCAATAGAATGTGTTAGCTTAGTTGAGGCGGTTCAAATATGTGACCCTGATAATGTTAACGTTACATACATATTATCACCAATAAATCCATTAGCAAGTGGACATATTGATGATGGTAGTGGTGTTAACTTTAATACAAAAACAAAAACAGTTGCGATTGGAACTAGTTTAACAGCAACTGCAACGGCAACTAATAGTTCTAACTTTATTGGATGGGGTATGGCACCTGGAATTAATAACATCATAACAAATAATGGTACATTAACACATACCGCTAACTATGATATTACATATTACGCTATTGTTGATAAACAAGGTGTTACATCTAAACAATTCTGTTATTACCAAGATGGTGCAACTAAAGAAGATGCTTGTATTGGATGTGAAAACACAATAAACGTATTCTTTAATGAAAATGATTTAAATAATAATGGGTTGGAAAATACAACATGGTATTTTGACGAAGGTTTAACCACACCAACTGCGGATGGTTTATATAAATTAAATCAATCGTGGATTAACGAACCAGTAATTTACTCATTAACTAATGGTATCGCAACATCTTTGGGTGTTTGTGGTTCGGAACCAATAACTTGTCAAGTATAAATTAAGATATAAAAGATGCCAACATTTAATAATTCATCAACAATAAATTTTACACAAAGTGATTATACGTCAGCGAGACCATCAATAGGTACCAATGACGCATATGACAAATCGATGAGGTTCGCAAATAAAACTGTGACTTTAGATTTGGGAAGTACCGATTACGGTATTACTGTTTTTCAAGTTACATATACCGGTACGTTAGATTACGTTTCAGTAGGTTTCTTTGACCCAAACGGAGGTTTCGTTTCAATATCACAAACTGAAGATGGATTATATAGACCAGTAAAAACATCGTTAATCCTTGATGAATATAAATTAAAAAATGACGATTTTGTAAATACAAGTAATGTTTTTTATGTAATTGTTAATGTTGAGGACACTGTAAAAAGTAACATTTTAAATGTGTGTGTGTCAATGGGTAAAAGAGGTACTCCTCCGACAACATCAAGTGCCACCATTTCGTACAATTGTCCAACACCATTATATGAATATAGTACAGGTTTACACGTATATTCTCCATATGACGCAATAGATAGTACAGCCAAGTTAAGAACTAAATTATATTCTAAAGTTCCTATCGAATCTTGGACTGATAATACACCGATATATGCCGCTAAAGGATTTAATAATCCGGCACTACCTTATTATTATGGTTATGGTAGTAACGTTTATAAAGTTGGTGGTATTTTTGATAGGTCTTATGGTACACAAACGGAAGTGACTGTTACTAAAAAATTATTTAGAAGTCCAAAAACAACATACGAAACTTTCGGACCAAGGATGTGGTTCGATTCAGGTGCACAAACTTCAGATGCATGTACAATGCCATTTATTGAGGGTGTTGGGAGACTAAGAAGTATAACAAGTGTATCCTCATTATCTAAACCAGAACAATATAGATATTACATGGGGTACCATTCTACTGACATTAAAACATCGAATGATAGTGTCTTTACTAAATATACCATGTCAAACGGTCAACATAATCCTGTTGTCGGTTCAACACATGCATTGAGTAAATTATTGTTAGGTGTGGCAAAAGGTTATGATAGAAGTTGGGACGCAAATGATTGGGCACAAGGTGCTACTATATTAGGGTTAGCTCTAATTGGTCCAATTGGTTCGGCAATATCTACAAGTGCCATTGGAACAACCATATCAGCATGGTTTGCCGGTGGTATTGGACCATTTTCACCATGGGGTATAACTTTATTTTCAAATGTTGGACAGTGGATTAGTGCGGCGTTAGTAAATCCATGGGTGTTAGGTGCTATAGTTTTAATTGCTCTTTTAGTAATTATTTTCGGTAAAAAAACAAAAAGATATAGAGAGGATTGTAGACAATTTTTACACCACTTTACAGATGGTCCATATATTGAAGTTAGTAACGAATCTCACGATACCGTTCTTTATAGAAATCCCACACTTACAACAATAAACAATGGTTATTATTGTGACGGTGTTTATTATTACACACAAACAGGAAATAAAATTGTGTCAAAAGAATTATCATTCACCAATGCAATGATTAATGAAGACCCACTTAAATTCCAATTTCAATATTCAATTAAAGCTGATGAACCAACAACTGTAACTGATTACAATTCATTGATTGTTTTATCATACACATCAGGAAAACCATTACCTTATTGTGGGACGGGAATTGTTTATTATAATAATAACAATTTAACACATAATGTAACTCCAAATTGTTGTGATTTAGAAACCGCAACTTCAACTACTATTACAGTTGAAAACGGAAGCGAATTTAGTTGTGTGAGTCAACAAGACGCTAATAATAAAGCTTTGGCCGTGTTTAACGCCGCTGTTGACTACGCTGAAAATTATGCAAATTATTGTCAAGTTATAGCTGACGAGGAGATAGGTGAGTTGGACGTAAATTTCACACATGAATTAAAAGTAGAAAATACACCAACCCGAGCAACGTTATTTTATGATGATAGAGACAATGGTGGCGCAACTATCGGTAAGAGTCTATATTTTGACGCATCAGGTTGTCAAAAAGTTTTGAACGGATACTACGGTGTAACGGGAACCACTACATACTGTACATTTTATCATACAACAAATGGTGTAATTGATGGAATATATTATATGTCATCATCTAATAGTACAACAACAACTACGGGAGAACAGATAGTAACTACGAACTTAGATTATTCAAGTAACTGGTTTTTAACAAACGCAAATGCCATGACCTTAACATATCTAACAAATGGGTATGATAATGACATGAGTTTTGACCCGAATAGTTTATACACTGATGGTAATTTAAAAAAGGGATTCATAAATAATTTAGAAACTTTGGACGATTTCCAAGTTTATAATAATTTTAACACCACGTCACATTCACAAGCAAATACCGGTTGGTATCGACCTTTAATTGATTGGATAGGTAATAAACCTTTCTATTACTATAAAGAACAAACTATAACATTGAACGTTGAAGAACGTTGTGGTTCGTTATTTAATCGTGGGTTTTACATTAATAGTGTATTAGATGGCGTCCCAACAACAACTACAAATCCGATTAGTATGGTTGTTAAGGTATACACAGAAAACGTGGGACTTAGTGGAACATATAATGTAAAAACGTCAAACAATTCCCCATCAACGTTTGTCCAATATGGTAATCAAATAAGTGGTGGTGAAGTTGTTACAGGTATAACAATTAATAGTATAACAACACCGAATCCATTTAATAAAACCACATATGCAATTGGGACATCAACCACTTGTTACACACCACCACCATCATCATGTTATTTAACCATAGTTTCCACGGAAACGGTTGATGTTTCGGGCGGTACTTTAGGTAGTGCAACTATTACATTCGCAGGTTCAAATGGACAAACATCATATTCATTAAACGGCGTTTCCAAAGGTTCGTGTTCTTCACCGTTTGTTATAACGGGTTTAAGTGCAAATACAGAATACACCGTAATTATAAGTGATTCTTCAGAATGTACCGACGATGTTACATTTACTTTAGGTACGTCAATCTTTACATTTGACGCTGATTATATGATGTTAACTTATGAATTTACCGATGGAGATGATTTAGATACAAGAACAAGAATAGTCACACCATTTGTGGGTCAAGACACACCAATTGAATATATTGGTTGGTCTTATAAATCACAATGGCCAATGAGTGGTACCCCATATTTAACGTGGGGTGGTGATAATACCGGTACTGGATTTGAATCGGTATTGGTTAATTTAAATGTATTTAAAACCGCATATCCATCGTCAACGGAGTTAGTAATGGATTTAAGAGGGTTTTGGTTCGGTACAGTTGGTAATAACAATGTTAATGTGGCAGCTACTTTATGGAAAGGCGGTACACCAACAAAAAGTGGATTCGTGTGGGTTAATTCAACAGCAACAGGCACTTATAATATAGATTCTGTAGGTAAAAAAATCACAAGTCAATCGTCAACATCGGGACAAAGAATTGCCACGTTAACCTATAATTTAACAACAGGTTCGGGATTACTTAATAATAATGACACAACAACACCAACAGTATAAAATAATATAAAATGAAAGAAAAAGAAGTAACGGCAATTTTATACCAAACATTAGAAAGTGCCGGACGTATTGAGACGAAAATAATTAACGATGTTAATTATTGTATTTTTAAAAATGCAAATACTGAAGAGTATATGGTTTGTAAATTAGGTCAAGAGTTAAATAATTCACATAGTGATGTTTTAACGACAATAACTGATTGTTACGATTGGATTAATGTAAATTAATAATAACATAAAATGAAATACATAAAAGTTAGAATAGTCATCGGGTCATCAAATGGTGTATTTGATATATACTATGACAACATTGACTCAAATAAAAGAGCAACGTTACATTCAAATGGACTACCGGCAACAGGGTTAACCTTCAGTGAATTATCTACAACTGATGGGGTAATTGTTTCGGTTCCAGACGAATCAACAAGTATCGTTGTATCGAGTGACCCCGATTCTTTCTGTTCTATTGATAGTAATGTTAATAACGATAGTTACACAATACCGATTGGTTGTTACACTTATACCGTAACTTCAAATATTGGAATATTCAATTATTACTATACTGACTGTGAATGTAATGAAATAACGAGAACTATTGACGGTACTAACGGTCAAGTGGAACATACTTTTTGTGCATTATACAATACCGTTAATGCGGGTGAACTTGAGGTAACATCGATATCAGGTTGTCAATCAACAACTCTTGAATTGTGTTATGACGAGAATTTACCATCATTAGCTTGCGAATGTGAAATCGTACCTACACCTACACCTACCCCAACGTCAACTCCGACACAATATTATGTCTTAGTTGGACCATATAGTACATCATATGATGCGTGTGTTGCAGGTAACCAAACAGGTGCCGTTATGGGAACATATACGGTAACAAATGGTACTATCGAAGTCAATTCTATTGTATATTCGAACCCAATATTGGGTGAAACATCTGCTGTAACTGGTGCCCCTGGATGGTATTCAATAAGTGCGTCATTCATTGGAATTTATAATTCAATAAGATTAGATAGTGCAGGAAAAATAGTTGAATTGGGCGGCGACTGTATTCTTTAAAATAAAATAAAAATAGTCTATTTATAACATACATGGCAACTACAGGAACATACTTTATCGATACGTCATCATTCGAGACCGCAACCAAAATATGGATTGATAGTCCTCGTACAACTTTGGCACCAGATGGGTATTATTCATTTAATAACATATATAGACAACAACTAAACGGACTATTATTATCAGTTATCGATTGCCCACCACCAACGCCGACTCCAACACCTACTAACACACCAACACCAACGCCGACACCGACAAATACCGCCACTCCGACGCCAACCCCAACACCTACTTTGGATTGTAGTTTCGATGTGATATTATCAACGTTTGTGCCAACACCTACACCAACACCTACACCGACCCCAACATTAGATTGTGGTTTTGACGTGGATGTGAACATTATTACCCCTACACCAACCCCAACTCCAACTAATACACCAACGGCAACACCTACACCAACTCCAACATTAGATTGTAGTTTTGATGTTGATATTACCACTGTGACACCAACTCCTACACCTACACCAACTGCAACACCAACACCTACACCGACATTGAACTGTAGTTTTGATGTGGTACTAACAACATTTGTACCAACACCAACACCTACACCTACCCCAACGCCAACTAATACGCCAACTAATACCCCAACACCAACTAATACCCCAACACCTACACCAACTAATACGCCGACCCCTACACCAACTAATACATCGACCCCAACACCTACACCAGTGCCTCCGGTATCTGCAAATGTTGATGTCACTAACGTTAATTGTTACGGTGGTAGTAATGGAACCATTGTGGTTTCAAATATTTCAGGTGGAATAGGTTCACCTTATTATGTTAAATTAGGTGCCGGAGGAACGTACCAATTAACAACAACAAGTAGGACTTATTCTAACTTAACACAAGGAAATTACGATGTATATGTTACTGATTCAGATGGTTATGTTACTACTTATAACGTAACACTTACACAACCATCTGAACAATCGGCGAGTATTGTGGTAAACACATATGCCACATGTAACGGTACTGCAGATGGTGTTATTACATTATCATCTTTAGGTGGGGTGTTCCCTAAAACATATAAACTATATGCCGACACAACGGCACCTTATGTTTCTTGTGGAAGTGGAGATTTAATTGGTACTTACACAAATATAACTTCAGGTTCTCCATCGGTTACCGTAACAGGTATTGATGAATATGGTTACTGTGTTGAAGTGACAGATGCAAATGGATGTGTTACATATAGTGGAGTGGTTGACACTACTTCATGTACTGGTACTTGTTACACGATAACAATTCCATCGAGCATGTTAACTTATAATGGTGAAAGTTTATATGTCACTTATAGGAAAACTGACACAACGTACGTATCTGAACCATATTATAGTTTCCCCACTGATTTCTCACCAATTAATGATTACATCATACACATATGTTCAACACAATACCCATCATTTAAATATGGTGTTAATGGTAGTGGATTTATAGACGCAGGTCTTGATGTGGTAACAAATGGAAAATGTGATAATAGTGAATGGTGTGGAGGTGCCGACCCTTATATCGCTCCAACCCCAACACCTGTACCGCCAAGTGGAGGTTATTTCTGTAGAGATAATGTGTCATCACCTTGTATTGAACAAGTAGTACCTTGTAGTAACTTCCAAATTCCTTGTAATGAATTTGATGAACAAGTGTAAATAAAAAAAACAAATAAAACAAAATAAACAGATATTTATAATAAACAAATTTAAAACAAAAAGATATGTCATTTTCAGCAACATTCACATTAACAGTAGGTTCATCAGTAAACGTTGGACCATTTGACATCGTAGGGCAACCAGGTTCATACTCGGTAGCGACCAATGTGTCAAGAGCCGATTTGGCTGCAGGACAAGAATACATTAATATTCCCGATACCGTAACAAGTTTTGACATAACAAGTGACGGTGCGTGCATCAATTCCATAAACGTACCAGTATCGGCGAATCAAACTTACACATTTATACCTTATTGTTCACAAAACGCAACGGCACATCCAATTGGAAATGCACCTGCGGCTGTTGTCTTTACAGGTACCGAATTAGGATTCTCACCTATAGGTGGAGAATTCATCAGAATCAGTGGAAGTGGAAATGTGGATTACATCTTTGTATTTGAGGGAACAATAGGTGAATCTGAAACGTCTCACACATTCCTTGAACAAGTGACCGCACAGGATTTTAGTTGTGACGGTGGAATCATATAATTAACATTTTATAATAACACAATAAACCCCTTCACAAAAGGGGTTTTTTTATTTATATTATTAACACTAAACTTTCCATAAAGTATTTATGTAGATATGGGTTATTTAAGAGTTAATATTACGAACATTGTTTCACCAAATCCGTTTAAGGTTTCCTTTAAATCGGTTATTGGTGACGATAGTGCCTACGGAGGATTCACAGTTACAACAGGTTACACGTATTACCATAACGGTACTGACTATTCAAGTTATAATACGTGTCCAACGTATCCTGCCGGCACTACAAGTATTGAAATATCAAGTAATGGATTAGACTTCAATAGTAATTGTTGGGTTAAAATTGAAGATACTGTAACAAAAACTATGTTATCAGATGGTACAGAAATACCAAGATACATTATTGAGAACATTTATTTACACGACCCAATTGCGTATCAATCATGTTGCCCACAACCTGAAGCATTAACTGCAATTTGTTATCACGATTGTTACCCACCATTTTCATTAACGGCAGCATGTGTTTCGGATGCTACCCCTACACCAACTCCAACTTCAACACCTACACCAACCCCAACCCCTACCGAAGTCGTTCAAACACCAACTCCAACACCAACGGCTGTAGGAGATACACCAACCCCTACACCAACTGCAGTTGCTCAAACACCTACTCCGACGCCAACAGTGGTACCTTTAGCGGGTACATGTTATATTTTAACAATTAATAGTTCTGCACTTTCATTTGAAGGTCAAAACCTACGAATACTTTACACAACACCAAATGATGTACAGGTCAATGCAGTATATACCGAATTTCCAGATAGTGGTGGAAATGAACTCGGAGTCGAATTTAACATTTGTATAAAAGATAATACAAATATCTATTACACGTATAATGGAATGGATTTAATTAATGCAGATGCTAATATTACTGAAACCGTAAATGGTGAGTGTACAACAAGTGCGGATTGTGGAGGTGTAGACCCTACACCAACACCACCTACACCAACCCCTACACCGATAGTGGGTGATAGCGGTTTATGTTATAGTTACACCTTAAATACAAGTGAAATACAATTAAATAGTGGTTTAACTGTGGTATACACACCACTAGGTTCTAACACAACAGTAACGGTGAACGCGACAGGAGGTGTTGAGGCGTATGATAATCAAGATGGTACATACACTTATTATATTTGTTCAAAAAGTAACCCAATTTTCTATGATGGACAATATGCCGTAACTTCATTTGACGTAATACAATACGGTAGTTGTGATGCGGAACATAATTGTGTTAATAACCCAATTACACCGACACCTACCCCAACTCCAACTGCAACACCTGTTGGAACATATGGTTGGGATTGTGATGGATTAGGTAATTGTTCATATGTGTTAAACGGAGCGTATGCTGACGAAGCAACATGTATCGCTAACTGCCCTAGCGGAGGAGGTAGCGGAGGAGGATATTAAAATTTTAATTAATTAATTATGACAACATTTAATAGGGAATCAATACACGGTCAATATTTCTTATACCAAAGAGGTGTGGTTTCAACAACAACACCTTGGGGTAGACCAACATACGAAAAATTAAAAACATTTTTAACACATATTCAAACTAATACAAGTATTTTAACTGATTATGATGTTTATGTAATGGGTGGAGTTCTGTTTGATTTTAATACAACTTGGGATGTTGACATATGTTTAGTTGGTGGTTCACAAACTAACGAAAAAATAGAAGAGGATTTAAATTATTTAACCGATTTAGCACTTAACACTTATAATTTATTAGTTGATGTTAGTTGGTATGAAAGTAGACCTAAAAATTTAACATATTCTGAAATGGAGGAAAGTAATTTCTTCCAACAAGATGTTAACCATAAAAAAATTGGTTATGTTAAAAAACAAATTGGTGACGATATACAGGAATCAGATTTAAGGACATATAGTGATGCAACATTATTAACTGAACATTTGATACAAAGAAATTACGGAACAATTAAGGATACGGATAAAATGATTAGTAAAGTACAAAATAATCCAAATCCAATAACAATAACAACATTTAGTGTTAATGAATTTTTAGAGACAGATGAGAATCATTTCTTAAATAACACTAATAGATAAGTCAAACAAGAATATTTATAAAACATGAGTGCAACATTAACATTTTCATGGTCTAAACCAACTTCATTGGCGTCGTGTACCGATTGTTCATTTGAATATAAGTACGCATTGAACGCAACGTCGTTGGATGGTATAACACCTACACCTGTTTCTTTTGGAACATTAAGTGTTACCATACCAGGTTTGGTTAATGGTGAATCATATCATTATGCGGTTAGAACTATATGTGGGCCGGTACAAAGTAAATGGTCTTACGGTACAACGGTGGTATGTGATACACCACCTGTAGATACCCCAACACCAACCCCTACAGCGGTTGTTCAAACACCTACACCAACACCTACCGCAGTTGTTCAAACACCAACCCCTACACCAACACCTACTGAGGTTGTTCAAACACCAACTCCGACACCAACACCTACACCAACCCCAACACCGACGGCAGTGGCAGAACCATCTGTTAGTTTGGGCACTAGTCCTATTTGTAGGTCAGGAAATTGTAATGATAACGCACAATGTACTATGTATTTCCCTGTATATGTTTACAATGCACCAGTTGGATATTATGTAACATATACACCTTCAATATCTTCGTCGGCAACGGCAACATACAGTGGTACCCCATTATATTCACAAGGTCAAGGTTTATTAACATACACTGAGACAAATGGTTTTGGAAATGTATCCGGTGATTTAAAATTATACAGTAGTGGTGGAACATTATTAGACACGACCCCGATAAACATATCACATAGTTCATTTTGGCCAATGATAGGTGGTTGTTCTTAATAACGATATGAGATTAAAAAAAAATTAAAATATGAGCTTTTTAAATGAAATAAATTCAGAACACTTAGCGGCAAGAATAACCAATAAAGGTAGAAAAAAAATTGCGCAAGGTGATTTTAACATTCACTATTTCCAACTTGGAGATTCTGAGTTTGATTATGCGTTTTCTGAATTCGATGGAACATCAACAAGACCAGCTCAAAAAGTTTTCACACCTTTAGATAAAGATAATCAAGTAAAATATCCATATAAGATTTCAGAATCGTCATTAACGGGAACAACATTTGGTAATCCAATTCAAGTTTCACAAACTGAAACAATTAGAAATGTGATGGGACCTGCAGGATATGTGTCAAATTACATTGAATATGATTCTGAATTATGTGAAGGAACAACGGTAGAATGTGGATGGGAACAAGTAGATATTAGTGTAGTTAACGGAACATCTTCTTTAGTTGTACCGGCGGGAACAACATTTAATAATTGTAAATACATAACCATATATTTCGATGTATTATATTGTTCAAACGATACTATCCAAGACGACGCGTCAAGTTTAGTTTATAGAATCACTAACTTAGTTACAGGAGAAACAACTAACATATTAACGTTAGATAGACCGATGCCCGATTATTCGGATTTAGAATCAAAAGACATTACCATCATATGTAATGAATGTTCACCACAATATCCCGGTGCACATGATGAGACAAAGGTATGTTTACCTATACCACCGATGCCTGAGGACCAACAAGACCCATGGACATTAAACACAGTATGGAGTAAGAAACCGGCAGGTATGGATTATGGTTCCGATATGTATGGTTTAGTTGAGGACGAGAGATTATCGGGTTACACAAGTAACGTATTTGTGTCAACTAAAGAATTCTTTGGATATAACACATCATCGGGACAAACATCAAATACAGGAACGACAATAACAAACTCATTTGGAGATACTGTGATTGTTTTACCTGAAGAACAAAAATGTATTAGTGTGATTCACTATTCTAAAGTTGGGGACATTCTAAGAGACCCTGATTTAGGGTTTAAATATGAAGATTATATCAGTACGAATAATGTAACTGACGATGCACTTTTAGATGACAGTTTTGGTGACCCGTTGACGGATTTAGAATATTTTGAAATTTATATTCCGTTCATTTATTATCACAGAACCACAGGGACAACTGTAGGTGCGAGATTTTTCATGGGTACAATGGACATGTCAATTGATTCAACAGCAATTGATACTAAACTTAACCAAATGAAATATCGTTATCTAATAGATGAGGATGGTCACAAAGTTGGTAAGGTTTTTTACAACCATAAAGTTATTATTTTTGATGACGAAGAAATTGTTGCTGCGTTAGATTACAAATCAAACAGACGTTACACATTACCGGCACCAAGAATTGCTATGGTACCAACTGACACTAAATGTGGTACGGATGGTGAACCATTGACACCATTAATGTCAGGTACAACAGGACAAACAATTTTTGTAACATACATTTTAGAATATACGGGTGATACAAGATTGAACGGATTACACTGTAATTACTATACTAAAATAACAGGAACAACAACACCGGGAGACGTGTCAATAAAGTTCAGTGAAACTGAATTTAGACACATGAAAACAACACTATTAGGTAGTACAACAGGATTCATAGCAAACAAATTTGAAATATTAGTACAGAAAGTAGATACGGGAAATCAACCTGACCCAACTATGTGGAAAATTATTGATTTTACACCCGAAATACCTGGACACACAGTTGGTAGTAACATTGACCCTGTTAATCTAAGAAACAAACGTTTTGTAATATCAAATAGTGATTATGAAAACGCAAGTAGGTATGATTTGGAAACTTATCTACAACCTTCGATAGATTTCCCTAATGAATACCCTGGTAGTACTCATTTATTGACGACTCCTGAGTTTGGTGACGAACAACCATTTACAGGTAGTATTCGATTGGTAAGAGCAATTGACTTAGAGGTTATGAGATTTTTAATTAATCTTCCTTCAGGTGAATTTACAACAACTCAAAACCCATCGTTCATTACAGGTAAACCAAAACGAATCACTGAAGTTGCACTTTTAAATGAAAATAAAGAAGTATTAGTTATAGCTAAAGTACCGAAACCAATCGTAAGAACGGGAACTCAAGTATTTGCGGTTAAAATCGACATATAACTCTTTACTAAACAGAAAATATTATTTATATATTGTTTTATGGATAAACAATTTAAGAACAAGCCAAAGATTTTAGGGTTAGATATTTCCACTAAAACAATTGGGTGGGCACTGTTTGATATATCAGGGTCCAAATTATTAGAGTTAACACATTTCTCTCCAATGATTAAACCTCAACCCGAGGAAAAAATAGAAGAATTGATTAAAAAAGCCGATGCTTTCAAGAAACACTTGGAAGGGTATAAAGACATGGGAATCACCCGTGTAATTATTGAGGAACCATTACTTCAATCTAATAACATTTACACGGTAGGAACTCTATTACGTTACAACACTTTAATTTTAAAGAATTGTTATGATATTTTAGGAGTGTTACCAACATTTATTTCCACATATAACTCAAGAAAATATGCTTTCCCTGATTTGGTTAGACCAAATGAAAAGGGTCGTAATGTTTTATTTGGTGGATACCCAAAAGATATCGATAAAAAACACGTTATTTGGGAACACGTCAATGAAGTTTGTCCAGATATTGAGTGGTTATACGGTAAATCGGGAAATCTTAGAAAAGAGAATTATGACATGGCAGATGCTGCGTGTTGTGTGATTGGTTATGTTAATATGACAAAATCAGAAAAATAAATCAAATTATTTCTTTTTTAGAAATAAAAAATGTATATTTAAAATAGGACGGAATGTATAGCAATATACATTAAGTTGGTGTTTCCCCGAGGAGTGGTGTCCTTGGGGATTTTTTTTTATCATTTTTTTTTCTTATATTTTCAATATGACTGAGACAATAATAGATTATGCACCGATAATTGATATCCTTGAAGATATTCTTGGGGAACCACACATGCACAATGACTATAAGGGACAGATATCATTCGATTGTCCCGTTTGTTCACACGATATTAAGGGTTTAGATGAGGGAGACGGTAAAGGTAATTTAGAGGTTAACTACAAATATAATGTGTTTAAATGTTGGTCTTGTGGTGAAACTCACGACACACACGGGTCGATATATAAACTAATTAAAAAACACGGGTCACCTCGTTTATTAAAAAAATATAAACTTTTAAGACCTGACGAAAACGAAGAAACCCCTAAAAGATTTTATAAAGAGGTAAAACTCCCAAAGGAATTTGTTTCATTTAAAGATGCGAGTGCCGGTTTGAAATTAACACATCACTACCGTTACGCATTTAATTACGTTAAACGTAGAAACATATCAGATGAAATGTTAGAGAAATTTAATATTGGATTTTGTTATAGTGGGGAATATGCCAATAGAATCATAATACCATCATATGATAACGACAATAAGTTAAATTACTTTATCGCTAGGTCGTATGAAACAAGAACAAAATTAAAATATAAAAATCCCGAAGCTCAAAAAGAAATCATTATATTCAATGAGTATCTTATTAATTGGGACGAAACAATTCATATTGTTGAAGGTGCTTTCGATAGTATATTCTTACCAAATGCAATACCAATGTTAGGTAAGGTGATGAGTGAAAAACTATTTGAAACTTTATATGAAAAGGCGAAGAAAATATTAATAGTGTTAGACGGAGACGCGTGGGACAATGCACAACTCCTATATCATAAATTAAACGGTGGGAAGTTATTTGGTAAAATTTGGATTACAAGATTACCAAACGACAAGGATATAGCGGATTTACAGGGAGACCTAACGAATTATAAAATTTACCAAATAGATTAAAATGAATTTAAACGACATCTCATTAGAGATTAAGGACTTATTAGACCAAAGAAGAAAAGAAATTGAATTGACCTTTATTGAGGAGGAACACATTTATTTCATGAAAGATGTCGATGGTGTGGTGAAGAAAAACTTCCCATCGGTTTCTAAAATTATTAAAAAATTCCATAAACCTTTCGATGCCGATGGGATGGCACTTAGAATGTCAAAAGGAGACCCTGAAGGTCAGGCACAATTACTTGCAGAATGGAAAAAAGCTGGCGACTTATCCACCAACATGGGTAGTAGAGTTCACTTTGAATTAGAGAGTGATTTAATTGGACGTTTTGACAATTACAAAGAAGTGAGAAAACCCATCTTTGAGATTAATGAAGAACAACAACGTAAGAGTGATAACATGATTGCTGCGGGTAAACAGTTCCTTGACTTAATGTTAGAACGTGGTGCAATTCTTTTGGATACGGAAATTGTTTTGGGTGACCCTAACGAACAATACACAGGACAACCAGATAAAACATGGTTGATGATGAACAAAGAGAAAAACGGATTTGGTTTTGTTATTACCGATTGGAAAACAAATCAACCCAAAAACTTCGAGGTTCAACATTATACGGGTAAATTATATCCACCATTTAACAATTATCACGACAATGCACTTGGACATTATTATTTACAACTTCCATTGTACGGTAGGTTATTGAAGAAAATGTTAGAGGGTACAAAATTTAGTAACACAAAGTTATTGGGAAATGTTGTCGTTTTATTAAAAGAAGATGGTACCTTTACCGAATATAAAGTTCCACCAGCAATCAGTAGTGCAATTTTAACAATGGACTTAACAAAATACATTAAAAGATGGTAAAAAAAATAGTACACATCGCAGACTTACATATTCGTACAATACAAATGCACGATTTATATAAAGAGCAATTTCAAAAATTATTAGATGAGGTAAGTGAAAAAGTTTCTGAATGGTCAGGTGAAAACATTGAACATGATGAGATACGAATTGTTATTGCGGGTGACATCGCACATCAAAAAATTAACATATCAAATGAACAATTACTTTTAACAAGTTGGTTCTTAAAAGAATTAACTCGTTTTGGTAAAGTTGTTATTATACCTGGCAATCACGATTTCTTAGAGAACAACGTGCAACGTATGGATAGTATCACACCTGTGGTTGAACTACTTGATAGTCCACACATATCTTATTATAAAGATAGTGGGTTATATCCTGATGATAATATTAATTGGGTTGTTTATTCACTATACCAACACAATGTTAAACCTGAATTTGAAAAGGAATCAGGTAAGTTTCACATTGGTTTATTCCATGGACCAATCCAAGGACTTTCAACAGATGTTGGATTTCAATTTGAAGATGCTTACGACCAATTGAATTTTGTTGGGTTGGATTTACTCCTTTGTGGGGACATCCATAAAAGACAAACATTTACATTACCTGAAGGTGGTAAGGGGATTATGGTGGGTTCATTAATTCAACAGAACTTTGGAGAGACCGTAAAACACCATGGATATGGTGTGTACGATATGGGAACAGACACGTACACGTTTCATGACTTACCAAATAACCAACCCTTTCTACATTTTAAAATAAAAGACATAAATGACATTGAAAATGAAAAAGAGAAACTTGTTAACCCTGGGTGATGAATTTCTTGAGTATTGTAGATTAAACAACATAGATGACATTGAGAAGATAGGAAAGGAAACCTTCCAACGTGGATTCACCATACTAAAATATGGTGAGACACCTTCAGGTGGAGTTGGGAAAGAAACTATAATCGAAAAGGAAGTGGTCAAAGAGGTCATTAAAGAGGTTATTGTTGAGGTAGATAAGATAATCAACGTTGAAGTGATTAAAGAGGTACCAGTGGAGGTTATTAAAGAAATTGAGGTTGAGAAAATCGTTGAGGTGATAAAAGAAGTACCAATTCAAGTTAAAGGCGACACTCAAATAATAACCAAAGAAATTATAAAGGAAGTACCAATCGAAAGAATTGTGGAAAAAATTGTTATTAACAAGGATTCTGAAGATGCCAAGGATAAAATCATTGACGAACTTAAATTAAAAAATAAGGAACTTACTGAAGAGTTGGATAAAATCACAAGTTCACTAAGTAAAATGAATCGAGCAACGTACCTTAAAGATAGTAATCTAAGTAACCTTTATGAGGAATAAATTTCCTTTTATCAATAATTTTAGTTATATTATAAGTAAAATAAAACAACATGGAAAAATTAATTTTATGGATATTGATGGCATACGGAATGACATCAATCTTGGTATGGGGTTCAATTTTCGAAACAACTAGAATAAAAATTAAACAATATTCTAAGTTTTTCGGAGACCTTATCCAATGTACACTTTGTACATCGACATGGGTTGGTTTCTTTATGTCATTAGTATTGGGGAGTTTATCTTCAAATTACTTTGAGACATATTGGATAGTCAACTTCTTCTTTGATGCAATGTTTACGGCTGGCTCGGTTTGGGCAATAAACTCTATTGTAGAATATTACGAAGAGAAAAGATAAAAACTATGAATGGCAAAATTAAGTGGTACAAGTTACGACGACACACCTGTCAGGGAATTTATAATTAAATTCTGTGACGAAAAATGGGGAATGAAATTAAAATCAAATGATGAATTATATAAAATTGATTTATTAGGCATTAATGACCCACTACTTGGGGTCGAAGTAGAACACGGTAAATGGAAAGGTAATTTTTGGGAAGATGACAATTACTCGTTAATTTCAGAACAAAAATTTAGAACAATTAACATTCCCGGCAGAAAAGAAAAGTACTGGTTGGAAAACTTTATGTACAGGGGTAAAGAAAAGAATAACCCAAGTCATGAAAAAAACATTTTCATGAGAACAAATAAGGACTTCACACAAATAATTGTTATAAGACCTGAGGTTGTTAAGAACAGTAAAAAATTAGTAAGAACAAAATTTCAACCAAAAAACAGCGACGAAATCGAAAATTGGTTATCTTTCAGAAGAGAAGATGTTGAGACATACAATTTAATTGATGGACAATATATCTTAGATGTGGTAGAGAGTGAAAATTTATTAAAAAAATTATGGAACACAGCAATCCGTTTATTAAAGTAGAGTGGGAAGACACACCAGAAAATCTTACACAAGAAAGGATTAAAAGAGTTAAAACTTATTTCGAAAAGAAATATAACTCAACAAATGTAAAGTTGGTAACTAAAATCCTTAGTAATAATTCCAACACAAAATTACAATCATTAGATGCGAGTGATAACATATTAGACCCACAGTACCAAAAAAATTTAATTAAAGATTTTATCAAAGAGAATAAAATCGACGTTAAATGGGAAATGATTGATAGGTTAGATAATCGAGTTAATGGTGAGATTGACAAATCAAATCAAAATAAAGTTAGATATAACAAATGGTTCATTAAAAGAGTGGAGTTTAGTAACTTCCTCTCTTTTGGTGACGATAACGTTATTAACTTTACTGACTTAGATGGTATCACCGTTATTGAATCTACACCCAAAAACTTTGGAGGTAAATCCACATCAACTGTCGATTTATTAATGTTCCTTTTCTTTAATTCAACAACCAAAACTAAAACAAATGCTGAAGTCTTTAATAAATTTAGAGATACCGATTATGTTAAGGTTAAAGGTTATGTTACCATTGATGGTGAGGATTATGTGATTGAACGTAATGTTAGTAGAAAGAAGAGTAAAGCAGGTGAATACACAGTCAAAAACGAATTGGAATTCTATAAGATTTCAGAGGATGGAACTGTAAATAACCTATCAGGTGAACAGAGACGTGAGACTGAAACATTTATCACGACAGCAATTGGGACAGAGGAAGATTTCCTATCAACAATCCTAACCACCGGTAATAACCTTGAAGAACTAATCGATTCAAAACCAACGGCACGTGGACAAATCCTAACTAAATTCTTAGGATTGGAAAGTCTTAAACAAAAAGAGGAGGTTGCAAAAGAAATCTATAGTGATTGGAGTAAAAAATTAATTTCAAATACAAATAACATTGTACAATTGGAATTAAACAATACCGAACACCAAGAAAGTATTTCTAACTCTGAAAGTGAAATTGTAAGATTGGAAACTGCACTTAGTGATTTCGAAAAGGAATTAAAAAGATTAGAGGATAGGAGAGATGAAGTTTTAGGTTCAAGAAATAACGACATCGATAAGGATTTAATCAATACCAATCCCGTACTTCTTGAGAGAGAAATTGCAGATTTAGAAAGAGTAAAACAAACAAGTAAAACTAATGCCGACGCGGTTAGTGTAATTGAACCTTCAGAATATTACTTGGAGGACGAACATGAAAAACTAAGTCAAATAATCAACGGTCATCTAATTGAAGGTAAAGTTGATTACGATGCTATTGGTAGAAATGAAGAACTTATTCGAAAATTCGAAAAGGGTGAAATATGTCCAACCTGTAATCGTGCGTTGGAAGACGTTGACCACACAGACGAAATTAATAAGATTAAAGAATTAATTGAGGTTCTTAAAAAGAGTCAACAAGAAAGACAAATTAAACTTGATGAATTAACTGAACAAGAAAAGGGTTATAAAACTTTAAAAGTTCAATACGAAGAGTATGAAAGAAATAAACTTCGTAAAGGTCGTTATGAGTTAGAGGTTGAACAAAAACAAGTTGAAATTGATGCCAAAAAATTAAGATTAGAAAGGTACGATGACAACAAAAAGAAATTAGAGGATAATCAGAAGATAGATGCTGAGGTAATGGCATTGAGAACTAAGATTGAAACCGCTAATGGTGATATTAGACAGTCAACAACTAACATTGAAAGACACAGAGGTAACATTGTTACCATGAATGATAAGATTAAAGTTAATTTGGATTTAATTTCTAAAATCAAATCTGAGGAAGAACTTGTCGGTGTGTTTAAGACTTACCTAACAATCTACGGTAAAAATGGAATATCTAAAGTAATCATGAAAAACATGATTCCGTTGATTAACCAAGAATTACATAGGTTATTATCTGATAGTTGTTACTTTACTTTAGAGTTAAACATTAATGAGAAGAACGAATTGGAATTCTTAATGATTGATAATGAAACCAGAGTGGTTAAAACACTTATTAGTGGTTCAGGTTATGAGAAAACCATATCATCGTTAGCTTTGAGAAGTGTATTAACTAAGATTTCATCGTTACCAAAACCAAACATTGTTGTGATGGATGAGGTTTTTGGTAAAGTTGCTGACGATAATTTAGAGATGGTTGGGGAATTCTTTAAGAAAATTAAAAATTACTTTGAACATATCTTCGTTATATCACATAACCCACTGATTAGAAACTGGTCAGATAACATTATCATGGTTGGTAAGACCGAGAATGTCTCATCAATTGAATATATTAACACAAAAATTTCATAATATTTTTTGGTGGTTAGGAAATTTTACCTACATTTGTCTAAATAAATAAATTAAATATGAACGCAAAAGAATACGCAAGTTTCGGTCTTTACGCAAAAGACCGTGGAATCAGCTCATTGACAATGGATTACTATAATAAGAAAATCCAAAGTAGTTTAACTCCATATATCTTGGAAGAAAGACAGATGAATGTGGCTCAGATGGACGTTTTTAGTAGATTGATGCTTGAACGTATTATTTGGGTGGCGGGTGAAGTTAATGACCATATGTCAACTATTGTACAAGCACAGTTAATGTTCTTGGATAGTATCGACTCAAATGACATTACCATGCATATTGATAGTCCGGGTGGTTCAGTTAAGTCAGGATTATCAATGGTCGATGTTATGGATTACATTAATTCCGACATTAGAACAATTAACACGGGTATGGCAGCATCAATGGGGTCAATCTTATTAGGTGCGGGTACAAAAGGTAAGAGATGTAGTTTAAGATTCTCAAGAACAATGTTACATCAATCAAGTGGTGGATTTGGAGGTAATATCCAAGATGCTAAGATTGATATGATTGAATGGGAAAAATTAAACAATACACTTTTCGACTTATTAGGTGAATATTGTGGTAAGGATTCAGAAATCGTAAAACAAGACGCAAGTAGAGATTTGTGGTTGGACGCTAACGATGCGTTAGCTTACGGGATTATTGATGAAATAGTTAAGAAGAAAAATTAAGATTTGGTATATAATTGTTTGTCTTCATATTTATAATAAAAACTAAATATGAAAACAAACAAGACCACAATCCTATTAGTTTTGATTGCTTGTTTAGCGGCGTACAACATTTTTCAGAACAACAGTATAAAAACTGATGTTGCTGGTTACAACGCAAAGATTGATTCCATCCAAAAAGAGGTGGACTCAGTTTACACGGTAAACAAAGAAATTGACAATCAAATCGAAAAAGTTGATAATCATATCGTTAACGTTGAAAAAGACGTTGAAAGTGTGACTAAAAACATAACTATTATTAAAAACAGCACAGATGAAAAAGTTAATACTATTACCACTGTTGGTAATGTTGAGCTTGAACAGTTATTCGCAAACAGATACAATAACTAAACAAGACACCACTAAAGTTATTCTTCCAACAAGAATAGCGAGATTAGCTTTCCAAGATTTAATCCGTTACGACGGTGCAAAATTAGAAATTGTGGAGTTAAATAAAGTTATCGGTTTGAAAGACCAACAAATTACTTTATACAAAGAGAAGGATACCCTTAAAACACAAAAAATTGGTAACTTGGAGTTAATCATAACAAAGAAGGACCAACAATTTGATTTAGAAAGACAGAAATCCGAAAGTTTACTAAAAGAACTAAAGGCACAGAAAATGAAAACGTTCTTTTATAAAATAGGGTCATTCGTTGCAATAATCTCAACGTCTCTTTTATTAGTAAAGTAAAATGAAAAAATTTCTTGATGTTCGTAATATCGTCATAGTAATACTAATCGCCATATCCCTTTTGGAGTTTTTTAACCCAAAGGGGTTTATGCCGAATAGAATTCAGTATGTAACTAAAACCGATTCAATCCCATACGCCGTACATGATACCGTTACGGTAGATAGTTTAGTGGAGGTGGAAATTGAAGTTCCTGTTGAAATCGAGGTTCCCGTGGAAAGATTGGTTTACCAACCAGTCGACACTGCCGCAATACTAAAAGACTACTATGCGAAAAATGAATTGAAAGAAGTACTAACGTTACCAAATGATTTAGGAACTATTAACCTAAATGAGGTGATAACGGAAAATAAAGTGATGTCACGTACATTCACTGCAAATGTAAAACCTAAAACGAAAGTTGAAACGGTTTATACCCCCGAACCACGAACGAATCAAGTTTATTACGGATTCAATGGTGGACTAAACAAAGTGGACGTTTTTAGTCATGTCGGGTTAGGTATCATGTTGAAAACAAAAGATGAGAAAATATACCAATTAGGTGTCGGAGTATCAAATAGAGTTATTGACGGAACAAATGGGACATTATCTCCGTATATTAATGCGGGAGTCTATTGGAAAATTAAATTAAAAAAATAACTAACATCTTAATACTCAATGAATACGTATATTTTATTTATATTTGGTTCATTCGAAGGTCCTGATGAGGTTGAATATTTCTGTACTGACGTATTCCCGTCAAATTCATTTACGTCGGTAAAATACATTATTGAGAATATGAACAATATCATCATCATTTTTGATTCTGACAAAGAAAAAGATGATGTATCTACGGAACTGTATGAAAGTTTACCCCCTGACCATGTTAAATTCTATTTTCTTTTTGAAAGAGAATCAATTGTCACTGCACACGTTCCAAAAACAATGAAGGATTTCATTTATAACCCTGGTGAAGATAACATGATGAAAATCGAATTCACAGCTATAACCATGAATAAGAATCCTGAATTACTATTAGACAGTCTTTTAGAAAAGATTGACAAAGATGGTGTTGATAGTTTAACACCTGAAGAAAAAAACTTCTTAGATAATTTTGATATCTAATTTTTTTTAGTTACCTTTATAATAAATAACACATAACATGGCTAAGTCTCACATTATCGTCAACACAGACGAACTTCATTACTATTTAAAAGAATTGAAGAAAATTCCGGTAGTAACGCATCAACGACAAGATGAAATTTTTAAGGCGTTATTAGACCCCGAGACCCCTAAATCGGTAAAAGATAGTATGAAAAGTGAATTAGTTACAGGTAACCTACGTTTTGTGGTTTCTGTGGCTAAGATGTACCAAAATCAGGGGTTAGACCTTTTAGATATTATCTCAGAAGGTAATATTGGTTTATTAAAGGCAATCGACAGATTTGACCCGGCATCAGGTTTAAAATTTATATCATACGCTGTTTGGTGGGTAAAACAATCAATTATGTCATCATTAAATGACTATTCAAGAACTATACGTATACCATCTAATTTAGTTCAAGAGGCACAAAAGAACAGGAAAAATGAATTACCTGAATCTGAAAAATACCATATCAATTACAGTGACGAACCCGTTACTAACTTACCATATTGCGTTGGTCTCTATAAAGAAATCAACGATGAGGGCGACCAATTAATAGATATCATTAGAGACCCTAACGAAAATAACCCTGAAAATATACTTAACACTACAGAAGAAATTAAAAAAAGGGTATCTTATATCTTGAGTGTGTTAGATGATAGAGAAAAGGTTATCATTGAGAAGTATTTCGGACTAAATGGGGTTGAGAGTAACCTCGAAGATTTAGGTGAAGAATTCGAATGTACCAAGGAAAGAATCCGACAACTTAAGGATAAAGCTATAAAAAAATTAAGAAACGAGAGTTATTCGTTAATAAACTATTTATAAAAACAAAAGTTATGAAAAAATTTGTACAAGAAAATTTTACAGTAATCGTATTAGCAATTGCGGTGTTAACATTCTTCAAAGGGTGTGGTGACACAAGAGAAATTTCTAAAGTTAGGAAAGAAATGACTGATTTAGAAAAAAGATTAGAGGTTAAAATGAAAATTGAAGGGTTGAAATCTGAAAAAAGAATGATTCAATCAACAGATAGAAAATTAATCGACGTTGAACGAGGTATTAAAGTTGACGAAGAAATCAAAGCTGAAGAAGCTAAATTAAAATAACATATGAAAAATTGGTTCAATAAGAATTATAAAACATTAATCATCGCCGCGTTCTTGATTCCAATCTTGACTGTGGCGGTGGTGTCAATTTCACACGTAACCCAATGGTACGGTATTTCTAATCCCGTTAGTTGGTCCGTTTATCTTTCTATTGGTATTGAAATTGCTGCGTTATCTGCGTTGGCTGCGATATCGGCAAACATGGGTAGTAAAGTTTATTTCCCATTTGCAATCGTTACCCTGATTCAATTCATCGGTAACATTTTCTTTGCCTACTCATTTATTGATATTAATTCAAAACAATTTAAAGATTGGGTTGATTTAGTTTCACCGTTAGTTGAATTTATTGGGGTTGATAATAATGATTTTGTTGGACACAAAAGATTCTTAGCATTATTTGCGGGTGGAATGTTACCAATCATTTCTTTGTCTTTCCTACACATGTTAGTTAAGTTCACCGAAGAAGATAGAATGAAAGGTGTTGAATCTACCATTGATGAAAAATTAATCAATGAGGTTGACGCAAAAGAAATAATCGGAGAAGTTTCAAGATTACGTTTATCTGACGAAGACTTAGAAATATTAACCAAACACTTAGAGAATCCATCTAAACCAAACGAAGCACTTATTAAAGCAGCAAATGAGTATAAAAAAAGAAATGAGTTATTATCAGAAATGATGAAAAATGACGAAGAACTTGGACTATATGACGAACCGTTTGATAACCCATTAATTAAGGAAGATGTTATTGAACCACAAACCGAACCTGAAGTGATTGAGACGGTTAATGAAGTGGTTGAAATCCCTAACGAAGAAATCATAGAAAACAATCAAATCGTTGAAGAGGAGGAAATTTTCCAAGAAGAACCAACAATCGAAGAAGAAAGACAAAATTTTTCCATTATAGACCCAAATGTGACAAATATTTTCCAACAAGAACCAACACCATCATTATCTGATGAGGAGATTATGGAAATGAATCAAGATGAGTACGAGAGAAAATTGGAAAATGATGATTTTGACGGGTTTGTTCCTGAACCATTTGCAACACCTGAAGAAGTGGAGGAATTTGGTATTGACGTTAAAATTATAAATGAGGTGTTAGATGAGGTAAACAACGAAATTGATGCTGAACAAACTGAGGTACCACAATACGACTTGGAAATGGTTAACGATGAACCTGTTTATCAATCTGAACAAAAAGAATTGGATGAGGCTAACGACATTTTAGATAATATCGAAGAACCTTTATCTGAGATGGTTATACAAGAACCCGTACAACCGGAAGTGGTTGAAACAAAAATAGAAGAGGCTCCGTCTGAAGATGAGAGCATAAAAAAAAACTCTTAGAAAACACAGAAGAAGAATTGGAAATCACTTCTTCTTCGACGTTTACCCCGATAATTTCACCCGATGAGGATGATTTATATTTAGAATCTGATGATGTAAATCCGAACCAAGTGTTTTACGATTTGGATAATAATCGAGTGATAATTCCCGAAAATGAAGAGGATGACATCATCGAGGAGCAAAGTTTAAACTTTGTCAGTAAAAAAACATTCTCACGTAATGTTAGAAATTCACGACGTAGAAATTCTTAATCAGAAAGAATTAAACGTAACTAAGAAAAAAAGTAAGAAAACTCAAATATTACTATACGATACCGGAAGAAGATGTGATGACTTCATGATGAAGTTAAAGTACAGATTAGACGGGAAGTATGAAGAATTACCACATTATGTGGTTTCTAAGTTAGGTAAGGTATATAAAGTCTTTAATACCAACTACAGTTCCAAAACGTTCGGTAATCCCGAAATCGACAGAAAACAAATCAAAATTGCAATTGAGAATCTTGGATGGTTAAATAAAAATACCATTACAGGGATTTATAACAATTGGATAGGTGATGTTTATAGAACCCAACCGTATATTAAAAATTGGAGGGGTTATTTCTATTGGGACCAATATACTGAGGAACAGACAAAATCCCTCGTAACCCTCTGTAAATCACTTACTGAGGAACATAATATCCCATATCAGACCGTACCCTCACAAGGATATCTCGAAAATGTAGATAAATTCAACGGAATTGTATGTAAATCGAACTTTCTAAATATTTATACAGATATAAACCCATCATTCGATTTTACAACATTTTATGAAGATAGAAAATAACAAAAACGCAGCCGACGACATTAGAGGTATGTTGAATACCATCAGAAACTTTAATGCATCATCGAAGAGTAACCTTAGAGAACAATCTGAGGTACCTGGTCAAGAAATGAGTCAACCACCCACAGAACCAACAAACGGGTCTGAGAGAGAAGATATGACAGTAATAAACAACGTTGACGTTGAAATCCATTCTGAGGATAGTGTCGATTTAAAAGTTAATGACAATGAAAAGGCGTTAATCTCTAAATTAATCGATGATTTCAAGAACGAAGTATCTGAGTTAGTAGATTTTGGTAAATTACAAATATACCCAAATAGTGTTAAGTTAGACGGTAAGATAACACAAAACAACATTGAATTCACCCTTTCAACCGGTGATGACAATGGAGTTTATCTATCAAATGCGTCTATGTTAAAGATTGACGATGAAACGATGGAAACACTTGGGAAATTGAAAAACTTTGAGGTAAAATTCTCAGGTTCAATAAATGACTTAATTGTAAACAGAAAAGATAACTAATCATGGCAATTTCAAACTCAGATAAACAAGAGATAGAAAAAATCGTCAGAAAAGAGATGAAAGACTTTTTGGATTCAACCAATGCACACAATGTTGTTATTAAGGTTATTCAAAAGGAATTGGGAACAAAAAAGATTGACGATAAAATCGTTGACCTCTCAACCAAAGTTGTTGTTGAGTTGTTCAAGACTTTATGGCAGAGGAAATCATTTTGGGAAACATCTTTAAAATCAGTAAGATAATGAAGTATACAAAACCAGATTTAGATAAAGAATGGATGGAAGCCTTACGTTACCGTGAATTTGAAAAAATGGGTAAAGAAGGTTGGATGAAACTTGCGTCGGAGAACTATACCATTACAAATTACGAAAAAATAAAAAATGTTTTAGGTAACGTAGATTTAGACTACGATACGTTGGATTTCGACAAAAAGAAGAGATTCGAAAAACATTTTGAGGAAGGTTCTATTGAAATGCCGATAGTTGTTAAATTTAGTGACAACGATTACGACCTTTTAGGTGGTAACACAAGATTATCAGGTTTAATCGGTAAAGGAATCAATCCAAAATTATACGTTGTGGACCTTTCAAATGAAAGTGAAGAGGAGACAAACGAACAAACTACTTCAGATGCGTCAGGTTCATTTGCACCGGCGATGGATATGGTTAAAAAAGATATCACTAACATACCGAATATGGATTTAAATGAGGAGGAAGAGTTTACAGAAGCAACTGACTCATCATCATCAGGGGCATACGATGTTCCTTTATTTGGTACGTCACCTAAAGGACGTAAAGACCCTTTGAAAATCGATGGTCCAAAGAGTATCGGTAACAGTAGAGCAGTGAAAGATAAGAAATTCCCAAAATGGGGAGGACCGAATTCAGTATTTGTTAAGATTAAGGAAAAATGTAAAAAATTTCCATACTGTAATCAAGGTGACATCAACGCCATTGAGTTATTGGAGATGGTTGATATTAAGGATTCAATACTTGAAACTTCAAAAGAAATGGGATTACCATACAAAGAAGTGGAAAATATTGTATTAAATGAAATTAAGAAGATATTTATTTGATATGAAAATAAAAGAATTAGGTAATATGATAAATCAAATTTTGGAGGAACAAACCAAAATGTTGATAAGTGAGGACCAAGGAATGGAAGATGAAGGTAAAAAACTTATACTTGATACCGTTAAAGGGTTTCAAACACTTTCCAACTTAGTTGATAAAATATCAAATATCCAAGACATCAGCGATGAGACACACGAATTCGGTGTTTCAATTGAAATAAACGACATTTCAGAAGAAGAATTGTTAAGTGCTTGTGGTGGGTCTAACTTAGAAGAGTCACAGAAAAAATTAATGCAAGGTTTACACTTGGATTTAGAGGAAAAGGGTCTTGGTCAGAATTTCGACATTGATGTTGACATATCTGGTAACGAAGGAGTAATGGATTTAAAAATAAACATAGTATCTGAAGATACAGAAAAATTAGGAACAGAAATGTCAGAAAATACAAACGAACCAATGGAAGGTAACGCATTCGTTGCCGCATTAAGTAAAGCAAGAGAAGCTGGTGAAGATACATTCACAGTTGATGGGGAAACTCATAACGTTGAAGAGTGTTGGAAACAATTAGAAGAGGAAGAAATGATGGGTGACGAAGAATCCATTGAAGAAAAGGAAGAATGTAACGAGTGTCAAGGACCCGTTAATGAAGATTTCGATATGTCAGCAATTGCAGACGCAGAATCTCACTTCCAATCATTAGTTGGACAAGGGACCGAAGAAACCGATATGGCTGAAGGTAATCATGAAGGTGGTCACGATGAAGTTTGTGAAGAATGTGGTTCAGGTTTAATGAGTGAAGGTGAATGTATGGAATGTGGTTACAATGGTATGAACGAATCAAAACAACCTAAGTCATTTAAATTAACTGAAAGTAAACTTGTTGATATGATTTCTAAAATTGTAATGGAAAGTATTCCAGGTTTAGATGCGGTTAAGACGGCACACAGTCAAGATAAAGGAACAAAAGAATATTTAAGTTCAGTTGATAAGAAATTAAAAGATTATTTATCTTTTGATGGTAACGATAATCCCGAATTTCCAAAACAAATCGGAAAAGGTGAAAAAGTGGCATCAAAAAACACTGAAGAAGAAAACGAATTTGTTGAAGATAATAGAGGTGGTGGAATGCAACATTTAGAATATGATGAAAAACCATCTACAGAATTTGTTGAAAGATTAAAGAAATCTTTATCAGGAGATTCAACTACAGGTAACAAACAAGACGGTGACGATGTTGCCAATGTTACCCCAAGTGATTTAGGTAAAGAAATGGTTAAACAAATAGAAAGAAAACATAAGAAAGATGAAAAGGCTCCAATGTATGTAAAGGACCCGGCACCTGTACAAAATGTAAAATCAACTGAAGCTAAAACTATCAGTGAAGGTGAAGAAAAAACAAAATCTGAAATTCTTGCTGAAATGAAAAGAATGAAAGATATGTTATCATACAACGAGAAAACTCAATAAAACCTTTTTTTTATTTCTTTTTATCTGTATATTACTAAAATATTAGAGATATGGAAAACAGAAAGGGATATATTGAATTTTTAACTTCAGAAAGTTACAAAAATCAAGCAGAAATATGGTACAAAGCTTATAATATAACTCGGGAAAAAACCGAGTTATATTATGACTTTTTGGTTTCACTACTAAACATAATAGAGGAAACTTATTTAGGTCCTGACGTACTTAAAGATACTGAGGACATCCAAAATCACTTCACATGGTGTTTCGAAAAGGTAACATCAAACTTCAAAAAAGAAAAAATCCACATTAAAAATCAAGGAAATCACTATGAGTACTTATGGTTGTTTTTCCATGAGGCGTTTTATCTATCTGAAACAGAAGATAATATGAACCTAATACGTGAATACTTTTATAAATTGTTCGATTATAACTACACAAAGTCCCGTGCTGAGTTAGATATGTTGACTGACCTTTATAAATTATTCGAACAAAACTTGAAAAAGTAAAAAAAATCTCGTATATTGGTATTAAAAACAGGAATAAAATTATGGAAACATTAAAAAAAATTAAAGACCTGGTTGAAAAAATGTCAGTAGATACCCATAAAGTTTATGAAAAAGGTAATCGAAGTGCATCAATAAGAGCCAGAAAATACGCACAAGAAATCAAACAATTGATTGGTACGTATAGAAGGGATATTTTAGAAGAAATTAAAAAACATGATACAAAAAATTGAGTTATACATTTTCATTCTAAGTGTAATCTTCTCCATACGTTTCGTTGTGGAATTCATATCAAAACTTAGAGAAGACAATCCGACACCTATGCAGGTGGATAAACAAAATCAAACATTCTTATATTTGGCAACGTCCTATATAATAACCTATTTGATTATAAACATATTTTAATAAAAACACAACGTGTACGAAATTATAAAATCATTAAGACCTTATTTCTTTTCATTAAGAGAAATTGAAGGTAACGTCAGTTTAGATATTAAGTTACCATTGAATTGGAAATACGAAAATATTGTTAAACCTTACCGTTCAATTAAAACTAAAGTACAAGATAAGAACGAGAAATTTAGTTTATTATCAATCATATCGAACGCAACTGAGGAAGGTTATAAAGTGGTTACCGCATGTGCTGTGGAAATTATAAAAATCAACAAAGACGAAGAAGATAAAGAGAAACTTTTCCAAGAGAAGGTAAAGGAATTACAACAGTTATTCCAAAAAGAATCTTTAGATAAATTAAAAGACATATCATTTATACAAGATGAGCAATTCGAAGATACAACAGGGGTTAGATTGGCTGACGAAGGAGATGGAGAAGGACAAGAAGGAGATATTGACGAGCAAAGTGAAATTGATTGAGGAAATTAAATCAATTGACAAAGAGAAAATGTTCGAGTCTAAACCAAAAGAAAAACTATCAACAATAAATAAAATACTAATTACATTAGGATGGAAAAAAAAGGTGAAATATTAAATCAATTAGCTTTGATTTCAGATTTATTGGAAAAGATTAATTTAACCTCGATGGGTAGCACCGTGGTGATTGAATTAAACAAAGTTGAATTTGAAAAAATTTATAAATTGATAACCAGTAAGGTGAATATTGCAAGTAAAGACGTGAACTCTAAATTCTCCCTAAGAATTGGAGAAATTGATTTTGTTTTTAATAAGAATAATGTCTAAACAGTTCGGTTCTTTTAAAACCTTTAGTTTCTAACATATTGTATAGTAACTTTCTTTGATGAGTGGTAATGTCTTTTACAAAAAAGAAATTACCTCTTTTCTTTTTTAATAGGTCCTCTTTAATCAAGTCAAATAACCTCAACGCATCCGTAATATTCTTATTACCGAACATTCTAAAGTTATCCTCAATCTGAAGAAGTATCTTATTATTTAATGTGAATATTTGTGAAATGTCTTCAACCGACAATAGAATATCCAATAGTTCATGATATCTAATTTTTGATTTGGTATCAAAGTCATATATCAATTCCTCTTCCCAATACGGAATAATTTCTTTTATTCTCTGTTCACCATCGTTGATTACGTTAAGTTCGATATTCCTACCCAATTCATCTTTACCGTACGTTTTTACGGCCCATCTATTATTTGGATAAATCAATGCCAATTCGTAATTTTGGGGTGTTCTCTGTTTACCCGAATTAGTTTTAACATATCGTGGTTTTCTCTCGGACCTAAGTTCATACCAAACCTCTTGTATTGTTGACCTCTTCGCAGATTTATGTATCAAACGTTTCCTCTTCTTATTACAGAATAATACGATGAAATATTTGTAGTTTATCATACGAATTGTCTAATCAGAGAATAAATCCCATATAAGGAAAGGATTGCAACTCCTATTAATAAGATTACCACCGTTTTATCGGTTTTTTGTAATTCTTTACGAACGTAATCTTCCTGTTGTTTCTTTTTACATTTTGTACATGCCATAATAAAATATATACATTTAATTTGTTTTTTTCAATTATTTAACTTATATTTTTACTATAACTAACAATTTAAAACAATGATATCATACATCGGAGGTAAAGCAAGAATTGGTAAGTGGATTGTTCCATTTATCCCAAATGACATTGAAACATACGTAGAGGGATTCTCAGGTATGTTTTGGGTATTTTTTAATATGGACTTATCAAAGTTCCCTAATTTAAAAACGGTGGTCTATAATGACTACAATCGTCTTAACGCCAACCTAATGAAATGGGCGAAACAATACGACGTTTTATGGGACGAATTGGCAAAGTACCCATGTCAACAATTAGGTGTAGAAGACACACCACCAGAGTATTCTGTAATGTTCAGAGAATATCAAAAAGAAGTCTTTAATCCCGATTTGGTTATTACAGAAGAAAATAGTTTAGACATTGCAGGTAAATACGTTTATGTGTTAACACAAGTATTCTCAGGGTCAAAACCTGAAACCGCGGCATACACTGACTATAAGGGAAAATATCGTTGTAAAGTTCTTATCTTTATGGATAAATTAAAAAATCCTAAATTTAGAGAACATTTCGATAAGTTAACATTTGTAGAAAACAAAGATTTTTGTGACGTTGTAAAACAATATGACTCACCAACAACATATTTCTACATGGACCCACCGTATTGGAAAACTGAAAATTATTATTCTAATCATGATTTCGATGTTAATGACCACATCAGATTATCGGAATGTATTAAAGGTATCCAAGGTAAGTTTAGTTTATCTTACTATGTGTTCCCTAAGTTGGAAGAATGGTTCCCTAAAGACGAATATAGATGGGAACAAAAAGACTTCGCTAAGGCGGCAGCAGCAAGGAAAGACGGTAAACAGAACTTGGGAACCGAACTCCTAATAATGAACTACTAGTTCATATTTATTTAAAAAAAATCATGAAAAAAAGTTGGTACGTGGTAAAAGTATTACCAGGAAAAGAAAGGTCACTTAGTGAACAATTTAATAAAGACATCGAACAGGGTCGAATTAAAGATATCATAAGATTTATATGCCCAACTGAAAAAAATCTAATTGTTGTTAGAAACAAAAAGGTGTTAAGGGAAAAAGTTTTATATAGTGGTTACCTTTATTTCGAATCAGATAGAGAATTGACTAACGATGATTTAAAAGTAATCGCAGCGTTCCCTAATCTAATGGGAATGAGAGGAGATAGAACACCGATACTCTTAAAAGAGACGGATGTTAGACGTATCCTTAAAGACGATACTTTAGATACCCATATTGAATCTAAGAAATTAAAATATAAAGTTGGTGACAACGTAAACATCATTGAAGGACCATTCAACACCTTCAATGGTGTGATTTCAGAATTAATTGGTGATAATAAAGTCGATGTTGAGGTAAAAATATTTGGAAGGAATACAATAGTTTCATTAACTTTGTCCCAAATAGAAAAACCCTAATGAATCCTGAGATTTTAATTTACATTAATAAAGTAAAAGATTACCTTAAAAAGAATGATGAGGCTTACTCATATTTTTTAGGGGAAATGGATTACGATTTATTTTTTGAGAGACTTTCAATATTTGCAGAAAAAAATTACGAAAGTAAAGGTGATGCAACTTTATCAAAGGAACAGTTCGAAGAAATAAAAACAACACCCCCAAAACCAAAAACAAGTAAGTACAAGGAAAATGGTATCTTTATGGAGATACCAAATTTTGGTACAATTTGTTTGAATTAACTTTTAATTACTAATAATTTTATTTATATTTTACTATGAGTCGAAAATTTCCAGTGGATGTGAGTTTGTATGATAGTGTTTATGGAAATGATTTTCCCGATAACCAATACTACTTAATATTATTTGATAATATACCATCAAAGTTCAGCAACAAAAACGTTTATGACAAATCCGTAAAACAGTTTCTAATTGAAAATGGTTTTATTGAGGACTGTAAGGTGGAAACTACAAGAAGAAATGATGATAACATATTTGAGTCGTTATTAATACACCATGAAAAGAATATCGTTATCAGGTACCAATCAGGTGGAAACAAAAAAAGTGATTTAATTACCTTAGATTTTCTTTACAATCTACTTCTTGGTGAATTGGAAACCCAAATTAACTTAGAGGAGATTTTTAAGTTCAAAAGAGAAAAGAAAAAATCAAACATCCAACTTGTTAAATCGGACATGGGTCATATGGACACCGAAGAATATGATTTGGAATGTGGTGAACTTAATGTATCATTAAACTATGGTGAAGAGTTTGGAAAAATCCATGACATCATTGTTAAGAGATTAAACACCCCGAATGATAAAGGTATTATCTTATTACATGGGGACCCAGGTACAGGTAAAACCTCATATTTGAAATACCTTACAAAACATATCAAAGACAAAGATATTTTGTTCATACCACCATCGATGGCAGAAATGTTATCAGAACCTTCAATTATTCCATTTCTTATGGAGAAAAAAAATAGTATATTGATTATTGAAGACGCTGAAAGAGTAATTGCAGATAGAGAAGGAAACGGTTCACCTGCAGGAGTTTCAAATATTCTTAATTTAACTGACGGTATTTTGGGTGATTGTTTAAACATTCAAGTTATAGCAACCTTCAACATGAAAAGAGAAAGAATTGACCAAGCATTACTTCGTAAAGGTAGATTAATTGCTGAACATAAATTTGAGGCATTATCAGTTGACGAAACAAATAAATTATTAAAACATCTCAAAAAAGATGTTGTATCCGAAAAAGGTTTAACCTTAGCCGATATATATAATATTGACTCCGATGTAGTCAGAATAACAAAACAAACAAAAAAAATAGGATTTTAATGAGAACATTAACAACAGAAGAATTAACGGAAAAATTAAATAACGGTGATAAGGTAATGGTGGACTTCTTCGCCACTTGGTGTGGACCATGTAAAGCGTTGATACCAGTTTTAGAATCAATCTCAAATGACTTCGACGGTGTCGAGATTGTTAAGATGGATGTTGACCAAAACATGACCTTAGCTCAGGAGTTGGGAATTAGAAGTGTACCAACAGTAATTCTTTTCGAAGGTAAAAAAGAAATTAGTAGAACCACAGGTGCAAACGGTAAGGGATACTACGAAAAAATAATCACAGAATCGTTCAATTTGTAATATGGGGATAAAGGTTATCGTTTTTAGTCTTAACGGATGTGGACATTGTCATAATTTAAAAATTAGATTAGATGAATTGAAGATTCCGTATCAAGACATTGAAATAAATAAGAATCGTACAATATGGGACCAAGTGGTATCACAAACCGGACATAACGTTTTACCAACTATTTTTATACAAAAAGATGAAGATGGAAATGGACCAATTTACATACCCGGTAAGGATTTTTTTGAAACCGAACAGGCTGTTACAATCATCAACGAACATTTATTAAAGGATTAGTACTTAAAAAAGAGAGGTTTTACCTCTCTTTTTTATTTATATCGAAAAAATGTTCAGATTAAATATAAAAGAAAGGAAATAAAAGTATTTATGTAAAAGACTTTACTTTCTAAATGGCATTACAACAAATAAATTGGACACAGATTGATACTCAGAACATACCATCAGGTTCTACAGTAACTCTCGCAAGTGCGGAATTTCCGTTTGAAGCGGTATACGCCAAGAATTTCGGGATATCTGGTTCATTAATAGTGACGGGTAGTATAGAAACAACAGAGGATGTTGTTATTGGGGGTAATTTAACCGTAAAGGGGACAACAACCGCCATCCAATCTAACGTAGTTACAATAGGGGATAATATACTTGAATTAAATGGAACATCGGCAGCTTTCGGTGGTTTATTAATAAAAGACCCAACCGCACCAAACACAATATCAGGTTCTTTAATATGGGATTCCGTTAATGATATATGGATTGCGGGACCTTTAGGTAGTGAAGAACGTGTTATTTTACAAAGTGACCTTGATGCCGTTAGTAGTATTTGGCAAGAAACAGGTTCATTCTACGCAACATCACATGACCTACAAGTTACCGGTTCACTTAGAATTAAGGGGGATTTAATTGTCGAAGGTCAAACAACATTAGTACAAAAATTAAATCCAAATTCCGAATCGTTAATAGTGTCAGGGGCAATGAGTATAGTGAAAAATGAGATAAACAATCAAATAGTTTCGGCATCATTATCAATACAAAATCTTGGTACGTTATCAGATAGAAACAGTATGGCAATATTAGACTGTGGGGATGGGTTCTTCTAAATAAAAATAAAGTATTTATATTAAACAAGTAAAAACAAAAATATGGCACAAATAATTAAACACAGGAGAGGTTCGATTGCATCCTTAAAAGGAACTACAGCTAGAAATGGTGAACTTATCATCGCTTCGGGTTCTATTTCTGATTTAAGTGGACCATTTGTATTCATCGGTTCACCAAATAGTGGTGATGAAGGTGTTGCTGGAGCATTTAGAACGGTATCTAAAATCTACCAAGGTACAAGTGACCCAACAATCGTTGCGGGTACTTATGGTTCAGTATTAGATGGTACACCATTCTACGCGACCGGAAACAAATCATTATACATCTTAAATAATGACGGTGCAGGTGGGAACACAAAAATTAACTTAACAGGTAACATTGAGGGTAACACTATTAGTGGTGTGACAATCAATAACTTGACAGGTTCAAACGCATATATTACCAACATATCGGGTTCCTTCACAGGAAATGGTGCAGGTTTATATAGTATTCCTGCAAGTGGTATTACCGGTTTAGAATTAAATCAAATTGGTGATGGTACTGCAACTGCCTCTATTTCACAAGCAAATGGTTTACGAATTAATACTAATACAGAAATCACAGGGGCATTAATTGTTAGTGGAAATATCACAGGTTCAAATATGTACCTATCAGGTAATGCAACTATCGATGGTAACATCACTTTGGGTGGTAACATTACAGTTGGTGATGCCGATACTGACACCGTTAAATTCGGTGCTGAAATTAGTTCATCTGTTGTGCCGGATGTGAACAATTCATTTGACTTAGGGTCTTCTTCAAAATATTGGAGAGATATCTTTGTTAGTGGTACTGCATATGTTGACACATTACAAGCCAACCAAGTAAACTTCTCTGACTTAGGAATCTTAAATGATTTATACGTTAGTGGTAGTACATACTTAGGTGCGGGTGGAGATATCACAGTTATTAGTGGTTCAGTTTATAATGACCAATTAACAACTGACCGTGTGGTTATTGTTGGTTCACAAGGATTATTAGAAGATGATGCTAACTTTACTTTTGATGGTTCTAAATTACAAGTAGGTGTTGGTTCATTTGAGGTTGACACCGATGGAGATATTAGGACTTCAGGTTCATTACTTGTCACAAGTACTTCTCAACTTAAAGGTGCGGTTGGAATGAATTCAACATTAGACGTAACAGGTTCTGCAACTCTAAAATCTACCTTAGAAGTTAAAGGAGCAACAGGATTAAATTCAACATTAGACGTAACAGGTTCTGCAACTCTAAAATCTACCTTAGAAGTTAAAGGAGCCACAGGTTTAAATTCAACATTGAATGTAACAGGTTCGGTAACTTTAAAAGATACGTTAGATGTTACAAGTACAACAACAATAGGTGGTTTAACAACAATTAATAACGATGCTATTATTAATGGTGTTCTAACCGTAACTGGAAACACACAATTAGGTGGTAACTTATATGTGTCAGGAACATTAGAAGTTTTAGGTTCTACAACTGAAGTACATATCCAATCACAAACAATCGAATTAGATGACAATATCATTAGATTAAATGCTTACTCACCATTCGAAAGATATGCTGGATTTGAAGTAATTGATTCAGGTTCAACAGGTGTTTCGGCATCTATGGTATGGGATTCAACAAATGACTATTGGATGTTCGTTTCTTCAAGTTCACAATCAAGTAAATTGATTGGAACAACTGCAGGAACATACGGTTCTGAAGTTAGTTTAACAAGTGGAACATTCCCAATTGCAACATCAACCAATACAATCGGTGATAGTTTATTAAAATATTCAGGTACAACATTATCTTACAACACAAATAAATTTACAATCGATTCTGGTACGGGTGATACAACAATCACAGGTAACTTAACATTGTCATATTCAGGTGGTACGGATAATGGAACTAAAACATCTATGATTACGTTCAGAAATTCAAATAATGTGTTAGGATTCGTTTCAACAACAGAAACAACCGATGTACTTGATGGAATTTTAGGTTATCGTAATTCAGACGGTCAACTTAAGTTCTCAACTGTCATTGATGGTGGTTCATACTAAGAGATAATTTATTATTATAAGGGAGGTCTAAAAAACCTCCCTTTTTTGTTTATTTAATCCAAAGTTTTATGTATTTATAGTTATAACCTAAATAGGTTAATTAACCGTGGTATATACCACAATACATTGAGAGAACATATATATGGCACAAATAGTAAAACTGCGTAGGAGTAGTGTATCCGGTCAAAAACCCACTAACACCAATTTACAATTAGGAGAATTAGCATTAAACACTACCGATGGTAAAGTTTATATGGCTAAGTCGGGTTCATTAGGACCTTCTGTCGAAGAATTAATCTCAACAAACACGGTTAATACAGGTTCAATTTCATTAAGCGGTAGTATTACACTTGAAGGTAATAAAATAGTTACTGGTAGTCTGTACACTAGTGGTTCAAATAAATTAATTGGTAACACTCAACTTACAGGTTCTTTAACTGTTTCGGGTTCAACAACACAAATTGGTAATAACACGTTATTTGGAACAACATTATTGTCAGGTTCAATCACGATATCTGGTTCCAAAAGTACAACAATACCTACTGTTAAAATATATGGTGATATTGAACAAGATGGTTATACAAAATACCTACCTGTCAACACAAACTTAGATACCATTAAATCTGGTTCATATATCTTCGTGTCAGGTTCAACTGATGATTTATATTTTGCACAAAATGGTAAAGGTTATAGTAACGTAACTCGTTTACGTTGGTTGGAAGGTAATCTTTATACTGGTTTATTAAATGGTGGTATTATTACCGCAACACCTGGTGGTACAACATTTAATGTTGCGGCTGGTAGTGGTATTGTTGTTAATCTTAATGCAAGTTTAACTGACAATCCATACCCGACAATAAAATATGTTAATTGGAACACTTTCACAGGACAAACCTTAACATATAGAACGACACATATTCAAACATTTATCGGTATTAACGATAATGGTGAAATAATACAACAAATAGGGGCATTTAACGACGGTCAATATAATACAACGATTAGTTTAGGAACAGTTTTACACCAAAACCAATCAACAGTTAACGCGTCAATTACTTACCCTAATATGGCGTATGGTTACAAACAAAGAACATACGACTTTATTAAAGCATTTGGTCCATTAAAGTTAAGTGGTTTAGAAATTATGCCAACGGGCACTTTGGGGTTAAATGTTGGTTCAGGAACCGCTTGGGCAGATGGTCGAAACTATCAAGTTGACCCAAATAACCCAAGCTATATTACCGATTCGGGAACGGCGGTGTCAAAAATATTTAGGTATTATCAAGTATCAGGAACAACATTTGTTCAAGATACAAATAATGCATCGGGTTATACGTCATTAGATGTTACACATTATAATAATAATGGTACGTTAACAACTGTCCCCGGTAATAATGGGAATAATTATGAGTGGACAGTTCAAAGAGTATTTTGGTACCCAAATTCGGCAACAAAAGGTATTGTTGTTTATTATGGTAACAGAACTTATACCTCAGCAACTGAAGCGGCGGCTAACGTTCAATATGAACCGTTCGTTGAAGTTGAAAATACAAAACAAAATGCGGTTTACTTAGGTGCCATTGCGGTTAGAAAAGATGCGGATTGGGCCAATACAAATACATTTTTAGTTTTACCTGGCGGTGTGTTCCGTAATGTCGGCGGTTCAGGTGGTGGTGGTACAGTGCCAACCGCTAGATTAACTGATTTAACAGATGTTGATGTTGCTGGTGCAACGAATGGGGATATTATATCATATAATACAACATCAAATAAATGGGAACATGGTAAACAATTAACCGGTAGTTACCAAATTACTGGGTCATTAGATATCACTGATTCATTATTAATTGGTACAGGTAGTTTAGATAATATTTCACCAGAAAAGTTACACGTTGAAAATAGTGGTAGTTATAATATTGCTCGATTTGATGGGTATCATTATTCATATGCACAAATTAATTTACAAAATCACAATAGTGGGTCAAGTGCAAGTTCCGACTTTGTAATCACAGCAGATAACGGTACAGAAAATATTCATTATGTTGATTTAGGTATCAACTCATCAACATATAATGCAGGGTATGTTGGATACGAAAATGATGCGTACCTTTTAAATGCCGGTAAGGATTTATATGTTGGTACCGTAGGTGGTAGTGGACACCCATCCAATTTAAATTTATTTGCACAGAATTCATGGGAAAATCCACAAATTATTATTAGTGGTTCCAAACAAATTAGTTTTAACACGGGTTCAGTTTCAAATGATTATCAATATGAATTTAGTGGTAGTATCAAAGCAGACCATGATTTAAATGTTGTTGGTGATATTACAGGTTCAAATATATCAGGTTCATTTATTGGTGACGGTTCAAGATTGTATAACATACCAATGAGTGGTGTTACCGGAATCGAATTAAATAAAATTGTTAGTGGTAGTGTTAGTGCATCAATCTCACCTGATAATGGTTTACAGATTAACACAGATGTTTACATCGATGGTACATTAACAGCAAAAGAATTACATATCGATTATGTAACGTCTTCAGTTTTATTTCAATCGGGGTCCACTAAATTTGGTGATACTTCTGATGATAATCATAATTTTACTGGTAGTGTTTATATAGATGGTAATTTAAACGTGAATTCAATTACGGGGTCTATTGACTTTAGTAATTTAACGAATGTACCAACTTTAGTTTCAGGTTCTTCACAGATATCTTACACTGGAATTACTAATGTACCTAATGGAATAGTTTCAGGCTCTTCACAAATTTTAGATGGTTCAGGGATTTGGTCAGGTTCGGCTCAATTACCTAATGGGGTTGTTTCGGGGTCTTCACAAATTTCTTATACGGGAATTACCGATGTCCCAAATGGTATCGTTTCAAGTTCACAACAAGTAATTGATTTAGGATTTACAACCACAGATTCATTTGAATCTTTCACGTCATCGTACACAAGTGCATCGTCATCATTCGATACAAGGATTGATTCGATATATGGCTCTGTTACAGGTTTAACGGAGAACTTTAATTCTCACACGTCTTCGTACATGAGTTTTACGTCGTCGTTCGAAAGTTATACCTCATCGTATAATAATTTCACATCAAGTGTTGTCTTAGCAAGTCAAACATCTTCAATGACGGTTCTAAGTTCATCATACGCACTTACCGCCTCATACGCATTAAATGGTGGAGGTGGTGGAACCGAAGGTAGAACTGCAAAGTTAGACCAAACATTGGCATCATCTACTTGGACATTTGGTCACAATTTAGGTGAGAAATATCCGGCAATTGAAATATTTGACAATAATGACTATGTCGTTATACCAACAAGTATACAAGCCATTGATGACAACACATTAACTATAATATTCTCATCTCCTGTTTCAGGGGTTGCAACTGCCACTGTTGGTGGTGGAATTCCATTTATAAGTGGTAGTTACAACGGTAGAGTTTTAGCCGTTAATGACGGAGGACCGATGTGGAAAGATGGGATGGTTAGTGGTTCATTACAAATTGAAGAATTTGGATTCTCAACAACAGGTTCCAATAGTTTTGTTGGTAATCAAACCGTAACTGGTAGTCTTACTGTTCGTAATGCAAAATTAGACGCAACATGTGTAACTGTATCAACAGGAACAACCATTTTCGATTTAAGTGATTTCGATGGTGCTACTTTCGATTACGTTGTTAAAAATGGTGGTAACATGAGAGCAGGTACAATTGTAAGTGTTTGGGATGGTGCGGTATCAAGTTATAATGAAACGTCAACTTTAGATTTGGGAGACACGTCAAATATAACTTTTGAAGTATCGGGAACAGGAGAATTAAACACGGTAATTGCCGGCGGAACATGGACCGTCCAAGTCTTATATAGGGCGTTGGGTTGTACTTCATAAAATATACTTAATTATTTAAAACATAATCGTTTGTTTTGGTATTTATTGTTAACACATTAGTGGACAGTGAAACTAATCAAATATGGCAAACGAATTTAAAATTAAGAACGGACTCGTTGTATCCGGCTCTGCAGAAATTGAAAACAACTTAACCGTTCGTGGAACAATCACGGCGGACGAATACCACATATCGGTAGTATCATCTTCGGTACTTTATGAAAGTGGGTCCACAAGATTCGGCGATTCATTGGATGATTCACATGAATTTACGGGTTCATTAAACGTAACCGGTTCAATATTACTTAACGGAACAACTGTAGGTACAGGAAAGTTAGATGAAACAACATTCAACTCTTTCACTGCGTCTTATGTTTCTGATTCGGGTTCATTCGAATCTCGTGTCGGTGATTTGGAATCATTTAGTTCGTCACTTGATAACTCTTTCCTTTCTGAAACGGAATTCCAAACCTACTCAGGTTCAATTAACACCTTCACTTCATCTATTGATGGAAGAGTAGATAATTTAGAAACTGAAAGTGGAAGTATTCGTTCCAATTTTAACACATTCACATCGTCATATACTAATGTGTCCACATCATTAGATTCAAGATTAGATTCTTTAGAGACCCTTAGTGGTTCATTTACGGGGTCATTCTCAGGTTCTTTTAAAGGTGATGGTACAAACTTGTTTAACATCCCTGCAAGTGGTGTTACAGGTCTTAATTTAACACAAATAGCTGACGGTTCAGTAACCGCATCAGTTTCAAATACAAATGGTTTACGAGTTAATAGTAAAACTGAGATTACCGGTTCATTAATTGTGACCAACGGTATCACGGGGTCTATTGATTTTACAAATATCACAAACAAACCAACATTAGTTTCTGGTTCATCACAAATTGATATCACGGGAACGACAGGGTATTCCACATTCAGTTCAAGTATTGACACGAGTATTGGTGGATTATCTTCATCAGTTGCCACAACAACAAGTAATTTAAGTAGTTCAATTGGTTCTGTTAGTTCATCTATCAGTTCATCGATTGGAAGTTTATCATCATCTGTTGCGACAACAACTGACAACATTGAAGATAGAGTTGGTAATCTTGAAGTTAGTACGGGTTCTTTAAACTCGTTCACATCATCTATTAGTACAACAATTAAAACTAAATTAAATACTGAAGGTGTTATATCGGGGTCAGTTCAAGTAACCATTTCTGATACGACGGGTTATTCTACTTTTAGCTCATCAATATCTTCAAGTATTAGTGACATTATTGTTGATAATTTAGGTCAAGATGATAGATTGGATTCACTTGAAACAAGTAGTGGGTCGTTGAATTCATTTACATCGTCAATTAACACGACAATTAAAACTAAGTTGAACACTGAAAATGTTGTTTCAGGTTCATCTCAAATAATTTTATCAGGAACAACGGGATTTAGTGTTGTATCTGCATCGTTAAGTTCGCTAAGTTCATCAATATCAATCACAAACTTTAATCAAGACGGAAGATTAAATTCAATCGAAACAAGTACAGGTTCACTTAATTCTTTTACTTCTTCAATCAATACTACAATTAAAGATAAATTAAATGCTGAAGGAGTTATCTCAGGTTCATCTCAAATTAGTTTGGGGATGGTAAATGGGTATTCAACTTTTAGTAGTTCAATTGCTAATACTGATTTTTTACAAGACGGTCGATTAACTTCAATCGAAAATAAAACAGGTAGTTATGCGACGACTGGTTCAAATGTATTTGTCGGAGCACAAACAATTAGTGGTAGTGTTATAATTCGCGAGAACTTAACAGTTTTAGGTTCATCGTCAATTACATATACAACATCATCTCAATTAAGAGTTGAAGATAACGTTATTACTGTAAACACATCTAACCCCGCTGAGAGATTTGGTGGGTTACAAGTTTATGATTCAGGTTCCGTTGGTGAAGCGACAGGTTCACTATTATGGGATAGTCAGAAAAATAGATGGGTTTACCAACAATCAAGTGAATCAACTTATGGTGGTGGAGTATTAATGTCCGGCCCTCGTAGTTCAGGTTCGTTAGGTGATGAGTTAACATTAACTAGTGGTAAGATTGCCAGGTCAGCAGGTGGTGACCACCTTAATGACTCCATCATCACGGAATACAGTGGAGTGGCAATTGGTGTTAGCGGTAGTTTAATCGTTACAGGTTCGATTTTATCTACAGTTACACCTTTAGTATCGGGGTCAGAACAAATATCTTTTAATGGTATCACAAACAAACCAACATTAGTGTCAGGTTCATCTCAAGTGTCATTTAATAGTATAAGTGATGTACCATCAGGTATTGTTAGTGGTAGTTCACAGGTATTAAGTGAAAGTGGTGTATGGTCAGGTTCGGCACAATTACCGGCGGGGACCGTATCAGGTTCTTCACAGATATTATTTGGTTCAATAAGTGGTGTTCCATCAGGATTAGTATCGGGTTCCTCACAAGTTTTAAGTGGTACTGGAATATGGTCAGGTTCGGCACAATTACCGGCTGGAACCGTATCAGGTTCTTCACAAGTTCTCAATGGAACAACAATTCATTCGGGGTCATTCTTTAATGGAATTACTGTCGTTTCAGGTTCATCACAAATCACATTCGGAGGTTTAACGGGTGTACCGTCAGGAATAGTATCAGGTTCTTCTCAAGTATCATTTGGTGGAATAACAGGGGTACCGTCAGGATTGGTATCGGGTTCTTCTCAAGTTTTATTAAGTAGTGGTATTTGGTCAGGGTCGGCACAATTACCGGCGGGGACCGTGTCAGGTTCTTCACAGGTATTAGGTGGTACGGGAATATGGTCAGGGTCGGCACAATTACCGGCGGGTACAGTATCAGGTTCTTCCCAAATTTCATATAGTGGATTAACAGGAACACCATCAGGAATAGTATCCGGTTCGTCACAAATCACATATGGTTCATTAACCGGAGTACCTTCAGGTATTGTTAGTGGTAGTTCACAAGTGATTGCATTATTACCTATTGGTACTGTTTCAGGTTCCTCACAAGTATTGGCTGGAACAACAATACATTCTGGCTCATTCTTTAATGGTATTAGTGTTGTTTCTGGTTCATCACAAATATCTTATGGTGGAATTACAGGAGTACCATCAGGATTGGTATCTGGTTCGTCACAAATATCTTATGGTAGTATTACAGGTGTTCCGTCAGGATTAGTATCTGGTTCGTCACAAATTACACTATCAAGTACAACGGGATTCGGTTCGTATTTGAATCAAGCAGTGTTAACAACATCCACACCAACATTCTCAACCGTAACCGCAACAACATTTACAGGTGCGTTAACTGGTAATGCGTCGACATCTACTAGCACCTCTAACATTGGTGGTGCGACGTGGGCACCATCGACAAATATACTTTTAGGTCAATCGGCAAACAATCAAGAATGGTCATTCGATATAACGAGAAATGGTTTTACGGGTGGTTATTGGCACGTGTGGGATAGTGCTAACTCTACAATGTTAAAAGTCGATGCGGTTAGTGGAAAAGTTTCCGCCCCTTATAATTTTGTTGGTACTTTAGAAGGTAATATAACAGGGACGGCATCAAACATTACCGCATATACAATCAATCAAAGTGTTGGAACAAGTAATTCGCCAACATTTGCAGGGTTAACAGTTAACGGTACGGTAATAGCTAGTCAAAGTGGTTTCCAAAGTGCAACATACTCTGCGGGTCGAAATCGTATTTGGAGCTTCGGTAATGCGGATGCTTACGGTCTTTCCTATTTCCAAGGGTCAGGTGGTTATGGTGGTTCTACCGATATGATTGGTTTTCACTTTGGAACTGCCAGTGTCGCTGCGTCTAAATTTACATTTGTTAGTGATGGTCGATTTATAACATCTGGAGATATATTACCATCATCAAATAACTCATATAATTTAGGTTCCGCTTCTTTAGGTTGGGCAAACGTTTATACGAATGACTTACATTTAAGTAATATGAATAAACCTGAAGGAAATGATATTGATGGAACAAGTGGTACGTGGACAATCCAAGAGGGTGCTGAGAATTTATATATAATAAACAATAGAAACGGTAAGAAGTTTAAAATAAGTTTAGAAGAAATACTATAAAAATAAGAAATAAATCATTACATTTAACATATGCCAATAGTATTAAAAAATAATAAAGTTATTAGTTCAAACGACATCACCAATAACGGTGTATTTGACAGTAAAGTTAATAGAGATGGTTTAGTACTATATTATGATGCTGCAGATGTTAACTCCACTGGTGGAGGAGGCTCAACTTGGTATGATTTAAGTGGTAATGGATATAACGGAACGTTAACGAACGGAGCATCATTCACTTCCACGAATGGGGGTAGTGTATTATTTGATGGTTCGAATGATTATGTTGAAACTAACAGTAGTACAATAATCCCAAATGGATTATCACCGTTCACAATTGAGGTTTTGTACACAATGACGGCAACGGGAGGTGGTGCCTTATTTGTAAATTACGGACCAGGTTACACTAGTGGAACAATATGGTTTTCAGGTCAATATGGTATATATCTAAATGGTGGTGTCTATGCTGCCGGTAACCCATTAGGTACAGGTACAAGACATATGGTTTCGACTCGAAATTCGGATGGGTTTACAACCACTTACGTAAATGGTGCGGTGTCAACTACAGGTATGTTAACGGCCTCAATAAGTAACAGTCAAAATTATAGAATAGGTACTGACGTTAACGGAACGGCAGAACCATTCGCGGGTCACTTATACTTAATTAGAGTATATAATAGGGAATTAAATCCATACGAAATTGCTGAAAATTTTCAAGCAAATAGAGGTAGGGTCGGTTTATAAAAAAAAATATGGGAATAATATTAGGTGGTAACACATTATCGGGTAACTTTAACAATTCAGGAGAATCACAAAACACACCAAATGTAGTAACAAATGGTTTAGTGTTATGGTTAGATGCGGGAAATAGTGTGTCATTTAAAAATTCTTCAGACTACTACGATTGTGGATATGGATGTCAATACTATTCGTCAAATCCTGGATGCACTAATTGTAATACCCAATGGAAAGATATTTCCGGTTATGGAAATGATTGGAGTAAAGTTGGAACATATAATAGTACACACTTTACATATAATAGTCAATCACAATCAAGGTCGGCATCTTCAGATTGGGCTACCACATCAGAAAGAACAATTGATACGTGGTTTTATCCGGTATCTGGTGGAATTAATACAGGGTGTTGTGAAACTATTTTCGGACAATACTGGTTTAGATTTTTTATGATTGGTCAAAATATATATACGATGATTGGATTTGCAACAGGTGGAACGTATACTTACCAACATCCGGCATATACAATATCTTACGACACTTGGCATCATGTTGTTGGAATTAGAAGAGGTAACGACTACATTATATGGATTGACGGTGTTGAAATGTACAATAGCACATTTGGAAGTGGACTTTCACTATACGACCCAACAGGTACTTATTATATTAGTAATAATTCACATAGTAATGTTAGAATTGCAAGTGCAAAAATATATAACAGGGGATTAACTAACGAAGAGATAGTACAAAATTTTAACGCTGGAAGACAAAGATTTGGAGTATGATAAATTTTAAAATAATAGAAATTCCCGAAGAGGATATTAACCCTAACGACCCAAACTGTATAATAAACGCATTTCCATTTATGGTGGAAGACGATAATGGAGCAAGATGGTTTGGTGCACAAACACGTGAAGAATGTGAAAACTATATAACATTACATTTAAATAATCAATAATGCCGGTATATTTTAAGAAAAAAGGGTTATTACCCACAGATAGTTTAACATGGGCAACAGGTTCAGGTGGATTTACAGGTTATGGTCAAAATGGAAACACTGGTGAAAATGAAAGAGTAATCACAACTGACCCCTTTGGGAACCAATCAGTTGTTTGGGAAACTAGAGCATCTGGAGATGGAAATGCCGATGGAGGGTGGAATTCAGATTCCATCTCAATTGATAGAACAAAACTTTATAGATTTTCAGTTTGGGTTAGAAGAACAAGTTCCACAGGTGGTGGTACATTCTATTTAGGTACTGACGGAGGTGGAGAATGTCCATATGCGTTAGGTACAAGTTCGGCAATGTGTAACCCATATTGGCATTGTGGGAGCCCCGGAAGTTTAACACAAAATCAATGGTACTTAGTTGTCGGACATATTTTCCCAAATTCATACACAAGTACAACTCCACATCCCGATACTGGTTTTTGGACAACAGCAGGAAGTAAAGTTTTTGGAATCAATCAATGTAACATAAGTGGTGGTGACCTTAAATGGGGGGCAAGTTCAACAAGTACATACCATAGAACCTATCACTATTATTGCGGTGACAATACAACAAGATTACAATTTTGGAATCCAAGAATCGATATATGTGACGGGACCCAACCAACAATAAGTGGGTTATTAACAAATCAATTAAATAAATTAGATTCCACAACTGTTACAGTTGAAGGTGCATCGTTTAAGCATCAAAAAATTGTTGCAACAGGTGGTGTTATCACAAATATTGGTGAATGGAGAATTCATCGTTTTAATAGTTCAGGAACATTTACTCTTTCATCTTACGCCGGTGACTCTGTCATGGTTGACTACCTATTAGTAGGTGGTGGTGGAGGAGGTGGAATGGATATGGGTGGTGGAGGAGGCGGTGGAGGCGTTGTTAACGGTTCCATGGTTTTAGGTCCGGGTTCATATACCATTACTGTTGGTGGTGGAGGTGCGGGTGCACCTGCAGCGAACACAAATGGTCAGCCAGGTGGACACCAATATACGGTGTCTGCGGTTGCGGGTTCCAACACAACGGCTTTAGGGTTAACAGCCTACGGAGGTGGTTATGGAGGTAGTTCATATTTCGGATACACACCAAACTATGGTTACGGTGGTTCAGGTGCAAATGGTGGTGGTGCAAGTGGATATAGTGACGGTAACACCGGTAGAGGTGGTTCAGGAACACAAGGATACAATGGTGGAGGTGCCGGTGGACAATACTACTCAGGTGGTGGTGGAGGTGCCGGTGGTAATGGTGTTTCAGGAACGGCACGTGCCGATGGTGGTATCGGTAAAAAAGTGACAATATTAGGTCGACCATTCTATTGGGGCGGTGGCGGTGGAGGTGCGGCATATTCACTAAGTAACGGAGGTTACGGTGGAAAAGGTGGTGGCGGTGGAGGAGCCCTCGGAGTCACAACCCCAAGTGGAGATGAATCAATTATGTGGGGAATACCTGGAACAAACGGTTCACCAAACAGTTGGGCCAACGTACCTGGTGGTAATGGTGGAACAAATACAGGTGGAGGAGGTGGTGGAGGTTCACACTACAACTCAAATAATAAAGGTGGAGATGGCGGTTCAGGAATCGTTGTTATTAGATACAAATATAAATAATATGGCACATTTTGCGGAAATCGATGAGAATAATGTCGTCCTAAGAGTGTTGGTTGTTGATAATGAACAAGAACATAGGGGACAAGAATTTTTATCCGAAGATTTAGGTTTAGGTGGGACATGGATACAAACATCATATAACGGTAACTTTAGAAAAATGTTTGCGGGTGTCGGGTTCATATACAATGAAGAATTAGATATATTCCTACCACCAAAACCATTCGAATCTTGGGTGTTAAACACAGAATTAGGACAATGGGATTCTCCCGTTGAAAGACCGACTCACGTTGTGGGAACGTCACAGA